GAGCTTCTTGCTCAGCGAGTAGGGCCTCTTTCTCAGCAGCAAGGGCTTCTTCCTGGTTTGCAGGTTCCTCTTCGAGGGGAAGAGCTTCTTCAGGCGCAGCTCCACTTTCGTCCCCAAAAATTGAGCCAAACAGGTCCTGATCTTCCTCAGGGTTGTAAGTCGTTGCCGAGGAAGAGTCAGCCGGTCCACCACTCTCTTTCTTATCATCTAATTCAACACGGAAGTGTCGCTCTATCCATTCTTTCTTCGGCGTGAAACCAGACTGAATAAGAAGGGAGACATCTGACATAGTCATTGTCGATTCCTCAATTCGGAACTCCCGAGTAAGAACGGGAGCAGCGACGTCAGTTCCGAAGTTCAGGTCAACGATCCATCGAATGAGTGTTTGCGTGAGATTCTGCGAAATGATCTCAGAAAGTTCTGACGCCTTCACGACTCGGACAACATTCGCAACCTGGGAGGAAGCACGGGAACCAGCCTCAGCTTGCCCCGCTTCGTTCTCTCCGCAAATCAACACGCTGATTTCTTTGTCGATGTAGTCAATCAGGTTCTTGAACACATCGGGACTTCCGGACGGCGTTACGAACTCTAACTCGTAACCCTCCGGGAGGATCATTGCCGTCTCCTGGCTCAAGTTGGAAAGATGGTCGTACAACGTGTCGATTTCTTTCGTACTTGCGCTCAAAGGGGCTTTCGCAACGGCTGTTGGCGTGGCGTAGCGGTCGCCGTAAAGCACGTAGGACTCAATCGCCCTGCGACGGAACTTGACGAGCGGGTACAAGATTCGGCCCAAGGATGAACCGTAAGGGTCGCCATTGTGAGAAACCCAATACCGATTGACAATGAATTTGCGCGTCGGAAGCTCAACACCTTCGAACATTCGGTTGAACGTCAGGCAGCGCATTGTGAAACCCGTCTGAGCATCTTCCTTTTCTTGGAAAACGAAACGACGTTGATCACGCATCCGTACATCGAACGGAATAACGCCTCTTTTCGTTTTCTTCCACATCACTTCTCCAACGGAGAACCCTGTGATGATTGCTTCCGCAAGTCCCTTATAAATATCATCAAGAGGAATTTCTTCAAGCACTTCGCTTACGAAATCCCTTACAGCTACGTCGCCGGGTTTGTCACTATATTGCTCAACGTACCACGGACGGGAGGTAATTTCTTGAACAAGTTTGGCAAAACAGCCCTGAACTTGCTCGTCGTAAAGAAGGCGCTGGTATACAACTAGCGCACGGTTCCCGCCTTTTTGAATGAGAAGATCATCGTTAGGCCTGACAATCGTATTACCTTGACCAGTGAACGGGCTGCTAGACCCGAACATGTAGATCGAAGATAGATTATAGGGGTCAGAAGTGTAACGAGCTACCTCTCCCGATGGCACTGGGGCTGTCTTAAATCTCTGAGCCATCCAATCCTCTGGTAGTTCTAGTCCTTATGTCAAGTTTTACCCTCGAGGCAGCTCGGGGAAATTTTGCGAGATATAATTTTCAAGTTTAGCCAGGATTCTCGAGTATTCGTCGTAGATCTTCTCGCTTGATGTTTGGCTCATGTAGTGCCTACAAGCTGAGATTAGCCGGTAGATGTCTTTTTCTTGTAGAGAGTACATCAGTTTGCCAGAGTAAATTGCATCGGTGGCTGGGGAACTCCGTTTACGGCGTACTGGATGAAAACGTGGTACACCCCGTCATCGCCCTGTGATTTCCAGTCCCCTGTTACGCTCAGGTCAGATAACCCTGAAACGTTTGCAGAAATTGATGCCTGCAGTTCAGAGTTGATTTGACCCGGATCCAGGACGTTCAGAACCTGATCTGCTATCCCGTAGTTTGCTCTCATAACCCGCTCGTAGTAACGGGTTTCAACTACGCTCCGAATTTGCTGCGTTATCAAAGCGTAGTCTACACTTGTCGCTAAATTCCCGTTGACGATGGTCAAAGGGTAAGCCAATCCTCGAATACTCGCTGCTAAAGGCTCGGTTACGCTCATCGGTATCTACGGGAAATTTCAAATTCCAGGTTGTTCAACCTTCTGCGAATTTCTTCGGATGGAAGGGAACTCTCAATGACTTTGTTCACCTCTTGCCGCATTCCGGTGTGGCTCAAGGATCGATAGTAGGAAGGATCAACCAGATCCTCTTCTTGTTTTACGCCGGAAAGAAGGGAGAGGCAAAGGGTTTCAACTGAAACCCCTTGCTCTCTGGCCCTTAGTTCAAGCTGTAGTAGAAGAGAGTCAGGAATCAGTAACGTTAATTCCTTGTTCATTATGACTCTCATTTAGTTTAGAAACCGGTGTTGTTAGTTCCCAGTCCTTGAGCGTTCAGCTCGTTCTGCATTTGACCAACGGCAACGCGGATCAGATCGATCTGAATTCTTTCCAGAGTCGGGACAGGAGTCACAAACACCTTGGCGTTAACGATTCCGTTCTCGAGTGAGGCAGGAGGGTTGATTCGAGCATCACAGATAACCTGGAAAGCGTCGCTTGGGCGAGCGCCGAACAGAGCACCACGAGAGTACAGCTGGTTCAGAACGCTATTGCCAACCGAAATGATCTGGTTGAACGCCACACCGAATCCGTCGATAACGTTGAAGATCTGGCTATCGAAGGCATTTCTCAGCGAACCGTAAACAACGTTCAGAATGACGCGAGTGTTTACGAACTGGTACAGACGCTGTTGAGCGTCAGCAGTGTTAACGCGAGTTCTTCCGCCCCAGACAAACACTGCGCTGGTTGGGTAACCAGGCAGGGTACGGATTGCGTTGCAACCGTCAGGGTTGAGAAGGTTTTGCTGAGCCGAGTTGATCGGAATCTGAGCTGCCACTGCGTCGGCAAGTTGATACTTGACACCAGCAGGCGGGAACTGATATCCCTCAGCGCGGTAACGACGCAGAGCAATTCCGGTCACGTAAGGTGAAGGGGGAATCCACTGACCCGAAGCGTTCTCGATGTAAGGACCGTAGTAAGCAATGAAACCGAAAGGTTGGAAGTACCTTTGGCTATCGTTGTACAGACGGTTGACATTGTCAACGCCAGCCTCAATGAACTCAGCCTGGGGAACACCGTTGAACCCAACGCCACGGATCGCATCGCTGATGATTTCGGTGGAGGTGATTGGGTCAAAGCGCCAGAGAGCACTCGGAGGAGTTGCCTCAGGGGTGAAGTTCAGACCAACTTGTGAGCCGTAGCAAGGTTGACCAGCAACACTCAAGTCGCCACCAGCAGGGATAACCACCCAGTCGTAAGCGGTTCCGTTGTAAGTCACGGCGATCCGATCACCAACTGCAACCTCAGTTACTCCATCAGGGCCAACGGCACCAGCAGGAGCCACAGTAACGTTGAAGTAAACCCCGACGAGTTTAGCAACAGCAGTTTGAATGTCAACCCCAGTGTCTGACACGGCGAGGCCGGTCGAAGTAACGTAGGGAGTCGCAGTGTCCAGGACACCTAACGTGGCAGAGGTAGCGGCCTCGTAGTCACCGCCTTCAATCGGATCGATTGAAGGAACCAGGAATGCTTGTGAAGCAAAGTTCTGGTCAACGGTTGGGGTGCAGTACCAGTTCTCAAGAGTTGTGGAAGGAGAGCCGGGGGCCGAAAGAGTAAGCTCAGGCAGCCAACCTGCAGTAGAATTCTCACCGAAAGGTGAAATCAAACCAACACCAAGAGCGGTCAAGCTATTGTTGAAGAAGATCGAGACTTCAGGGTTGCTCGCGGCAGGAGTAGGAGCTGCAGTTGCAACAGCTGCTTCTGAAGCGATCAGGCCGCTATTCAGACCGTACTTCCGAGCACGAACAAACGGGATAACCGACAGTTCAGCCAGAGTGGCCGAAGTTGCCTCACCGCCAAGAACCTTCGTGTAGAAGATTGTGGGGCTAGAGACAAGAGAGATTGTTCCGCTCGGAATCGTTACGAAAGAAGAAGCCGTATAAGCGGTCAAGCTCTCAGCCAGGCAGAAGGTGTCTGCGTCGATCACCTGGACGTAGTAAAGAGCCTCAGAAACTTTAGTGGTTGCGCGGAAGAGGTTTACTCCGGCGTCGGTCTTCACCGGCTGAGTGAAGTACAGTTTCTGACCATTCGTCAAGCCGTGAGCGACACAAGTAACCCGAGCCGTGCCAGTGTAAGCTCCTGTTGAACCAGCCACGGAAGCGTCGGGGTCCAGGATTGTACGGGATACGAAGTTCAGACGGTAGTTAGCGGTAGCATCCTGAAGGCTAGCAGGAAGGTGCAGTGTGTTGACATACTGAGCGGCCCCAGTAATGTTCTGCAGGAGGTTTGAAGTCTGACCGTTAATTGTCTGAGGCAGGCTGTAGAAAGGAACAACGTAAGTAAGATCAATGCTTCCTGTGGTGCTGGGGAACGCAATTGCGTTGGCCGGGTTAGTCACAAACTGGGAACCACCACCTGCAACGACTTCACTCAGAACGGAGACGGCGTTGGGGGCATCAAGCGCAAAGAAAACGTAGTTATCCGAGTAATCACCCGACACTGCGGCGTTGTAAGGAGGTGCAACTACGAAAATTGTGCCGTCTTCCGCTAGACCTTCACCGTTAAAGGCTGTTAAGATAGCACCCGTAGCATTGCTATAGGTGACTTCTTGAATCTGGTAGGAAACGGGCCAATAGTTAGCAGAGTCTAGCTGAAGCCGCTTTAGGTCAGTTGGTTCAATCGCGTTCGTGGAGTTGTACTTAGCCGAATCTAGCAGGCCAACTTTCTCACCAGCGGCCACAGGAGTTGCACTCCGAGACTGAGAGATAGCGGTTTCTGCCGTGGGAGAAGCAATCAGAGCTTGGTAGGTGAGCTTGTCGTAAGTGACATCGGTGCCAACCCACTCGTACATGGCATTGTCTACCAGGTACTTGTTTCCGGTTACCAGGTCAGCGGCAGGCTCGTGAGGTGTGAATGCGCTGTACTTGTTGATGTCGGTCACAAGGAAAGGACCGGGATCGGCAAGAGCCAACCACTTGTAGTTGTTGTTGGCGCAATGATCGGCGGCAGCAGCTCCGACAGCAGAACGGCCATCAGCATCAAACTGAGCGTACGCAGTTGGAGTGATCAGGTAGCCTTGATCTTGCTGACCATCGAAAGCGGTCTCGATGCACTGAATGTAATCCTGGGGAACTCGCTCCAGGTTCTGCTGTTGGCCAACGATGTTCTGAATGTCATAAACATTCTGCATCATGACGTACTGAGCACCGACTGGCAGAACCAGCGGAACAACGCTCACGTTAGCGTCAAACGTAGCGGCAGCAATGCTTACGAAGGCATTCTCAGAGTTTGAGAGGGGGTCGATCGAAGTGACCAGACCGAAATCACGAACGTAGACGGAGCTACGAACACTCGGGTTGCTCTCAATCGCCTCTGCGATCGCAATTGCGATAGCCGAAGAAATTCTGCGGTTGTTAACTTCGTCGCCAGGGATGTAGTCTACGGGAATTGTAACCGGAACACCCAGCCATTCGCCATCGGCGGTGTAACCTGTGGATCCATCACCTGCTACGAGGCGGTTTCCGTTGATTACAAGTTGTGCGTAAACAACATCTCCAGCCTCGAAGTTCGAGGGAAGACCTGCGTTGCTCTGCTTGGTTCCGTTAGGAAGAATCTCAATCTCTACGATCTGATCAGGAGTGCCAACGCGAACAACGCGTAGATCACCAATCTGAGCATTCTGGAAAAACTCGTTAACGCAGTTGTAGCTCAGCAAGGGAATCCGGGCCTCAGGAACGCTTCCACCAACGAGGGCGAAATAGTCGTTCAGCGAAGTGATCGGAGTAGGTGTGTTATAAGGGAAAACTGTAACCGGCACTGTTTCTTCGGTTTCCACCAGCATGTAAACAGTGCTAAAATTAGCAACGTCAGCGTTTGCGACAACACCGGCACGCTCATTGATGTATACACCAGGAGCTCCGGGGGTTGTTCCACCGCCAAGAGAAAATGTGGCCATGTTTTTAAGAGGGTGTTCCTTCTTTCCCTTCAGCAGTGCAGGCAAGGATGACTCCTACGTGGTCTCCGTAGAGCTGCTGTTGAGACACAAAAGTGTACTAACTTTTACCCTATTGAATACCAGTAATCGCAGGCAAACTATCAAATGATAACCCGTTGAGAGACTCTCGCAAGACAACGCCTTGCAGAGTATATTTGTTCAACGACGAAACATACTCAGACTCTGAGTCAAACGGAAAGATCTCGTCTGCCTGTGCCCCTTCAACGGTTCCAGACACAAAAGAAGCTTGTTGCAAACTTCCGGAAGGACTCTCAGGATTGGGTAGAAGGAGTTGAGCACCAATCGGGGGAAGTTCAGTAACGTCCCACTGAGGATTCAACTCAAGCACCGCCCGGTACTCAAGAGAATTGGTGTAGTACTGGTACCCGAGTTTCCTCCAGGTGAACTGGGGCTGGAAGGGCAGAGTAATCATTTTCAGACCATCTTACGGGAACGAGCCAAAAGACGAGCGCCAATCGATGTTCCACGATTCAGTTCAAAGCCTTCTTCTTCGGCCACTTTCTTAGCAGCAGCTTCAAGAACGGCGGGGCTGGTTGGAACGAAAATATCTTCTTCTTGAGTGCGACTCTGCAGTTTCGTGCGAACGTCGGTCTCAATCTGCTCTTTTTCTACAGCAGGTGCGGCTGGAACTGGCTCTTCTGTCAGCATTTGAACTTCAATCTTCGCGGGTTCCGGTTGTGCCTCTGCTTTCACCTCTTCAGCTTGCTCGTAAGCCTCGTTGACTTGCGGAGTCGAAGGGTCGTCGGCGGTGAAAGTTCCGTCTTCGTTGTGAGCTCTTTTTCTAGCCATGATTAACGTTTTTGTGTGAGAATGTTTTTCCAAGCGATCGGAACAATCTGCTTGAGAGACTTATCCGGAACACCCATCCACGGCCTCGCAGCCATCTTTGAAGTTCCGAACTGGTGATATACGCCATACGGGGCGGCCTTCACCTCGAAGCCTTCTCCTTTCGGTAAAATCTGGGCTTCGTTTTGCATGAACCCTGTTGCCCGTAGAATCGGTTGGCCAGGGTATTTGCGAAGTTTCGCAATCGCGTATTTTGGTGTAAGGGAAGCCCAAGGTCTTCCCGTAGTGGGATCAGATTCCTGACGCCAAGGAACGGCATGATCTTTCAAGAGAATGGGTGCCCACTCTTTCTGGGTAGGCTTCCACCAGTCTAGGTTAAACTGAAGGAAACCGCCCTTCTTAACTTGAAAACTGATCATCTTTGCCTTGAGCTCTTTTTGATCGCTTGCTCTTGCTTTTCCGCAAAATCTTCAACAATGTTGATCATTGCAAGAATTTTGCTCATCGGTTGTTTCTCTAACCAGTCTACAGTGCTATCCCAACGTTGTTTGCACAAGTGGAAAGAAACCTCAAGCCAGTTTTCGACCGTTAAGACTTTCTCGTTGATGATCTCTTCCCCAATCCACTTGAAGACTTTTTCTGTTTGAGGAAGGGTGAAATACGCTAAGTCGTCTTGGTTCTGTATAAGCCGAGAGATCAAAGGGACCATCCCGGTTTCTTTGTTTCGAAGGAGTTGCGCAAAATAAAAGTCTTTCGGGCAAAGCTCTCGAACGTGAAGGGAAACACCCTTACCGAAACTTAGCAGATACGTGAAATCTTCAAGGTCTTCAACGATTAGTTTGGGTCGGCGTCTTCCTCATCGGATCCGCTTGCCTTGGCAACGAGGTCGCTGAGTTTCTTGAAGTCCCTTACGCCGAGGTCAAGAATTTCGTCGTAAGTGATCTTGTCGGAGCCTACAATCAGGCGCTCGATGATCTTCATACCTCGCTCAACATCACCGGCTTTGCCAAGTTCTTTCTCCATATACAGGAGATCGCGGCCAGTCATTTCGCGGATTTGAATATCTCGACCGTCTGAAATCTTGGTAGAGAATGTTTCGAGCTGCTTTTGTTTTTTGTCCGCTGCCGGAGTTGGTTGTCCAGCATCTGTTGAAATGGTTCGCATAGTAATTGCTAAGTGAATCTGTCAAGTTTTACCCTCGCGTCAACAAGCTGCTTTTCAATCGACTCGGAACCCTCGCCAGGCGGCAGGGACAAGTAAATTTCCTGAGCAGTTTTCCAACTCTGTTTTGCGCCTTCAAGATCTTCCAGCTTCAGTCGATCCTCGATATCGCATATCCACATGAAGACTATCTCTTTTCGAAAGTAAGGGTCAATTGGAAGGGGTAACGGCGTCATAGGGCGCGAGAGATCGTGAATGCTTGTTGAGGAGAAAAGTACTCGGAGTTGTAAGCGCAATGGACCGAGGAGGGAATTTCTCGTCCCTTTTTATCATAGGGTGTGACCAGATAGTAAACTCCAGCAATACCAACCATGGTTTCCAGTGAAGCTGATGCGACACGTGACTTGCGTGACTTTTTCATTTGATGAGACCTTTCTTGATTGCGTTGAAACGAGTTGTCAGTTTATCGATGGCCCCGATCTCACTCAGCTCTTTCATCGAGTACTCCAAGCCAGATGGCTCTTTGTCGCCGCCAGGGTTGGAAGGAGTGACAGTCTTTTCCTTTGGCGACTTACGAATCCGATTGTCGATTGCAACACTGGAGAAGTAAGCTCGTGACAGCGGCAGTTCGGGGATACCAACCGCAGAATGAAACAGGGACCAAGTGTACATGTGAGCGATTTGAAACAGAACAGCAAACTGCTCTGCATAACGGTCTGGTGTCATAAACCAGATCTCGTCATGAATACTGAGGATAAACCGTGCCGGAATCTTGTATTCTTCGGTGAGCCAGTGGATGGAGGTAAGGAAGATCGACAAAATTTCCGCGCCGGAGGATTGAATTGTCCAGTTCACCCGCCCGGTTTTGAAGTCGTCGCCCACGGCAGCCGGACGCATCGCAGTCGAGATCTTGGTGCCCAGGCAAGGGAGCTGGGGCACACGAGTTCGCATTGCGATCTCTTCCATATAGTTGAAGCAACCAGAGTCGGATCCGCCTTCATAGAGCCCAGAGCGGTGTTTACCCTTCTTGCCCTCCAGAATGCGGTAGGCAAAGTTCTTCACCTCTGTAGGCGACTTTTCAGGGTACTTGCGGCGAATGTAAGTCTGCACAGCACGAACACCAGCTCCGTACAGGACAGCGAAACCGGCGATCTTGGCTGTGTCCCGATCCACTCCCGCCAGCTTGGCGAGGGCGCTGTGGGGGTCCGTGCCTGCCTCTTTCGAGCCGCTCAGGACGTTGTAGCCAAAGGGTGAACAACCGACGTGGCCGCCTTCCCACTTGTCGCTGTAGATCGAGGCGATCTGCATTTCTTGACCGTCAAAGTCTGCACCAACAATCTTCCAACCGTCTGGAGCTTTGACTCGCGTTTTAAGTTCAGTGCCGATGCGCCAGTTTTTGGTGGAGCACATCGTAACCATCAGCGATTCCACGGTTCTGCGAGTAACTGTGCCGTGGCAAAGAATCTCCGGCAGAGTGACCAGAGAGTCCTCGCCGTAAGGATTGTTGGCACGCAGGAAGATGCGGTCCATAACACGCTTTCGCACGGAAGTCCAGTAGGACACGGAGTTGGCAATCTCGAGTGCGCGTTTCGCCTCGGGAAGATCGCTGCTGAGGCGACCAACAGCCATATCTTCGACGAAATCTTTACTCAACACACCACCAACGTTGTCGCCATTGCCTTTCGGGTGTGGAATCTTCGTCAGATTACCGTCTTCGTCGTGGTAGCACCACCCGTCATTCTTGGTGAAGATCATCGGGCTACCTTCGTACTTGAGCTTCAGCATCAGGTGAGCCAGGTTGGATTTCACACCGATATGCTGATTCTCGTCCTTGATGAAAGGGCGAACCCAGTTTGGGATGTGAGCATACTTGCCTTTCGCAGACTTGACCTCCCAATCGAGTTGTGAAACCCACGGATCTTTGCGCACCCACTGCTGAGCCTTGATGGGATCGTTGAGGTAGAGAACGCGCCAGTCTTCGTAAGTTTTCCACACCAGATCCTTGCAGATCTGCGTCATTTCATCGTTGTATTCTTTGTAAACACGCTCAACATCCTCAATCCACTCGGACCAGTTGTCGACGAGCGGAATGATCGAACCGTTCAGATGATAGTGACCGCAGAGAGCAACCATCGAAGGAGTGCTATCCAGGTACTTTGGCCACAGCGCCTGAAAGAGTTCAGCAGTGTAGTAAGCATCCTTCAGGGCGTAATCAAGAGCTTCGGTCAGAACTTGACGAATCTGCGAGAGATGAGTCGCATCTACGAAGATATCACGAACTTTTTTATCCACTGCCCCCAGTTCTTTTACGTCCTCACCGAAATACTTTCGGACGGCAGCAACGTGAAAGTTGTAACATTGCACAAGGCTGTTCGTAGCGCCTTTGTCAAGCCACTTCGGGGCATAACGCAGTTTGCGCTTCTCGTCAGGGGTCAGACTCTCCGGGTCTTTTCCTGCGAGAACGTACAGCCAGCGTTGACCACTGGCCAATCCTGACACACCGATGTGAGCGGATAGCGTGTCGAAGTAAAAGTTTTCGGGCGCAGTCTGATCAAGAGTGTAACCCTCGCGAGCACGAACACGGTCGTAGCTGATGTTGTGACCAGGAATGAAGCGATTGGTTCCGATTGGAATCAGCTCATGTTGATCCCACTGGCTTTCAGGGATGGTCGGATCAATCAGTTCAGAAGCTAGCCAAACATATGCAGCTTTCGCGCTCAGGGCGGTGCCGATGATCGGAAACGCACCGCCGTGTACGTAAGTCTCGGTATCGAACGTGAACGCTTCCTCTTCAGGGAAGTCCACCTTCTCGATGTACCAACCCCCGGCAGCAACATTCTCAACCCACTCGTACCGAGTCCAGCCGGATTCAAACCGGAACTCTTCAGGCGGCGGCAGAGGGGGAAGTTTGCACCGAGAGAATTGATCACCGAGCTCTTTGTAGCGGCCAACTTGGTCGCTGGCGATCTTTTCGAAATGATCGCGCAAAAAATCACCCTTCAAGTCTGGAAGCGGCAGAGGGCCATCATACAGACCTGCAGGGTGATCTACAGGAACAGAAATATCAAATTCTTTCAGCAGGTTTTCTGCTTTCTGAATGGACAGACGAGACATTTTCTGTGGCTTTTCTGTGCCAAAGATTTTGTCGTGCAGGTCGTCTGACAGAACGGGGTATCCAAGTTGTGTTTTCTTCACGGACGTTAGGTTTTTCATGGTTTAGTATAGCGGAGCGCAACCGCTGTAAATCAAGCGAAGACGTATAGGTCCAGGTTATCGATCGGAGCCGGCCCAAGTGTACCGGAAAAGAATCCCGGCACAATTCCACGAACTTTGGCGTAGTCGGGTTTGGCGCTCCCTACAAAACCTTGAAAGTTGGATGGCCTGATAGGGAACCACCTGTACAGGGGCGTACCATCTTCCTGGTAACCATACACGCCAGGCTGACCCATAAAAGGTGAACCGTGGACCCAAATACCTGCCGGATCTGGCGAACGTGTGTAGTAATTCGCACTGTTGTTTGTCCAACCTCTGTATTGAGGAGCCAGGATGTTACCTAGGAGCTCGGTATCAATAGATCCGGCGTCGTACTCGGCGACGGCTTTTGCCATCTGAACAGCACGGGGATTCATACACTTTCATCACAATTGAACAATTTTACCCTAGAACACACAGTCCCAGCAGAGCTTACCTGGTTCCTCGTCATAAAGCCCAAGATTTCTTGCCTCGTTGATTGAATCGAGAGTTTCCCGATCATTCTTGAGACGGCGATGCAACCGCAAACGCCAGAGGACGTACTCCCTCGCATTGCGTTCGGAGGGATCTTCGAGGTACTTCTGATATTTCGTTTCGACCGTCTGAACGATACCGATACCAACTTTTTCAATAAGGTGGTCAACTTTCTGAAGAGCTCTTGCCATTAGTTTGTCGAGTTGAAGGAGAACATTTTGAGCTCAAAGTTGCGAACACCGGAGCTTTCGTAAACGATATCTTTGTTCTTCTTGTAAATCTCGTAGGCGTCGAACACCGAAGAGAAGTGAAGCGGGCGGTCAGCGGGGCTGCTTCGCCAAAGGAGCATTTCCTGGAGGGACAGCGGAACGTCGATATCCCACTGCTCGTCTCGCGAAGAGTACAGGAGGGGGAGGGCGTCATTCCGCCACCAGTCGCAGATCTGGGGGCTGTATTCATCCCAAGCCAAAGGGTCCGTCAGGTGGGTGTCGCAAGTTTCGCGAATCCAGTTCACGTACTGGCGACCACGCTCAACAACAAGTTTGGCACTCGCCGGAACTTCTTCGAGGAAGTAAGCTTCCTCGTCACCACGAACGACCCGCTCAATAACCGAGGGGAACAAGAAGGACTCGGAGATAAGGCGGAAGTCCTCAGCACCTTCACTAACCAAGCGCAGAACAACCTCAAGGATCGACATAGTAGTCGCAATCTGAAGCTCTTCACCCGAAGCAGCAACTTTTGGTTTCTCGTTCGACAAACCTTTTCGCAGGAGGCTCAACTCACGCTCAAGGCGACGAACCTCTCGACCCATTTCTCTCTCGAGTTTGTTCTTGTAAATCTCTGATTGTGTGATCAAGTTGTCAAACTTGGTGTCAAGTTTTTCCAACTCGGCGTCAAAGTGCTCAACGGAAACTTTCAAGTTAGAAAGCTTCTTCTTGAGGGAAGTGACTGAGGAGCGGATTGAATTGGTTGCGTAAAGTAGGTTGTCAGCAGTCATCAGATTGGGCGAATCGTTGCTCTTAGTTGGTCAGTGTTGACGTCGATGACCTCAACGTTAAACGAGTATAGGCTCTCAGGGTCGCTGAGTAAGTGAAAACTTCCCTCGAAGCGGTCACCATCTCGAGAACGCAAGTAAAAGTTACCAGGCGTGGGTGGCGAGCAGAGTGCAATGTCGCCTGCGAATTCAGGGTTGGATTCTTCAATCGCCGTGACAAGCCTCTGGTAGATTGCAGAAGCCGCTGCCATCTCACTGTCGTTTGAAAACTGCGCTCTGAGTTCGCCTTCAATCGCTTCCAGACTTGCCGCGATCCCCGTGTCAAGAACAATCTCGAAAGTTTCGCCTTCTCCCTGAGTCAGGAAACAAACTTCCTCCGAGTCAAAGTTGCATTCCTCCGGGTTATCAAATGCTTGAAAACCATGCTCCAGAAGCTCGTAAAAGGTTTCTTTGATTGTTTCAGCGTCAGGGCCACCCAAATAGTTGGCGATGGCGTGAAAAATTCGGGGGTTGGCGAGCAAACGCGCCACCGGGTAAATCAGCTGTTGTTCGTCCATTACAGTGCTCCGCCGAAGCAGTATAGCGATCTCGTCGTTTGGTAATCGTTTAACATGGTTTTACCCGGCGCTCACAGTTGAACTTCTTCAAGGTTGGCCACCTTGATTCCTTTCGCCCCAGGGCGACCTTGCTTCACAGTGCTGAGGCTAAGCTCCACCTTCTTCTTGCGTATCGAAACCCAAGGAACAGAGTAAGAGCCTTCACCAAGGTACACAAACTCAGCCTCGGCAGGTAGCCAGAGTTTGCCTTTGCTGGTTGCTTTGCAGAGATCTTCGCCACTCAGCACCAAAGCCTTGAGTTGACCCTCAAGTTTGAAGACACACAGGTACTTCCGCTGAGAAACTTCAGCTTCGCGTTTCGCGAGAGCCACAGGGCCATAGCCCGTGGAGATTGGACCCTTGAAAGTTGCCCCAACCTTCTTCAAGAAGCCATCCTGGGTCATTAAAACCACTTTTTCCTTCGCGTCGACGACCATAGCACCCCTTGGCCCCTTGGCCTGTTCAACCATGCCTTTTTTCAAATCAATCTTGAGAAACCGGGGCTTGGGCGGGGCTGGGGGCCTCTTCTCCCCGGTCCTCGGGCTGACGGCCAGGCTTCCGGCCGGAGGCTCCACCAGGGCGCTCCTGCGGGCCTCTCCGTGGCGTTTGGCGAGCTCAGTGATCTGTGTGTACACCCACTTATGGCGCACCTCTTTGTTCTTTACCAGCTCGTCTAGAGTTTTCAGGCGTTCCTCAAGGGTTTCCTTCTCGGCTTCCAGTTCAGCCTGGTCAAGACCAGTAAGTTGACGAAGGCGCATCTCAAGGATTGCTTCGGCTTGGTCTCGTGTGAACTTGAATGGGCGGTCTACAAGGGCAACGAGTGCCTCTTTCTTTGAGGCTGACTCCTTAATCTTCTTGATGATTGCGTCAATCTTGTCGATGGCCTTGATGAAGCCCATCACGATCTCAAGGCGCTGCTCGGTAAGGTCTAGCTCCTGGGAGAACTTTCGCTCCAGGCGAGCCATTCGCCACGAGAACCATTTCTGACAAATTTCAACTGGGCTGAGCTCAACGGGTCGCGTACCGTCAATAACCAGCGTTTTTGCTGAATAGCGAGTGTCGAGATCGGTGTATGCGTAGAGTTGCTCAACCAGCTGCTCAGTTCCGACATTGGGCTTCGCAACAATCGTGACACGGTCTCCGGAGAGATCAGATTCGTCGATAACTTCTGCGATTCCATCGAGTTTTCCTTTCTCTAGAGCGTCACGAACTTGTTCACCGAGTTTCTCAGGATTGACCCCAGGCGGGAAATTCGTGAATGTAAGTGTGCCACGATCTTTTGCCTTGCCACTTCGTTTCTGTACGCCTGACTCGCACTTAGCGCGGCAGCGAATGTTGCCAGAGCCTGTTTCCTTGTACCTCTTGAGTTCTTCGTCATTGACAATGTCGCAGCCAGTTGGAAAGTCGGGAATTAGGAGTTCGCGTGCTTTCGCCTCCTTCGGGGCTTTGAACTCGCACGCAAGTTTGGTGGCCTCTACAACTGCCCGCAGAGAGTGGGGAGCCAGTTTCGTTGCGAATCCGACGGCAATACCTGTGTCGCCATTTAGCAACACCGAAGGGATCGCAGTGTTAAACCGTTCCGCCTCTTGGCGAGATCCGTCGTAGTTGGGCCTCGTTTCCCAAGTGGCTTTGTCCTGCAGAAGCAATTCAACAGCGGAGGGTCGCAGTTTGCACTCGGTGTAGCGAGCTGCAGCGGGGCCATCAACGGTGCTGCCGAAGTTACCGTGGCCGTCAACCCAAGGGACATTGTTGTTCCAGGTTGTAGCCATATTGACCAGAGTGCCGTAGCAATCGCCGTGCGGGTGGTAGTAACCCATCGCAAGGCCAGTTACGCGGGCGCACTTCACATAACGTTTGTCGGGCATCAACCCTTCCTCAAACATCGTCTGAAGAACGCGGCGCTGAGCAGGTTTCAGTCCGTCATACATGTCTGGGATGGCTCGCCCAAGAAGGACGGCCATCGAGTAAGCCATGTAATCCTCCTTCATCTGGGAGGTTAGGTTGGTCGTTGTAAGGTTTTCTGTCATTCGGCTTTGGGCAGAGAGCGAATTCGCTCGATCAGGGTGTCTACAGCGTCCACTGTGCAAAACCGAATCACATCGTCGGTGATCTCAGTTTCGTACGTCAGGTGCGCGTGCTTGCCCTCATTATGGCTCAGGACAGCCACTTCGTAAAGCGCACCCTCACCAACTTCGTATTCAGGGATAACAGAGATTCCGTAACCGTTGTCAAACAATTCTTTATGCTGGAACCCAAGGGGATGGGGGAAGAGTTTAAGATCATGCAATTTCATTGAGAAGCTCCGTGTATTCCTCTTGAGTGGACATGTCCTCGATCTCACCGATTAGTTCCTCGTCGGTGTAACTGCCGATGTAATCCAGTTGGATATCAACGAAGAACCGCTCAAGGTCGCGAGTGGACATTTCGTCCAGGTAGCGTTCAACAAGCCATTGCACGAGAGCGGAACGCTTTTCAGGGGTCAAACCAGTCATCATTAGCAGTAGTAGCGGGGTCAGGCCAGCACGGTTTCAATCACGTTCTCAGAGATGCCGAAGTATTCGCAGATAGCAATCTCTTTCCCCGTCTCGAAGGAGACTTCAAAGGCGATATCTCGAACCTGGTCGAGATTGGTGTATTCTTCGCCATCCACGAGGCAGCCATTCTCGGAGAACATAAGGGCGTAGGTAAGCATAAAGTTAATCAAGCGATAATGTCAAGAACAAGGCGGTCAGCCGAGGTGCCAACGCGGAAACAGCCATCCCAAAGGTAAGCACCCCAGAAGTAGGGATCCTTATCGGAAACATTCTGGAACTCGGCGGTAATCGAGCCGTACTGCTCTTGGCGATCAGCCTCAAACTCCAGGTCACGCAGGTTGCGAACGCCGAAGAACTCTTTCAGATCTTTCAGTTTGCTGAAGTACAGATCGCCGACTTTGAACCCGACGAAACGGTTGGCATCGGTCATGTCCGCACCTTTGCGAACGTATCCGGCTTTGATGACTTGGCCAGCGACAAGGTTGGAAACGGTTTTCTTCATGTAATTACTATAGCGCCTTTTGCCCGTTTTCGAAAGGGGGCAAACCGCCCTATGAGGTACGGTTTCCCGTACCTGCTTGGACTTTACTACGTGAAGAGATATTCTTTCCACTCGGGGACAATACTGCTGTTCAACGTTAGGAGAAAACGACTGAACGGCGCGTGGGGTCTTCTGTTCAAAGGAACTCCCCACTCTTCTGGCGTTCTGTTGTCCTTTACGTTGTTGCAGGTGTAGCAGCACGCTACCATGTTTTCCCAAGTGTCTCCACCTCCTCGCGACTGCGGCAAAACGTGGTCAATCGTAAGGTCACGGTCAGAACCGCAATACTGACAAGTGAAGCTGTCACGCTTCAGAATGAGGTTACGAGAGGGTTTCTTTGCGTTGATGCGCTGAATCGGAAGCCGCACGTATGTGAGCAAACGAATGACTTGCTCGGACAGAATCTGTGCTTTTTCCTTCAGAACGAGCACAATGGCACGTCGCCAGGAGCAGACGTTGAGAGGCTCATAGCTGGCGTTAAGTACGAGAATACTTCTGTCGATGGCTAGAGTAGTAGGCGATGACATAGTTTAACAATCCCCGGTGTAGCAGCCGTCGTAAGGGTCGAAGCCTTGCTCAAGATCCAAGTCCCCTTCCTCCTCGTAGCTAGGATCCGTATCAATCATAACGTGACCCAGGTAAATCACTCCGTTCTCGTAGCTGCACTCGAACTCCTGAAGTTCTGCGGGGAGCCCCAGTATGTGACCCAGGCCCCTTTCCAAGACTTCAGAAAAGTCGGGGTCGCGAATGTCGTCGACGCGAATCGCACCGATGGTGCCGGAATCCACCGAGTATTCATTTCCAAACGAATCCTCGTAAACACCGTCGCCGTAGGCGGTTCCAAACATGAAGAACTTACGACCGTCGGCCAGAATAAACTCGTGCGAGGAGTTGTCGAAAGGAACTAGGCTGCAGACTTCGTCCCATGCGTCGTGCATCACGTAGCACAGATCGCCAATATAGTAACGGACGGGCAGAGTGTTGCTCATTTCGGTTTCGTTCATGTAAGTATTATAGGTCATTTTGCCAGTTCTGCAAAGGGGGTAAACCGCCCTGGTGTGGGCGGGTAACCGCCCTACCCTCAGGCAATAGCCAGCTCAACCCAGTAGCAAGGAGGGTAGCCAGGATTTGTTTCTTTGTGGCTGGTGACAAGACCTTTCTTCACAAGAGACCCGAGAATACCGGCAGTTGAGCGAGTCTCATCAGCCAGCTCGTGGAGCCAACCGCAACCGGGCTCGTCCATGCCTTCCATGATCGCAGACAGGAGAGCGTTTTCTTTAGGGGTGAGGGCGATTTCGTTTTTCATACCTTTATTATGGCTCAAAACGCCACAGAAGTAAAGGGGGTAAACCGTCCTCCTAGGTACGGTTAACCGCCCTGAGCCTCAGCGAGTAGGCGAGTCAGAAGGCGGTCTACCTCCGGCCACTGGTCGCTGGGTCGGTACTTGCGCAGGCGGACCACGTGCGACATCTCAGCTGCCAGGGCCTGGGTCCACAAGGGTTTCCCCAGCCTTTGGCGAAGGTGGGCGCACAGAGGCGCAGGGTCGCCACCTGGGTGTGAGTTAAACAATCGGTGGTAATCGCTGTGCACAGACTGAAGCAGTTTGCCCAAGTCGAGCACGTAGGACTGGAACAAATTCTGCTTAAAGTTTGGGTCGATCAGAACGATGCCCCCGTTATTTTCTACAATGATGTTTTCAAGCGTCAGATCTCCGTGTGAGAACGAGGATGGCAGTGGCTCAATTTCGTCGAGGATTTCGAAAGTTCGACGAACTATATCACTGTCCGCCAGAGCAACGTGCTCTGAGTGAAGACGATCTTTGTAGGAAGCCCAGTCTGCATTTCGCGTTGCTGGAACCGCTGACCACAGAAGGATTTGATCTACAAGCGTGTCAATCAGGCGAGTCGATTCAATCTGCGTGCCGCAGACTCCTTCGACAAACTCAATATCGTACTCGGAACTGGACACGCAAACGGTTTGTGGAAGCCGAATCCCTGGTGCCAAGGTGTACCGCGAGGCAATGCGAAACCAGTCGCACTGCTCAGCGGCATCCTTACACTTCTTTCGTATGAAATCCCCGGAGAAGTCCAGGGTCGCTCCACTACTTCCCTTCACGAACAAGCTCCCGAATCCGAGCGCAATCAGCCTCGTAAGTTAGGTCGCCCCAAGTTACACCCAGGGAAGAAAGCGAGATTGCCTCCCGAGTCTTGGCCATGTTGATCATATCCGTGATTTCAACCTCGCCACGATCACTCTTACGCAGCTCACCAATCGTGTTCAAGTAACCAGCTGGAAAACGCGCGAAGCCGCAGAAGTAACGACCTTCCAGTTGGCCATGGGGTTTTTCAACCACGTAATCTTCAATCACGGTAGCCAGCTGCAGGTTTCGCGGACTCAGTGATTTGTGCAGGTAGGTGAAATAAACTGAATCGTCAAGATCTGAACTCAGCAGAGCTCGTTCTGCAATTGGCATTACCCCTTGATAGTAGTTGTCCCCAAACAATACGGTAAACGGTCCGTCAATCACACCGGCCCACGTTGTAATGGCAGCTCCAGGGCCATACGTGTCTTCACTCTGGAAGCGCACAATCGGGTCACAAATCTTTGATACCTCTTCAAGAACAGGGTGGTAGATTCGTGCGCCATCGGTTTTCACCGCTGAACGTGAAAGCGTCAGATAGATGTTTTCTGCACCGTTTTCGAGAGCGAACTTGGCTGCCAGGTAAGGAAGTGACATCCCGTCAAACTTCTCCTCAAGTTTATTTCGGCCGAACCTAGTGCTACGACCGGCAGCAAGAATGAGTGCGTTCTTCATTGTGCAAACTCTTTGTATTTTGCGGAGAACTGGGCGGGTGTCACCGCTTTGTCGTCAACGTAGTACGCCGCCCACGGTTTTCCAATCTGAATGGAATCGTAAGGCACATCGTATTTAGTGCAGAATTTTTCGATCTCCTCGATAACTTCTTGCCTCACACTTTCGATATTTCCGTTTGAGCGCCCCATTCCACGAGCGGTATGAAGAATAATCGTCCACCCTGCCTCCTTCATTGCTCGCATACCCGTGATAACTTCCATCTTTGGGCGCGAGTTCTCGTAGTCCCTGTTTACCGTGGTGAGGATTGTATCGTCAACGTCGAAGACAATGGTTTTCTTTGGGTCGGGAATCATAGAGAGTCAGGAGCTGTTCTAAACATAGGTCGCGAGAGCTGCAAGTAAAGGGCGGAAAACCGCCCAGTTTCTCACACAGGAATGACTTCTGTCGTCAGAGTTTTCAGGCGAATCTCAGCGTATCGAGAAAGCCACTCGTCCTTCGTCCGTCTGGTCTTAGGTGTTGCCAGCTCAGAGAACTCAGCGCAGATTCGCTCAACCGTCTCGTTGTTGGTTTGAAGTTTCCGTTCCAGGTCTTCGCAAGTGCCACCACCACCGGTGTGTTGCTTTGCCTTGACGCAAACGTTGTCGAACCGTAGAGTTCCCTTCCCGTGCACAGTGTGGTACAGCGACAGGAAGTAATCGTCTTTCATGCTGTACTCCGTGATTCGATCAAACGCTGGGTCGCCAGCGTAGAAACCGAAGGCGTGGCCCATAATGAACTTAAGACCCACGGTGATCTTAGGGTGAAGGAAACCCTTGTTACGCACTGCGTAGAAACCCCAAAGGCCGACATCTCGTCGCCCGCTCATTCGGAACCCTCGTTCAATCAGCTCAGACATATTTTCCACCGAGTTTAGGCGGCTCGGGTGGTCCAGCGGCTTTTGCGTCCCCGTCAGCGGGGCAAGCAGTTCGAGTTCCTCAACGGCGCTAACATCGTCGTCAAATGAAAAAACAGCTGTTCCTTTGTCGTAATAGTTGGAAATGAAGCGACGTTGATTCGTCAATCCTTTCTCACCAACAACAATCTCGTACTGCGGGTTTGAACTTTGATATTTTTCCAACTCCTGGTCGTTGGCCACGAACAAAGTCACTCGGGACAGATCGACGTCGGTTTTTTCAAGATAATTCAGAGTCAGTTTCCGGACGCCGTCCGGACGCCCGTAAGTTGGTATGGCAATCTGGTAGTCAAGCATTGGGAGTAACGTCGGGTTGTCCTTTGATGTTGGTGTTGGAGCAGCGCTCCATCTTTTGAAGCTTCTTGTACTCCTCCCACTCAGGGCTGCACCACATTCCGAGGAAGGAACCGTTCCACTTCGGCTCACCTGTTCCTCGCTCAGGGTGGTTGGTTGTAACCCATTCCATGAAGGATCGTCGGCAAGCTTCACACTCCAGGTCATCCAGGGTGACGATTGCGTCCCGTGAGTAAAACACAAGAACAAGGTTCTCAGCATCCTCGCTCAGCGGAACGAATGGAGTTTGACCGTGAACAAAGCCCTGGTTGTCTCCAATCAGAATGTCACCGTGGCGCATGTGAAAACCAAGGCCAAGTTGAGGCATCACAAAGTCAACGCCATTGTAGGAACCCCGGTCCATACAAACGAGAGCGGCCACAGCGTCCTTTGCGTTCTGACCGTCGTAATGCCAGCAGGTGGGAAAGTTGTAGTTGCAGGTGATTGAGGAGAAGACCGTATCAAACAAACTGTAGCGGGTATCTGCGATATCCTTGTACCTGTTTCGCAGGATTCCCCACTCCCTCGGAAAGAGGTCTTTTGTCAGAGAATCAACTTCCTTGTAGAAAGGTGCGAACGAAGCGAAGTCGTCGTACCGCTCCATCGTTGGGGAAGTTAACCGGGCAAAGGGTGTTCTCCCTGAGCGAGTGATTGTGCCTAGAACGGCTGAGAAAACTTTCTGCCCCCGAGGTTGCTTCGTTACGTAACGTGCTTTCCCTGCGATCGCAGTTGCTTTCCGGTCCTCAGAGGGAGCCCACTCTCGAACCAGCCAATTGTCGAACCACACCAGTTTGGCAGCATTTCTGTTCAAGATGGCCGCCTGTTTCAGTTCAAACGGCGTGCTCTTTTTTCGGACGAGGCTGTCCCACTTTTCAATCTCGTCGAGATCCACTAAACCGTCCGCTTCGACTTTTCCCACAAAGTAGGTTGTTCTGGAAACGCGAGTATCAGCGGCGACGATTGCCCTGGCTTCTTCCAAGTCGGTCACAAGGCCCTTCACAGCCTTACTGAAGAACACTTTCTGACCTTCGGTTAGCCGGATTTCCACGTTCGTGGTGATTTCCGAACCAGCGGCGTTTCCGCGTTGGTCTGACAGAAGGGACTTACAGGCCCAGCGCCAGTACTCAAATTCTTTGCTGTTGGGTTGGATATTGGCTGCTGCTTTCAGACCTTTTTTGCGAAAAGCGACGGCGAGTGAACCATCGGGGCGGTACACGTTGCAATCTTCATCGATAAGTTCGAGGAAATCCGTCGATGAAGGCACACCACCAAGTCGTTTGTCGTCAAACGGAACTAGCGCGTCTAAGTAAATTTCTCTCATGATGTTTAAGGAGTAACCTCACAGTTTTACCCGCCTCATTATAGCGGTGCGGTTCAGCGGTAAGCAAAATAAAAGGCGGTTTCCCGCCCATCCGACCAACCAGTTAAGGTCTTACTGCTTGTATTCGCAGAGGATTTCAGACTCTTGGTCAAAGGCGCAGTTGAGCAATTTTCGCATTTGGCGGGCGACATCAAGGTCTTTACCGAGGTAAAGAGTCGTTTTCAGAAGGTCGCTGTACACAACCGGTTGCTCTTTGGTGATTTCCTCGTCATAGAAGTTGACTCGGTAAGCAACGCCATTTGATTCGCAAAGTTCGTTTATTCGCTTTGCGTGCAGAATGAAATTCTCTCCGTGACCCTTGATTCCATCGTCAAGGTTCTTCATATCGAGATAAGCGTGAAGCATCTCGTGAAGCAAGGTGCTGCGAACTTGCAGGGGATCTTTCGCAGCGAGGCGAGCGAGTTTGATTTCCCCCGTTCCTCGGTTATTTGGCTTGTAAGTCCCCCATTTAGTTCTGTAACGACCTTCCCACTTGAGACGCGGATACGAGTTCCAGGTCTCTCCGTTTTCGTCGGTGCGAGAGACAACCTTGAGAACCGGAAGTTCTCCGTTGAAATACTTCGCATTGAACTCGGCGTACAACTCGCCAAGGTCATAAATCGCGCAAGGGTTGGGGCAGAACCGTTCAAAGAACGAATTCGAAATTGTCGTTTTGAATTCCGTCATCAGTCGCGAGCGGAGTGGATGGACTCGTTGATCTTCGCGGCGTAGGCCGTAGGGGTAATGCCGGTGGCCGCCGCCCTCCACTCCAGGAAGGCCACCCCGGCCCGGTCGCAGAGGGCTTCGTACTTGGCGATGGCATGCGGTGACCAGGGGCTGGCCATGGCACCCTGCTTGTGGTAGAAGGCCAGCTTGGCCTGGGTGGCTTGATCGTAGAGGGCTTTGAGTTGGGTCTGAACGTCTTTCATGTTTTAATTATGGCTCATTTTGTCGCGTTTGTAAAGGGGGCAAACCGCCCTCCCAGGTACGGTTAACCGCCCTCACATCCACCAGCCGATCTCGCGATCGCCATTCATTTGCTCCAGCTGGTAATCGTGGAACATTTCAACCACTTCCTCAACATCAGCGTCATCTGGGAGTTCGTCACGGCAGATAACGTAGACTTCAGCGTAAAGGTCATCAAACGCAGCTTTGTCGCCATCGTAACCGGCGTAGCAACAATCGTTGAGCATCTGCTCGTGAAGCTGGAAGGAAGCGGCGAGGGCTTTCCGGGAGAGGGTGGTTTTGCTCATGAGTGTATTATAGGTCAGCTTGGGGGCCAGCGGTCAGAAAGGTAGGCGGTTTGTAAACCGGTCGGGCTCAGCGAGCGTCGCGGTCGGCCTGGGTGCAACCACCGTTCCAGCCAGCGTCCTGGAGCTCCCAGAGAAGGTCGTAGGACTGCGGGGAGAAGTACGGGCGATCCACCAAGACGGACAAAACGGTCTCGGACAGGTCGTAGTCCCCGGACACTTGGCAGTCGGCCCACATCCCCTCCAGTTGGGAGTCGGTGAGTGGGGCGAGGAGTTCTTTCATTTCCATGCCTTAAGCATAGCTCACTTTGCCCCGAAAGCAAAGGGGGTAAACCGCCCTCTCAGGTACGGTTAACCGCCCTAGTCCAGCTTGGATTCAGGTTCGTTGAACTGGTCGAGCAATTCGGGGGCGTAATCTTCAGCCAGATCCCACAGATCCGTCCAGTCTTGCCAAACTGTTTGCTCGTAGTGCAGATCCCAAACAATCTGGCGAAGCTGCTCTAACGTTAACTGGGAGACCAATCCGTCTACGATCGCGGAAACAACCTCTTCGCGATCTTCTTCAATCCACTCAGTAGGACGATTCATACCACTCCGTGGTCAACACGAGATTGTTGCATCAGGGCAACTTTGTACAGAATCAGGTACCCGATCAGGTCCGAAGTTACATCCTCGTCTTCATCCTCTTGGGCGTTTTTTAACCGGGAAAGTTTATCATCGATCCGAACTTTAATCTGCTCCAAGGTGCTTGCTTTGCTGAAGACCCGGATAGGGTTTAAAGCAGAGTCACCGTATTTTCGGTTCTTCTCGAGAAGCAGTTCACATATGGCGTCGCAAATGTGTGAGATGTCTTGTTGAGACTGAGTGATCATGATTGGGGCAGAATTGAACGGTAGTACGCTTGGTAGCGGGCGAATCTGTGAACGGAGGGTTCAAACCCGAGCGACCAGCAACATTCACAATACGAGAGAAACTCAAACCACGGAGTTGTCGGGTCGAGGGCAGGCTTCACAGTTTTCCACCAACCACGCTATCATAGCTTTTGCTACTGTCTGGAAACCCGTCCTGCTCAGCTTTCAGGTACCACCGTGTTGCTTCCACACACTGATCCTCAGAGAGGGAAGTTAGGAGCTCCCTTCCGCTTTTGTGCATGGACACGAAGGTGCCCCAGCGTTGTTTCTTGATGTAGAAACAATCGTCAATCAGTGTTTCCTCAGTCATGCTGCCTCCAGTCGCTTTCTTTGTCTTGTCGAAACCATTCAGCCAAATCCACAGGGTTCTGTGGGCCAATTAGGTGATTGGCAGGGTCAGGGTCGCCCAGGTCCATTCCGTCGAGAAGTTCATCTAGTGAGCCTCTTTCGGGCTCACCGTTGATTGCCCGACGCCGTGCTCTCCTCAGAATTTCAGCAGCCGAGCGGTTCGCATTCGCCCACTTCTGGGCAAATTGCATTTCTTCGAAGGAGACGTTCAAACCGCCCGAAATTCGAGCAGCAATATCTTCAAGGCGAATCCGTGTTTGAGTTGAGAGCATTTTGCTTTTCCCGTTGGATAATTTTACCTCAGCTGCCGTGTTTTCTGATGGTGTCTCTCCAGAAGTCGGATGTCATGTTTTGAGATCCTGTCATTTTGGCAACGGGAACACCATCAACCAGGGCGATAAGGGTTGGAGTCGCCTTGACTTCGCACTCTTTGGCAAACTCAGTCAAAACTCCGTTTTCTTTGGCATTTGTGATTGTGACGGCATTCTCCCAACCTTCTACCTTCTTGAGTTGAGTTTCGGCGTACATGCAGGGTCGGCACCCTTCCTGCACGAACAGGTGAATTTCAGTCATCGGGCAGGGCCTCCAGTGCGCGGCGGATGATGTCCTTATCGTCACCAAATGCGGTAACGTAATCCAGTCGGCGCAGCGCCTGCTCCTTCAAGCTTGGTGGCTTGGGACGGCGGTAATTGTAAAACTCAGTCACGTCTTCCTCTTCCCACTGAGCACATTGCTTGAGGTAATTTCCGCAAGCCAGTAACTCCTGGTCGGCGCCCCATTGGGCGGCGCAGTGAGCCATGAAAACGTAATAGGGGGCAAACTGATGGTCTGCATCTTGGTACCACTGCTGCACCAGCTCGGGCGGCGGCGTAAGTTTGGGGTCAGTCACTACATGCCTCCTCTCTAAGTTCAGTTGTAATCCAATCAATCTGAGGACCAAACTCCTCCTCCAACCATATCGCCACTTCTCGAATCGCAGCGCGTGCTTCCGGTTGGCCAGCACTCATGAAAACAGAACCGTTTGAACGTGCGTATTCAACGTAGATTGCGTGTTGAACCCGATTCACTAACGAGTCGTAGTCACTCATTGCTTTTATCCAAAATCTCCGCAATAAGCAGTAACTGAGGGGCGGGAATCATTGCCTGCCCATCTTGGCATTGGTTGATTACTTCCCGTAAAGCGGCGGCAAGCATCTCATCCTCTGAGACTTCCCTGTCAAGAGCATCGGCCAAGGTGTAAGCTGCGGAGCTGATCGCTTCAGCTTTTTTCTTCAAGTGTGCTCGGCCCGCACGAGTTACCCAGTCACTCATTGCCCGAACCCTTACCAATCATCCAGTTGTAGGTGTCACGAAAGACTTCCCACTTTGCATCATCGTCAGGACCAGGGATGGCACCGTATCGAGCAACGTATGCCTTCATCGCGGGCGACAACTCGTATTTCGCGCAGTAGTCGTCGTACAAGTCAAAGACTTTGTTGATAGCGGCCTTGCAAGGATCATCCAGCTCGTACTCTTCGTGTTCCTCCACGAATTCCAGCATATCGCGAAGAGCCGCAACCTCATCTTCGTTAAAACTGCAAGAAATCTCACCTTGCTCGTAACTCGGGATCAGTTCCGCCTCCAGCGCCTCGTCAGTCATGATTGGTTGCATATTTGCAAACAGGTGTTTAGCTACTTCTTTGCTTTGCTCTTTGATGTTTGCCTGGGCTCTTGCCATCGCGATTCCTTTGGCAAGGTAACCCCAGTCGCGCACTTCGGTGACAGGCTTCGTCTCACCGCAAACCTGACACTGCGCTTCCCAGCTGCTTGAGCATCCGACCGAATACTTTCCGTATTTGTCACCACAATCTCTACACACAAGGTCAGCTTGCGTTAGCCGTTCAACAAGGCTATCACTTAGTTTCATCGTTCTTGTTCAGGAGTTTGGTTATAGTAGTAAGGAAAGAGTTCTCTCAGAATTGTGTCAACAGCGTTGTAGGTTTTACCTCCAATCTTGCAACTCTCAAGCTGGTAACGGCGAAGGAGTTGGTAAAGGGTGCGGTACTCAGAGGGTGTCATTGTGTCTCCAGCTCCTCGGCGATCAGGCGGATCTGGGAGGAATCTACAGCGCGGACACCAAGAACGTCGTAACCAAGCTGCTCATCAAGAGCGCGCAGGGCGGCAGCAAGAGCTTTTCGGTCGGTTTCAAAGGAAGGCTCATTGTAAAGACCAATTCGATTGAAGGCAGTGTAAACTGCAAGAGCTTGAGAAGTCATTCGGGCAAAATAAAGTCAATGTCAGAGGCGATTGCGTTGAGAATCGCGGTCTCTTCCCACAGCAAGGTTCCGTAGTCGCGCGAACCTTTCTCGCAGGCGCGGTTGCACTCGTGGGTCAGATTGTGCGCCTCGTTGCGGAGAGCCTGAATCACACGCTCCCAATCGGCGCGGCAGAGGGTGAAGGTGTACAAAGGTTCCATCAGTTAGCACCCTCCAGCTCGACGGCGATGGCAAGAAGTTCGTCGCGGATTCGCTTAGCGGCACCGCCAATAATGCAATGTTCACGACAGGGCGACCGCTGGGTCAATGGCTCCGGCACCACCTGATCAGCAGCAGCCCGCAGGGCGGCGGCCACCGATAGTCTGTTGCTGTACGGTCCCTTCATGAAGGCATCCAGCACCGCCTGCGCGGCGGGGGAGAGGGTCATAGCGGTTTCGTTTTCCATGAATTAACTATAGCGCCTTTTGCCCCGAAAGCAAAGGGGGCAAACCGCCCCATCAGGTAGGGGAAACCGTCCCTCGGATGGGACCGTCGCCTTTGCCTTCCAGAGACTTTACAAGTAGCTCCGTGAACTTCTCCTGAGCCTCGGAATCGTACGCCATCATATTGCCGTTCAACTCTCGAAGAAGCTCGGTCAGATCTTTCCACTCTTCTTGTTCCACGGTTCACCTCAAATCAAAAAACATCGTTAGGTTGGAAGACAGCATTCTCTCTTTGTGCCCATTCAATCAGTCTGTCGCCCAAATCAAGAGCCATCTCAGGGGTGAGAAGAATCTCCTCGAAGTCGCCCCATTGTGAGCGCCGACCGAGCAAATAACCGACTGCGTTGCGAAGGCGATTCCAGAGAGGTAGCGGTGAGAGGTGAATTTCAAGGAAGGCATCATTTTCATCCGCCGAAACTACGAAACTATGCTCAATGCTTCCGCAGGGGCAAATGAATAGAGTGCGCTTCACTGTTTCACGTGAATTACGGGAACATTATTCCTCTGGAGCATTTCGATATTCCCTGCGTTATCGTCAGCCCAGACAAGCGGATCGCTGTAGAAAGAGCGAATCCTGATCAGGTGATCTTCCTTGATTACGTGATCCGGGACTCCCTCTTGGTCGTCTGGACGCATGAAGATTTGAATTGGAAGAAGTCCGTGCATCTTCAACCACTCGGTTGTTTGCGGGCGAAGGCGCTCAGGGCGAGCGGTAGAGATTAGCAGCGGACGTTCAGCCTGGAGGGCGATTGCCACAAGAAGCATCGCGGCATTTTCTCTCAGAGTTAGGAGGTTGTTCTCATCGTAATGCTCTGAGGTAAGGGTACCATCAATGTCAAAGACAACAGGTTGTTTTCTCATACCAATTTTGCTTGCAGTTTGTCCAGGGTTTGAAGAAGGTTGTTCATTCGGTTTGCCTCTTGCTGAGCCTCGTCTAGTTGCCCCCTCGTAACGTAGGTGGCGATTGTTTGCGAGTGCTTTACGCGATAAGTTTCTGCGTAGGAGTCGGCACATAGCGCCAGAATCGCCCACTGTTCGTTGGTCAGGGTTACCGAGCGACTGATTTCGTTCTCAGGCTCCCCTGCGAAAACAACTAGCTCTGTGTCAGTCAACATTTTTTCTCTCTTTGAAGAATTCCGCTGCGATTCTGTCCGCATTTCGCTTTATTTCGTAGCGCACCCAGGGGCTATCTGGGTGATAGCGAACCTTGAACCAGAAACGTTGAAGCTCGATGCGGAGGAGCTTGGATTGCAACACTAACCAGTCATACACGTTGCTATCTTGAACAACAACGTAAACGAGGCAAGCGCCAATCGTGAACCAAGTTAGTGTGGCGACGTTCATGCTAAGTCTGCCGAGTCAACTACTACAAGAGTTGAATCGATAGCAACTAGCCACGTGTTCAACAGTTTTTTCAGTTTATCATTATCAACGTTCTCACCGTTGATGTTTAAGTTGAGGTCAGTGTCGTGATCGCCGTTGTAAGACCGGTAGGAAAAGTCAACGGTGTTCTTTTCAGAGCTCATTTTGTTTCTTGATGTTGAGTAGGAGAAGGAAGCCTTCGTATTTTGAGAAGGTGGCAACAGGCTGCCAGTGGTTCAGATAAGAGGTCGAAAGATACCACTCGTCGTCTTTTTTGTAGACGCGAGCGACAGGAACACCCTCGTAACTAGCAGCGTAAATCACCTCTGCTTCTGAGGAGGAGACGATCCACAATGGTGACTGATAGTCCAAGGGTTTACCGTACTCGACGAATGTTCTCCCAGTAAGGAGAGTCTGGACGTTCATTGGGTTGCACCTTGATTGGAGTGAGAGTTGCTTTGCGACGCTTGAGAATTTCCCAGAGCCCTGCTTTCAATCGCGGGTCGGTAGTTGTATTATAGGCAGCCACGAGTTTCGTAAATGCCTCGTCGCGTTCGGGAATGCGAAGGTTTTCACGCGAGAGAATGTCTTTCGTGAGGTCAAGATCGCCAGGTTTGCCTTGAACTTTTGCCCTGCCGAAATTGCCGGTGTGAACGCCAGTAGTTCGTAGTCCGTGATTTACCATCAGTTGAAACCCTCCAGCTCGGCGGCGATGGCAAGGAGTTTGCCCCTAATCTCAAGCGCTTTCCCTAACACAGGGCTTTCATTGCGTTCGTAATACTCAAGCATTACAGCAGGTGGCACCACCTGCTCCGCAACAGCTTGCAGGGCGGCGGAAAGCATGGTGCGCTCATTGACGACCCACACGCCTTCTACATACTCACCATCACTAGCGTTTTCAAAGGCATCCAACACCGCCTGAGCGGCGGGGGAAAGCGTACCGTTCAAACCGTAAAAACCCTGCGATTTGTTACACATTGCCACCCTCCAGCTCGGCGGCTTGGGGCGGCGGGCGGCGCGGATGTAGCGAGCAAAGTTATAAGCATCCTCACCTGCGTCAATCTCAACCAGCCTTAGGCACGCCTCCAGCTCCTGGTCGGCGCCCGCTTGGAAGGCTTGAAGCAGCAGCACATCGACGTTTTCGCGCTCGTCAAACCAGTCGTCTTCCCACTGCTTGAGAAGCTCCGGAGGTGGGGTGATCGGGTAGTTTTCGTTCATGAATTAACTATAGCGCCTTTTGTCCGTTTTCGAAAGGGGGCAAACCGCCCTCCCAGGTACGGTTAACCGCCCTACTCGTGATAACCGATAATTACGTATCCTTGCTTCCTCAGATCGTCTAAAGCGTGTTTTCCCCAAGGAACCCAGCGCCACTCAGTTTTCCCACCTGCTAGAAGCAAGTGAACGCACATGTACCTCATATCAGCACCCAAGTGTCTGCAGGATTTTACCTTTGCGCTTCAACATCTGCTTGAACTCAAGCGCCTCAAATAGTGCCTCAACGTGAAGGGGAATGGGCGGACTCGACGCAAACCAGACCAGATCCGGAACGTCGTGCTCCAGCGTTACCAAACGCAGGTTAGCGAGGAAAGTTCCTGCATTGTCTTTCACCTTCGGGTGAAGGCAAATTCGGTCGGCACCGGTGAGTCCCGAGAAAACGTCCTCCTTGGGGCGGCTTTCCTCGATAATTTTGACGGCAGTCTTCGGACCGATCTTAGGAATCCCTGCCACGTTATCGCTGGAGTCACCGCTGAGCGCCTTGAAGTATTTGACCTCTGCCGGGAACACACCGAAGTGATTAAGCACGCCGTCAATGTCAACAAGCTCGATCTTCTTCGTCGAGCTAAACAGCAGGACCTTCACCCTGTTGCTAACTAACTGAAGCAAATCTTTGTCACAAGTTAAGATGTGAACTTCTTCGTAAGCCGTTGAATGACGTGAAATATGCGCGATTACGTCGTCAGCCTCGTAGCCTGGTGCCTTCGCGATCGTCATGCCCAGCGTGGGCAAAACTTCCTCCAGCAGCAGGCTTTGATCGGCGTAGTGGGCAATGTCGCCACCCTCACGATTGGCCTTGTAGGCAGTTGACTCTTTCTTGCGCCAGTTGTTTCCACCTTCGGCGCAGGGGATCACGCAGCTGTACTCTTCCTTCGCCATGATGGCAAAGAGTGCGTTTAGGAACCCCATTGTCCCGGTAACGGGAATTCCAGCCGAAGTTGTGAGCTCACCGCAGGTGCGTGTGAGTGCAGATCGCGAGCGGTGGAACAGGGCGGAGCAGTCGATTAGCAGCAGGCGGTTCTTCATTGAGGGTCGGTTTCGATCTGAAAGAAGGTGTCTTGGGTGGCGTTGTAAGCAGTTAGCACTCCGGTTTTGTACGCAAGAGTGTCAATGCAAATACCGTTCGGAATTCGGTAGGGCAATGCGCCTTTCGGAGTGTGACCGAAGACAACTTTCTTGAGGTGCGGAGTCCACTTTTCAAATTGCGGCCCATCATCCAGAAAGGGCCTCCGCATCCATAGAAATTGCTCTCGAAGGTAGTGCGTTCCCATCATCGTTTGGGGATCCTCACCAGGCGGGCAGCCTGCGTGTGTGAACAGCGTATCACCGATTACAGCGTAGTACGGCAGCTCGCGAAGCCATCCGACGTGTTTCCTTAGTTTTTCGAAATCTTCCCAGTTTCCACCATTCATAACCCAGTCTTCCCACCCGAAACCCTCGTCAGCGTTTAGAAACATCTGCTCGTGATTGCCACGAATCACGGTGAATGCCTCAAGACCGTTGCGAGTGGGATCCTCGAGAAGGCAGCGGGTGAGTTCCAGGACGACCAAGTCCTCACCGCCACGATCAACCAAGTCGCCAAGAAGAATGACATGGGCTCCGCTGTCGCGAACCCAGTCAAGAAACATTAGGTAAGGTTCTGCAGTTGCGTGAATGTCACCAACGGCGATCACGTCGCCGGGATTGATAACATCGCAGAAGTTAAAAATATCCATCAAAAGATAAAGTTGATTCGATCAAAAGATTCGTTATAGATGTTCTTCAGAGAAGCGTTCAGTTTCTCGTGCATGGTGCGAATCACATGCTCGGGAACTTTGCGAGTCCGAGAAGCGTTGCGCTTCAGGCAGGTTTCAACAGTCGGGTTGACGACCACGGCTTCAATCTTGGTGTAACCGTAAGACTTCAGAAGAGCGATAGCCTCCTTCCGATAAGACGCTCGATAATGAGTACCGTCCAGAATAACAGGCATACCGCAAGCTTCAGAAACCAGCTCCTCAATTCGGTCCTGGATTTCCACCCAGTTGCCCTGGATGTCAGCGGAACCGTAGAGTTCAGCGCGAATGTCGTCACCGGAGATAACAAAAGCATTCTCAGACTCTGCCAGTTCGGAAGCAAAGGTGGATTTGCCGGAGCCGGGAGCCCCGACCATCACGTAAGCACGGAATTCGTTCATGATATAACTATAGCGTTTTTTGGCCGAAAGGTAAAGGGGGTAAACCGCCCTCCGAGGTACGGTTAACCGCCCTTTCGAGAAGCTTCGTAGAACCGCCAACGATCGAGCCACTCCTTCCAAGGATTGGAATCGTCGATTACTCCTTGGTCAAGGTTCACAAAGTCTTGAACGATTCGCGCAGCATCCTGAAGATCTTCGTCACTCCATGGTTCTTGCGGGAAGATGTTCTGGTTAGGAGTTGCGAGTAGGAGGTTACGCAGCTTGGACTTTAGAATTTCTGTTGTCACGGTGAAGCTCCTCTTTACGAAGGATCATAGCCAAGGCAGTCGCGTATTCATCTCCACCGTACAGACCGATAAGATCCTGGAGGAATTCCTCCGCATCGATGAAGAATCGCATTTGCGTCGAAGAGTTGGTTCGGCGGTTGATGATTGTCGGACAGTCATAGACTTCTCCGAGTTTTCTCGCCATTTCCTGCTGATCGGAACCGAGAACAATCGCGGCTTCCTTCCAGTAGGAAGATTCTACAGCTTCTGAGACTGCTTCGTACGGGCTCTTGGCTTTGTTAAAGTATACCCGATTCATGTCCAGTTTCGCTTCTCGGCACAGGTGCGTTAGAAGAAGCACACGAAGGTCCCAATCGTTGTTGTTCACTCCGTCGGACACGTAAACGTGGGCTTCATCGCCGTGCTCCAACATCATTGCGATCAGCTGAACGTGACCGTTGTGGGCGATGTTGAAACGGCCGAAGGTGACGGTGCGCTCGTAACGAATGGGCTCAGTTTTCATTGCTGTTGTTGCAGAAGTTGACGTAAAAAACGAGCATTCCAACGAAGCCGATCAACATGAGGACAGTTTGACCCGTAAACAGGGCGCCCAAAAACATTCCGAAGAACATAGCGGTGAGCCGGGCACTGAGCCCACACAGGGGGAGTCTGAATTTCATACTTTAACTATAGCGCCTTTTCGCCGCAGACGAAAGGGGGTAAACCGCCCTCTCAGGTACGGTTAACCGCCCTCCTCACTATCAAACGTGAAATACTCGTAGATTTCGCTCATAACGCATTGCTCGATGTGCGCTATGATTGACCCTTCGTTCGGATTTTCAACGTGTTTGTGGGCTCGTGCGTATCCCCGTCTCACACCCTGCTCGATTGCCATCTCCAGGATGACTCTAGTCTTCGGTTTCATCGTCGTCTCCCCACCTTAGAACAAGGTGATCATAGGTGCCTGCGAAGTAGTGGTAAAGTTGTCGAGCAAAGATCTCGTACGGCTCGCCTTGCCCCTCGATGGCGGAAGTTACCGCCACTTGCCAGAAGATTCGAAGGTGGTCTTTTTCAGGGAGTGGTTTCATCGTACCTTACTATCAAAGATTTTCTTGAGTTCGTTATGAACTGTTCGCAGTTCATCGTACCCATTGTTAATAGTCAATAAATCTTTATTGTGCCCCAAAAGATTGAAGAGTTGTCGCAGTTGCTCTTCTGAGAGTGTGAGTTTGTAGTTCGTTTGGATTTCAATCATTTTAGTTTCTCCATAAACGGTGGGTGTTTTACCATACATTCTTTCCCAATCACCTTCATCCATTTGAGTTCTCCTTTGTTTGTCCTACTATTATAAGGCATCAAAGGGCACCTGTGAAGTGCCCCTGTGCCAGTTCGTTAAGTGTCCTGATAATATATCTCCTCCTCATAACGGACATAATCACTTTGAAGATAGTTAAAGAACTCTCCGTCTTCACTTCTCATAGTATAGCACCACTCATCAAAGATTTCTCCAATCCACCACCAACCAACTTGGAGTTTCTCAAAGAAGTTCATAGGGCGATTGTAGAGTTTAGTCATCGTATTTCAGTTTTAAAGTGAATAACATAATCAGGGATACAATACTTACTAAATGCCCAATTTGCTCTCCAGTCATTCCATCCATTCCCTCAAATCAACAATCTCATACCAGTCATATCTATACTTTGATTTTGATGATATTTCCTCCCATTTTTCTTGTGCTTCCTCTTTAGTTTCATAACAAGCAATCCAATCACCAGTATAAGCAGAAGGGTAGTAATTGTCCCCAGCAATCAAAAGATAAGGTTTAGTCATAATACTTTCCCAAGTTTTTCAAGTTCTTCACGTAGTAGATTTATTTCATCAGTATGAATTTCTGTAGCATATTCAAAACCATCATCCCAACCACATTTACGGATTTCTTCGGCAAACTTCAAGAGTTCATCTTCACAAGATAACCACATTCTACCCTCGTCAAGACCAATGAAGTCACAGGTTTTAGCAAGTTCAAGGATTTGTGCGTCAGTCATTCTTCACTTCCTCATAAGTCGTTTCGTCTAAACGAGTTCTACCTGCCCACATTTTACCACAAGATGTACAATTTACTTTAAAAGTAGTTGTGTTAGCATCAGGATTGATATTCACTCCATTTTTATCATAGATTGGTTGAAAATACATACAAGTTCTCATTTCAAAACTTTTAGTAAATTTACAATCCTCTCTGGGGCATTCTGGATTTGGGTTTTTCATTTCTCATCCACCCAAATAAAAGAGAGACAATTTTTCATAAACCAACGAGTAATAGCATTCGGTTTAGTTGTCATATAGAACCTCACAAACCCAGTACCAAATGTATAATATCCTTCGTGGTTATTTCCTTGTTTGATTACATAGGTGTGTGAAACAAATGAAGGATTACTACCATTTGATACAAGATAAGAACCGTCTGGTGCTCCTATTACAATTTTAGATTTGAGTGGGAAAAATCCATTCTTACGGGCATACTCAAAGTTATCAATAATTCTATTGAACTTTTGATTGTAACGATACTCTTGAGTATCTCCAAGTTGATTAAACTTCTCTTTTACTCTCTCAATTCTTTTATCAATCCTCTCATCCAGTTCTTGTTGAATTTCTTCTAATGACTTGGGTGGTTCTGGAATAATAAGAAGATGTTTGATTTTATCAAAATGCTCATAATCTTCACTAAAACTCAGTATACCCAGAAAGTATAGTATAGTACCTACACTTTCCCCTTTGAGTTTTTCAAAATTAATTGGATAAAAGTTTGGTGTTTTTGGTTGTTCAGTCATTTTCATTTACAAAGGGTTATGAAGTTGGAGTATTTTTCTTATACCATTCCGCATCTCGTTTTTCTCTTGTGAAGTTTGTCCAAAGGAGTCTTGTTTTGTATTTTAGATTCAAATAATCTGAGATTTCTTTAATACTTTCCAATTTTGGTTCAGTCTTTCTGGAAAGGTCAGTCATTTCAATACAGCAGCAGTTCCCCAAGCAATAAGAGACAATAGAAAATAAGAAAGAGACAGAATAGCAATACTAACTGGTTTGTCTCTTAGATTTTGTGCCAGATAAACATTAGCAACAATCATAAAAACATCTGCCTTAGTCATTCTTCACTCTCCACAAAGTTTAAGTGCTGGAACTTTTTCGTGAGTTGTATTTTCGGTCCTCCACAAACATGCCTCTTCGTGTTTTCCATAATACCAAGCATCATGGTAGTCCAGTAAGATTTCAAGTTCTTCAAAATGACTAACATCATTTACTCCAATCTCATAACCACGAACAACCACTCTCAAATCTTGTGGATACTCTTTCAGTTTTTCAATCAATTCTGCAATAGTCATAGTGCCTCAAGTTCATTAATAAGAGTCAAAAGTTCATCCACATAAATCACACTATCTCCTCCATACATTCTAGCATAAAACTCGTCCATATTGGGGTCTGGTGGAAGAGAAGATGAGTATTGATTGATGATTTCTTTGATTGTATGAATAAGAAGTTTGGGTTGAGACAAATCTTTTTCCTTATCCATATAGGCATAAAGAACTTTTTTTGCTTGTTCGGTTTTGTAATTAGTCATAAGTCTTTAAATAGTATGATACGAACTTAGGTGTTCATTAATATAAGCAATCGATTTCTTAATATCTCCATTTGTTGAGTATAATGCCTTCTTGCAATCCATTATCCCGGCACCAGTTATTTCACGCAACTCTTTAATTAACTTAGGGTCTTTATGAGGTTCAGTCATTTCAAGTTATCCATAAGAAACTGTTTGTAATCACCTTGTCCGTCATAATAGTTGGAATTATACTCTTTCCAACTATCTTCATCCTCTGCAATTTTCCAGTGTTTGTCCTGCAAGTCGCCGAACCGGTTGCTGCCGGTCCGAGTAGACACCCAGAAGAAGTATTTACGGTTCTCGGATGCCAGAAACAACTCACCGCCAGTGTCCTGTTCGACAATGCACAGCGGGTTGCCATCCATTGAGTTTGCTAGGCGATTCTTCGCCTTGGCGCTGAGTGCTTCGACTCTGACTTTTCGTTCAGTCATCGTTCAGCAACCACAGTAAAGTCATTCATAGAAACACTCCTCTTACTTTTAGCAAGAACTCCCTGATTTGGAAAATAAGGAACTGCTATAAGATTATAGAATGGTCTCAACTGCTCACAAAGAGTATAAAGGTGTCCGTCTTTCTTGTATCGGTAGAGTTTCATATTCTTAAGCAAAAGACAAAACAGTGGGCATCTGAGCGTTGTAAGCAAGCTCCTTAAGATTGAGACGCTTCGCGTCATGAGCGTAGTGGAAGAAACCGCTGTTGGTTCCTTGCCACATTCTGGTCGGATTTGCAGCGTGCTTATCAGCAAGGTTGCCAGACTGAGCACGCATAGCTTTCAGGGCGCGAGCACACTCGTCGTATGACAGATTCAGGTCGGTTTCAACGCGCCACAGCAGGCGATAAGACTGGTTGCGGAAACGACCGTCGTTACTGAAAGTGAAGTAACCGAGCCAGGGCTTCATGTCGAAGTAGTCAAACCACTGAACCATGTCGAGACCAGAAACTTCACAAACGTCAAAGTCGAGGCCGACAATGGTTTGAGTGCGCCAGCAGAGCTTTTCGAATTGAAGTTCCATCAGGTCGCGACCGTTCAGGAGACCGCCGTAAAAAGGGCAACCTTTCTCGGTCACAAGGCGAATGAATTCGTGCTCGTGAAGCGACTCCCAGGGACGCTGAATCATACGCTCGCGAAGCTTACCGTACTCCTGCAGAGTTTCGGGCTTGGACTGACGGGGATCGCCGAGGTGGCAGAGGACTTTGTTCATGATATAACTATAGCGTGGTTTGGCTGTTCTGGAAAGGGGGCAAACCGCCCTGTCAGGTACGGTTAACCGTCCACTCCTCCCTCCACACCTTCGTAAAATGCCCGCACATGGTGCAGTGACGTTCACTCTGAATTTCGTCGTTTAAGTCTGCGATTTCATACGTCCCCTTACCGCACCTCTCGCACACTTTACCAGCCATGTTCACACTGCTGAAAAAGCTGAGTTGATTTTCTTGGGTCATTTCACCAGGAGAAGTTGTTTCTTCAGAGCGCGAAGCGCCTGTTTGCGGGCACGTACTTGGCCCTTGCACAGACCCTTAGTCTGCTTAGGCTTTCCTGAGTTGTGCAGCCAGTTCGGTACTCGTTTCATGCTTCAAGCATAGCTCAAAAGGCGGTCCCCGTAAAGCCGGGAAACCGCCCTAAGAAGGTAGGGGAAACCCTACCCGTCGAAAACAGCCTGCAGCGGGCCTCAACCGGTGGCTAGGCCCACCGTCCCTCACACAGCGGCAGGCTCCGCAGCGGGCTCCTCTGTGGCCTCAGGGAGCGTCAGGCCGAAGGCTTCAAGGATGTCAGGGTAACCAGCTTGAACGATCGCACGGAGAAGTCCGTCGTCGTCCATTTGGCTTACAGCAGCTTGGACAGCTTCGCTGTAAACACGAATCAGCTCGCGCAGGGGAGCGTTTTCACAAACGCGGGAAACGAGAACGTTCACCACGTCGTCACGATTTTCGATAGCCATAGTATGTTGTTACTAAGATTGTAAATTGGGCAGTTACGAGGAAGTTCGTAACTAACGGAGAGAACAGGACTCGAACCTGCGAAGGGTTTTATCCCCCGACCGCTCTCGAAACGGCGTCCTCGACCGAACCGGACTCTCTCCAAGGTGTCCCCTGCCGGACTTGAACCGGCACGACTACTGTCAGCGCATTTTAAGTGCGCAGCGCCTACCAATTACGCCAAGGGGACAAGGTGCTCAGTGCGAGGATCGAACTCGCCTGTATCCGATTATGAGTCGGGTGCTTTCACCAGATAGCTAACTGAGCAAAACCTGTGTTGCACTCCGAAAACAGTTTAGCTGGAACTCACGAGCCGGTAAATTGGGCCGATGCGGTTTCGGAACATGAGCTCGATCGTTGCAAGTTCTGGCGACCTTTCAGCTTTCTTGCGAGATTGGGAATCCTTCCAGAAGATTAACGTCTCGACCATCCCTCCAGGGTTGACTGAGTGGGTCTTGCGCAAGAAGCCACGTTGACGTTGAAGCCAGGAGAGCCAGACTTGATTGTCGGCGGTGATAAAATCTTCTACAAGGTGGGGTGTAACCTGGAACAGCAGACGCTCAATTTCCACGCTTCCACTCCTCCCACTTGTCAACGGGGCACCGCATATTGGCTGACGCGGTCTTCAGCGGCATGAAACAACCGCAAACCTCACAGGTTTGACTGTCGCTGCGGTAACGGTCGCAGCTTTCACAGATTGCCATCCGCTCTTTCGCCACGGCGCGAGGGGCAATCGTCGGATCCTCGAGAAGTCGTTTCGCCGTGTCTTTGATCGAGGCTGCGAAACTTCGACGACAACAATCCGGATCGTTCACATCCCCCATGCTTTCCTCCGTTGAGCGTTTTTAGGGTCGCAATTTTTCGCGTATTCCATTGGAGTAACCATCAGCCATTCCCCCGAGTTTTCTCCAGAAATTAAAGGGAGAGTTTCGTCGTGGGTTAAATTCTCGTATTCGGATCCGTCTCGCATTTTGACTCGATAAAGAGGTTCACTCACTTTCGATCTCCCTCATTCGGTAAACGCAAGTAAACGTCTCGGCGGCTTGGTAAGCGAAGGAGGCTGCGGCGTCTAGTGCCCTTTCAATCTGCTTGGGGTCATCATGCAACAATACTGCGACCCTTTCCATTTGGAAGTCTTTCACTATACCGGTGTAGACTTTCTTGGCGACCTCGAGGTGGGCGGCTTTGATCGGATCCATCAGTCCCAGTACGAATGAAGTGTGCGAAGATGCGAGAGTATTATACCGTCCTCGACAGAGCGGTAAACTGAGGGCAGCTTTCCGTGTTCCTTGTAGTATGCCAGCTCAGAAACAATGGCACGAGTCACGGTGCAATCGGCAACCCACTCACGAAACCAGAAACAATCGAACTTTTCAATATACCGCCAAGTGGGATCTTCGTGGGTCCACGCTCTGCCGTAACCATCGTACTTACTAGAAAGACTCCAGCCCAGATCGTCGCAAATCCAGGCATCGTAACGCTTAGGGTCGTCGATAGTGAGGACCTGCGTATACTCTTCAGATCCGCCCTTTGCTTGACACCAGACGAAGTCTTCGCCGGGATCGTTTGAACGACTGCATTTGAAAACGCAGTTGACTATCATGTAGGGGACATTGGGCCACGGTTTAGGTGACTCCGAGGTGCGAAAGTCCACCCGAAGGTTTGTGATTTGCAAGGCCATGATTTATCTCTCAGGAGAATAATCAGTCATTGACGCCTCCGAGCAGTGCTTTGAAGAAAGCTAGCCGATCGGACGTGTAAGAACCGTCCACACCGTGACGAGCGCAGAACGCCAAAATAGCCTTGGTGGTTTCGCTTGGGTAAGGACTGGCGAAAGGACCGTACTCGATGTGATCGAGGAACTCTTGGCGCATGATTTTGCGGAGAGTTGCGATGTCGTCTTGATCCACGGTGATGGATCGTTCGCGCGGAGCGTAGCCGTAAAAGGTAATTTGCATTGCGGTAGAAAGTGATGTGGACGCAGTTGGGTCACTTGTTCATTTGCAGAGTAGGAACAGGCATTCCACCCTCAGTGGGAACGTAGATGGTTACGTTACCTTTGTTGGAACCTTCTTCCAGTCCAGTGATGTACAGATACTGGAGGTACTCGCGATTGTCCTTCAGAGAATCGCCAATGATCTGGTTTGCCTTGGCAACACCAGAAGCACGGATGATTTCGGCATCAGCAAGTTGTTGTGCAGAATCTTTCTTTGCTTGTGCTTCCAGAACTGCTACCTGGCGAGTGTATTCTGCCTTCTGCAGTTCTGCCTTACCGGCAAGAGATTGTTGCCACACATTGTACAGTGGACCACCAACAAAGAGGAGACCACCAACTACCACAATACCAACAGCAACAAGAGCAATGGCGGGGTCAATAAATCCGTTTTGAGTTTTCATGGTTTAGCGAGTAATAACGACAAGTTTTTCTTGGGGAATCAGACTCAGAATCTCATTCATCGTGGGAGATTCTTTCTCACCCAGAAACTCTTTACAAATTCCCCCATAGTTTAGTCCAAATTCGTGAGTGAATACAGGACGACCCAGTGACTTCTCAACTGCTTCGTGAAAGACATCGAAGGGGCAACAAAGTTCTTTTGTGAAAAGTTGAAATTCAGCAATTTCACGATAAGACTTTTCTTTCCACCACTCAGTATCATACAATGCAATTGCCTTTTCCGCACCAATAGAATTTTTAGGAGACATATTTTCAGATTGCCTCCGTAACGATCTTGGCACCCTTGAACTTGGAGCGAGCACCTTTGTTCTTGGTGTCAACGCCTGTCACCACCGCAACTTGCGGCGTGGCGGAACCAGTGTGCAGCAGAATATCATCTTTCTTCAGAACACCGGGAGTGCCGATGTAATGGGTTTCTTTGCCATTGATAGAGGCGCTGAAGGTGTAAGGCACAACTTCTTCCAGTTGGTCCTTGTCCAGAACGTGAATGGCACCGGTGGTCTTTTCCTCAATCAGATACTTGTTCTGACTGTTAGTGCCAATGTGGGTGCCGTAAGCGGTCTTGCCGTCAACAGTGAAGGAGTACAGGGTTTTGGTGTCAGTCATTTCAGTTTCTTGTTCGTAGGGTTTCAGGTCGGTGCCGTAGGTGTGAAAGGCTTGGCCGGACTCAAGGTAGACGCACTTGTAGTAACCTTGCATATTGGATTCTTGACGACAAACTACTTCTGCTGGTTTTTTGCCGTTGAGCTTGGTGACGAGGTCACCGATTTGAAATTTCATCGTCTTGTTATAGAGGAACAAAAAAGGGGGGAGATTTATCCCCCCAGTAGGGTCACACAGCAGCCAGTTCGGTCAGCACTCGCATCGCACGCTGGTTGATGCGAGAACCCTGGCCAAAGTTGGCGTAGTTGAAGCGACCAGCCGAGGTCTTCCGCGAGTAGTTGGAAGCGTATTCGGTCACAGCGTTGAACGCATCGTAGAAGGTGCGACCTTCGTTACCGCGACCCGTGTAGAACAGACCGTTCAGTTGGGTCACAAAGGAGTCACGCATGGTGTCAACATCTTTCTGGTAGATCGCCTCCAGAGCGTTACGGAACTGCGCCTGGGAGCAAGGCGTAACGGCCAGCTTATCCACGTACTCGGCGTATTTTTTCATCGCACCGTTGACGTAGTCAACCACAGCGGTGGATTCAAGCACACGCTCGTTCACACCAGCCTGGTGACGGTACTTCTCGCTCAGGTCAGAGTAGGCCATTGCGAAAGTGTTACCGCAGATGACGCGAGTGGCCGAAGGACCGATTGCAACGCTGGCGTTACCAACGTGGCCGTTCAGAAGGGTGATGTAAGCCTTGTAGTTCTCGCCGATGACTTTGAACTCTTGGTTAACTTGGGCTTGGGCGAAGACCCGAGCACCGTTGTTCAGGTAACCCATGTTCTCAACGGAGAGCAAACCTTCTTCAACCATGGGGTTGATCAGTTTCAGAAGGTCGCTGTTTTGAACCGTCTCGTAATTGGGAGACACGGAACCGAGGCACTTACCGTTGTCATCGCGGACTACGGCAACTTTCTCGTCCCACTTGATGGGTTGACCGTCGTTACCGGTGAAGAACAGGGGACGGTGAGACACGGTCCAGTCGAGGTTGTTGGTGACAGCAAAAGCAGGCATGTTGTTTTCGGAAGTTGTTTGAACTGTAAGTATTATAGCGGGTTTTGGGACGGAAGTAAAGCGGGTAAACCGCCCCGGCAAGGTACGGGAAACCGCCCTCAGCGCACGCAGTAGTCGCGCGAGCGAGTCCAGCCGATGGGGCAGGTTTCTCCACCATTGTAGAAAACTTGGGTGTTACCTTCAGGAACGCAGGCACCACCGGACGCAAACGTTCGGATTGGGCAGCTGCCAAATTTCTGCACAGGAATGCTCTGTGCCAGGACAACTTGGCCGAAGATCACAGAGCCGAGGCAAAACAGAAACGGTTTCATTCTGAGAGATTCAGGTCGTTTATGAACAGAAAAGAAAGGCCAGCGTCGCAAGCGTCCGCCATGAAAAGACCTTCGTTGCGAAGCAGTTCCGCATCAGCATGGTTTCCTTGTTTATAGAGGAACTCAACCTGATCAGCCATGTCTTCAAGACGACTCGCAACGAGCGTCTGAAGTTCAATTCCGCGCATATTTTCGAATTCCTCGATGAAATAAGAGTGTTCGGTGTGGTTCACAGGTACTTGAGCTCCAGGGTTTGAATGATCGGCTCAATCTCACGAGCAGTGTAAGCAGTGGCGCTGTAAACACCGTCAACGTAAATGTCGTATCGGGGACCGAGGTGGGTACGGCGAACCTTGGTGGTGATTTCCATGATATAACTATAGCTGGTTTTGGCACGGGAGTAAAGGGGGTAAACCGCCCTGGCGTGGGCGGGTAACCGCCCCCTCAGGCGTCCCCGAACTCTTTCTTCAGGCGTTCGTACTCCCGGCGACGACTGTTTCGAATGAACTCTTCTCTATTGAGACGAGCGTTAAACTCCTCGTCATTTTCCTCTCTTCGCTTGGTTACCGTAAAGATTGCGGTAACGCAGTCGTAATATCCTCGCTTGGCTTCCAGCTCCACTTGCGTGAAACCTTGTTCCATCGCTTCCGTCAAATTTGCAATAGCTGTTTGAATGGAACAATAGTCGATGTCGAGTTGACGAGTCTCGGTAATTTGTTGACGTTTTTGCGCAGTCATTGTTTTGTAATTTTCAGGTTTTGGTAAGGGCTTGTTTTTGAGCCTCGATCCAGCGGCTTTCGAAAACTTCCCTCATACCGTCGCGAAAAGCGAGGATGGCTGCTTGCTGAGCTTTACTGTGCAGAGAGTCTGCCAAGTAAGTCGCGTGGTGGTGAACCAAGCTCTCGAAGTCTCTCGCTCCGGCTTCGTACGCTTTTGCGTAGAACTCTTTCAGGTCGGATGTCAGTGAATCGATGGCGTCAGTCATTGTTGTCCCAGTCAGCAACTGTGGTATAGGTTTCGATAAGAACAAGCAACAAGCCACGGTAATCACCCCGGACGGCTGCAATCGCTTCTTCGCGAGTCGGATAACCGTATCGGTTGAAGACGTAATCACCCCAACTGGTTATGGGGTCCGACAGATGACCTTCTCCAGAGAGAAGCTTCCAGCAGTAACTAACTTCGAGCTTTGTTTTCATTTTGTGGAGGTCATAAACAACAAGTGGAATTGTAATCAAGCTCGAATTTCAACGAGTTCCTTCCGGTGGCAGTCCCAGAGGACCAGGGCAGGCGACTCTTCGCAGAACCACGACCGCTTGACCCCACCGCAACCGGCATCGAGCACCAAAGAATTCTCGGTTGAGCAAACCACGTGGTAGTGTCCGGCGACGCGCACCCAGGGCCGCTCGCTGGCGTGCTCCCACCAGAATACACGACCTTTTCCTTCTTTACTGTTTGGTCCGTACATCATCAGGCTCTTCGCCTTCTTCGGCACGTCAAATACCATGTGAAACAGCGGGTAATCAGGCACTTCGAGCCAGGAAGGGAAGTATGCGTGTGAGCATCTGTACTCCTGGTTTGAATCATCGCGAAAACAGAAGCCGTAAGGCATCGTTTCCAGCCACTGGCCCACTTCCGACAGCGGAATCTCAGCCGCCACGAAATCCTCAATCGTGCGAGCCAACTCAGGCGAAACGTGAACGTTATTTCCGCGAATGTATCGCTCCAGCTTGTCCTGGTGGTTGGAACGCAGAACAATCGCACCCAGTTCTTTCTGAGCTTGCTTCAGCAGCTGGTACACACCAGCGGAATCGCTGAAGTCGCAGCGGGAGTCAAACACATCGCCCAGAATTACGGGAATCAGAGCGTTGTTTTGGCAATAGGCCAAAGCCTCCCACAGAGGGCGATACTGCGAGTGAATATCGCCGATCAGACAGTAGTTACGGTTCATTATTCAAGAACCACCGTAAACGTAATCCTTAACACCTTCTTCCTCGTCTACAACTTGGTAGACCGAGTAGGAGTTATTTTTGACGGCATCGTCGTACTCTTTCATATGCCAGCCGAACTCCTCCTCGAACAGCTCACGACAACGCTCCAGCGAGGAAGCAGCGATCACGACCATGCCCGCCGTGTAATCGTACAGGACGTCGTGGATGATGTACAGGTTCATTTTCTTCATTTCCATACCTTTAGTATAGCTCACTTCCCCCGTTTTCGAAAGGGGGGCAAACCGCCCTCCCAGGTACGGTTAACCGCCCCCCCTCCATGGCGCTCAGTCGTGGTTGCCGCTGTAATCTTCAACCTGGAAACCATCCCGCGTGGCGATTACCCGGTTGTCATCACCGAACATTCCCAGCATGGGACCCTCAAAGGCGGAATTGCACAGCATCTTGGAAAGTGCCGCCATACTCCCCTTGTTGATACCTTCTGGGCGGCGGAGTAGATCAAGGTCTTCCACGTTCAAGCGGTTAGCTGCATTCTCTAGATACTTCAGGCCCCAATGCGTACACGCCCAAATGTCTTCTTTCTCACCGTCATAGTCTTCCCAGCGGATTTGATCCAGGTCTTCAGGTTCGATCGCGTTGGTGAAGACGCAGTCTTTCACTGAGAATGTGCAGGGCGCTCCATCGTTGAAATAAGGTGCGTACTGCGTCCAAACAACTGCGTTAATCCCGGGGTTCAGTTCCCAGAACTTCTCAAACATCTTGGAAATTTCTGCGCGAGCACGGGTTTGAAACTCCCGTTGAAACCCCTCAAACTGCTCAATCAGCTCATTCATCGTGTTTTCCGTTTTCATTAGTCGATCTTCAGTGGAATAAAGCGGGATTGTTTGTTGCCTTTGGATGTTCCAGACATCCACGGTTGTGGAGTCATGTTCTCCAGGTATTTTTCCACCGTGGGAATAAAACCGAGGTCCTGTATGATGTGGTCCTCGGCAATGTCCCTCGGTGAGTAAGTTATTCCTGCGGAGTTGGTTCGGACTCGGCCGAACATTTGCTCTACGAGGAAGCAACCGAACGCGGAATGCAGAATCGCCCGGTGGCGAAAGTCCGGAAAGGTTGCTTTGCTGCTGTCGATAAAGTCATCGATGTCAGCGTAGTCATCGGGAAGTCCTCCGTACTTTTTAGCGTGGAGTCTCCCGTGTAGATAGGGTTTCATCGTCAGGATTCAATCAGGGTTCGAGGGTCGCAGCTGGGCTGTGTTAAAGTCACAGGCCCAACAGGGCGTCGAGCTGCTTGGGCTTCATTTGCCCCACGAATTCCGTGAAGTTCGCGTACTTGCCGGCACGAATGCCGAACATTGCACCGGAAACATTCGGGTGGTTTTCGAGGACAATGCCCGCAAATTCCTTCTGGGAGTAACCTTCGTACAGTCGCACGAAGCCCTCAACCATGAACCCGATATCGCCGATACGATCGCGCAAAGCGTTGAACTCTGCGGAATAGTCGGGGAAGTGCAGCAGGAACTCGTCCAGATCGTCGTTCAGGTACAGCTCGGAGAAGTCAGGATCCCCGTTACCGCGAACGCGATGCAACTGAACGTAAACGTCGGACTTGACCTTGATTCGGTTACCGTTCGCGTCGCAAACGATGAAGCCTTCGTGGTCGGCACCGCGAGCGTTGACTGCGTCAACGATGTTGTCAGCACCGAAATTGAAGGACTCAGCCACCCAGAATACGCGGGAGAAATCACCCAGCGGCAACTCTACGAAATCGTTCGCACGATCCCGCACTGCCAGCAGCCGTAACATCGGCTCGTCGTACTTCACAACGATCCGGTTCTCGGCAGCGCACAACTCAAACACGTAGCAGTAATTCGGGTTCAGGTCGAAAGCGTTATAGCGCATGTACCGGAAGGTATCCCAGAACAGCTCTTCAAACGACTTACCGGAATCACCAACGCTGCCAGCACCGCCGACAGAACCGGAGGTAGAAACAACCCACTGCACACCGTTCCAGAACAGTTTGATCAGCGAGCCATCATACTTCTCGTATACGTTCGCGGAGGACCAGTCAATCTCATCAGCTTCAGCTTCGCCCAGGTTGAAGAAACGGTCGAACGCGTAAGCTACCAGAGAGAAACCGTCGTCGTCTTTCTGAACTACGGCACCACGGCAAGCACGCACGATCGGGTTACCCTTGTCGGTACCAATTACTCCGTACTTCAGGTTGAACAAACCAGGGAAACGGTCGTCCGTAGAAACGCGGATGTCCAGGTCCGCCAGGCGAGCCAGCCCATAGTCATTCAGCCAGTTGATCAGGTTGTTTCGCAAGTTATCCATGCTATAAGCATAGCTCTTTTTGGCCCAGGGGTAAAGGGGGTAAACCGCCCTCCCAGGTACGGTTAACCGTCCTTTTCGTTATCTTTGATCTCTTTTAGCATATTTTCAATCAAGATCAACCGATTTCCGATTTGCATCAACAGATCAGTCAAACCTTCGATTTCTTCGTGAATGTCCTGGTGATGAAACCGCAAGGGTTTCTGGATGATCTTACGGAGTTTTGCTTTTTTCATTCTGTTATAGAGAAATGCTCCCAGACGGATTTGAACCGCCGACAATCTCGGTGTAAACGAGGTGCTCTACCGCTGAGCTATAGGAGCTAACGGCCCTTTTGTTGACGGTGTGAAGCCGAACTCCGGGGTACTTGCAAGTTTGGACCTTACTTTCCCCGATCCGCCGTGCGGGAATCGAACCCGCTATCCAACTCCCTTGTCGGGGTGTCATTGCCATTTAGACTACCGGCGGAAGGTGGCCCGTAACGTGGGCCAATCGTCACACTTTTCGGGTCACTGGAGCCCCGAAGGGCTCAGCACTAAATCAGAACTTAAAGCCCGCGCCAACTACGCCTACGGGAGCGTAAGCAGTGCCGTTCACACCAGATCCCTTGGTCGGAAACTTGATGTCAGCGAACAGGACGAAGCTATCACTCACACGACCTTCGATACCAGCCACGAATACGGCCTGGCTGCTTTGACCAACGGTCGACTGGAAGTTGGAACCGGTACCATTTACCAGCGGGAACTGACCACCACCACCGAAGTAGAGGTTGGCTTTGCTCACCTTGCTACCGTCAGCTAGAGTTGCCGAGGCAATCGACTTGTCGTAGGTGGCCAGGATACCAGCGCCAGCGCCGATTTGACCGGCAGGGGAACCTGCGAAGTTGAAGTAGGGGCGAGCCGAGATTTCGCCGCCGAGGGCGTTAGCCATGGGGAAACGACCCTGAATAGTGGCACCGCCAATCGTGCGGTTTTTGGTATAACCGTTGCCATCGACGCCTTGACGGGTCAGGGTCAAACCAGCGCCAAGATAGGAGCCAACATTCTTGGCTTTGCGCTCAGCTTTCAGTTCGATGGCGGCAACTCGGGCTTGAGTACCGTTCCACTTAGCAGCTTGCTCTTTCAGAGCAGCAGCGAGTTGAGCATCTTTGGCATCTTGGAAATCGCTAATGCGATCCACGCAAGAGTTCACCAGGGCAGCCAGTTCAGCACGAGAAGCGGGTTGACCAGCCTTGAAGGTGCCGTTAGGGTAACCGGCAACGCAACCGTAGCGAGAAACCAGATTGCTAATTGCCTGGTAGCTCCACTCAGTTGGCTGCACATCTTTCAGTTGCGACACGGAGGTCACTTGGGCTGAAGCGGGAACCGCAAGGGAGACGGTAGCGACGCTAGCAGCAAGGATAGTTTTAAGCATTCTTTATTCAGAACCTGTACAGATTGCCCGATTAGAGTATTCGGGCGAAGCGAACGATCGGACTTGAACCGACGACATCTAACTTGGAAGGATAGCGTTCTACCACTGAACTACGTTCGCAAGGAGCCCCAAGTCAGATTCGAACTGACGACCGCTCGCTTACAAGGCGAGTGCTCTGGCCACTGAGCTACAAGGGCGGAAGAAAAGGTGCTTTCGCACCTAGCATAGTCACAAGCGAAGTTCGTAAACTTAGGCTCGCGAGTAACACACGTTAATGTGGCCACGGCCAGGATTTGCCAGCGCCTGGAAAGCAGCGTAGGAGAGATCAAGGTCTCGCCCAGCCACGAATGGGCCACGATCGTTGATTCGCACGACGACCGAACGGCCCCCGTGAGTTACTCGAAGTCGGGTTCCGAACGGAAGATTACGGTGTGCCGCTGTCAAGGCATAGGTGTTAAACCGTTCTCCGCTCGCTGTAGTTTGACCGTGATAGCCGTCACCTACCCCGTAATAGCTGGCGCCAGAGCATGACGAAGCTAGAGAAGGCGACGGAGCCAGGAAAGTCATTCCGGCAACGGCGGCCAAACCAAACAAACCCTTCAGTTTCGAAACAAGCATTTAATTAGATAGAAATCAACATCCACCTCGCAAAGTGTGGGTCCGTGTTTCAACGGCACTTGTGGGTGGCTCTAGGAGTTTAAGGAATGACTGCATTCCCGAGTTGCTCCCCGCAGTGTATCGTGGGGCCGACCTCATAAATCGGTGTTAAAAGCAACGCCGCTATTATAACGGAAAAAGGGAGGCGTAAACCTCCCCGTGCGCTCAGAGTGCGTTGCTCAAACGGCAACAGCAGTCCTGCGGAATGAAACGATGTTGTTGAGATTTATTCTCACTTCACCCTGCACGGTCGATAACCAGTTTACCCCCGTAAAATGGAGGTAAGGCGATTCGAACGCCTGTGTCGCACAGAGCGCCCCAGTTTATAGTCTTGTGAGAGGACTTTGCCCCGAAGGACAATGGGCGATACTGGACTTGAACCAGTGACTTCTTCCGTGTCAAGGAAGTACTCTACCGCTGAGTTAATCGCCCTGGCGGAAGGGGAGGGATTTGAACCCTCGGAGCCGGTTTCCCGACTCGGCAGTTTAGCAAACTGCTGCCTTAAACCACTCGGCCACCCTTCCAAATTTGCTCTCGCGAGCAACGCCTCCTGTAGGATTCGAACCCACAACCCTCTGATCCGAAGTCAGATGCTCTAGTCCGTTGAGCTAAGAAGGCAAAGTAAGAGATGGTGGATTTGAACCACCGACAACAGGGGTATGAGTCCTGCGCTCTACCACTGAGCTAATCTCTCAAATTCCCTTTCGGGAAATGCCCCCAGTCGGACTTGAACCGACAAACCTTTCGGCGGCTGATTTTGAATCAGCTGTGTTTACCATTTCACCACAAGGGCAAGGCACCCTCGGCAGGATTTGAACCTGCGGCTAACCGCTTAGAAGGCGGATGCTCTTCCACTGAGCTACGAGGGCAAACGCTCTCTGTAGGATTCGAACCTACGACCTTCTGATCCGTAGTCAGACGCTCTAATCCGCTGAGCTAAGAGAGCATGGCACCGAAACAAGGGCTTGAACCTTGGATAACAGTTTTGGAGACTGTCGTGTTACCACTACACTATTTCGGCAAAGTTGCCCGTCAGGGCAATGTCCGTGAGAGGACTCGAACCTCCAACAACTACCACCTCAAAGTAGCGCGTCTGCCAATTGCGCCACACGGACATTGGTTCTGGAGCTAGGACTCGAACCCAGGAATGGCGGGACCAAAACCCGCTGCCTTACCACTTGGCTACTCCAGATTACTTGGCACGAGGCCAAAGTTTCGGGTCGGAATCGAACCGACGCATGAAGATTTTGCAGACCTTCGCCTTACCACTTGGCTACCGAAACGGGGTGGTCGATGAGATTTGAACTCACATGAACCAGATCCACAATCTGGCGCATTAACCATTATGCTACGACCACAGCGGAGAGGGTGGGATTCGAACCCACGGAGGCTTTCACCTCGCTAGTTTTCAAGACTAGAGCCATCAACCACTCGACCACCTCTCCAAGGAGCGGATGAAGGGATTTGAACCCTCGACTTTCTCCTTGGCAAGGAGATGCTCTACCGCTGAGCTACATCCGCGAACGTTCCCGAAGGAACGATGGAGAATAGGAGACTCGAACTCCTGACATCCTGCTTGCAAAGCAGGCGCTCTACCAACTGAGCTAATTCCCCAAGCAGGGCGAGAGTGTTCACCTACGATCACCTTAACAGTGCGTCTACGGTGTGACTTAGGGGACTCTTCATTTAATGCAACATTCCTCGTTGCACCCTCTTTGGCCTCCTTCCTGGCTATCTGCCAGACGAGTACCAAAGCCATCACTGAGGTTTGAACTCAGGACCTCCATCTTACCAAGATGGCGCACTACCACTGTGCTATGACGGCGAAAGTGGGAAAGACTGGATTTGAACCAGTGAAGGCAGAGCCAAAGGTTTTACAGACCTCCTCCTTTAACCACTCGGACACTTTCCCAAAATCCCCTTGCGGGGGGATTTGACGGTCTCTGCAGAGTAGATTGTCAGTTCAACACCTTCAATCACCGTCGTTTGCCCAGTTACCAGCTGGGCGGTGTAGCATTCAGTAACCCGGAAATGCCAGAGGGGACCACTCGTATCAGGTCATTAGCCTCCCTTATGCCTCAGGAGTTTGGCGCACGGCATAACTCTCCGTACCGGAGTTGCACTTTTTGGTCAAGGTAGCAAATATCTCCTTGTTGCCCGAAGGCAATCGGGGCGGCAGGATTCGAACCTGCGGCATCCTGCTCCCAAAGCAGGCGCTCTACCAAGCTGAGCTACGTCCCGTGATGGCCCCATTTAACACGTGAAACGCTTCAAGAACGCACAGAGGTGGGGGCTCGTGGCTTCCAGCAGGGCTCGCATATTGGCCGGTAAGAGTGTTTCATCCAGCAGCACCAACGGCAAGACAGCCCTCAAGAAAGCACCACACATTAACGACTGTATGAGTGGCCGTGTCGGGAACTTAACGACGTATTCCATACGACTCCGGTGTCTAGAACGGAGGGTGCTTCGTTCTCCCTAGGGCGATCAAAGAACGCGGGACGGTGATTGCAGACCGCAGCCCGATGCTATGCCCGGACATTTCCGGACCACGCAGAGCGGGAACGAGGCAGGTGTCTCTACGTTGTACGTTCCACAAGTGTCACCAACTCTGTCGTACGTTCCACAAGTGTCACCGACAGTTCAACTCCTTTTACTTTCCTTACCTCGGCAGGGTGCCGCTACCTCCCTTGTTGCGGCGTGTGTGTACGTTTCGTACATCTGGGTACGTTACTAGACCCAGGATACTGCTTACTGTACCCGCATCAAGTCGTGAGTGTCGTTAACGCTTGAGCATGGAATGGGAGTTCACCCATTCATAACCTATTTGGGAGCCTGAACTATGACTCTTACAGACCGTTTGGCATTTTTCTCGCTCCCAGACTACGCAAACTGCCAAATGGCATCCGGGCACAAGCCTACTCCCCCCTCGTCTAGTAGGCATCGCATGGACGAGGGAACTGGCCCGGCAGGGATCGAACCTGCGACAACTTGATTAACAGTCAAGCGTTCTACCGCTGAACTACAGGCCATTGGTGGCGGAGGCAGGATTCGAACCTGCGACCTCCAGGTTATGAGCCTGGCGAGCTACCGGACTGCTCTACTCCACGATGAAGCCCCTGGTAGAAGTAACCGTTGCCAGCTGGACGCACTTACTCCTGATTTTTACAACGTTAAAGACCCCAGAGGTAGCGGCCTGCGGTTGTGCCCCGAAGGGCAATGGGAACTGACGGATTTGAACCATCGACACCACGGGCTTCAACCGTGTGCTCTACCAATCTGAGCTAAGTCCCCGAGGTGGAACCGACAAGACTTGAACTTGTGACCGCTCGGTTATCAGCCGAGTGCTCTACCACTGAGCTACGGTTCCGTAGGTTAACTCCCTCCCTGGGAGTTACCAACGACCCTAACGGGATTTGAACCCGTGATACCACCGTGACAAGGTAGCGTGATCACCACTTCACTATAGGGTCAAGACGAGGTTTGTAACCTCTATGGGTCGTCTGAGATTCGAACTCAGGGCCAATCGGTTAAAAGCCGAGTGCTCTACCGCTGAGCTAACGACCCGTGGACTCTTGGCTGGGGCGATGCGTCCGTCATTAACCAGCTGTTCACTGATTACCAAGAGGCGGGCGTCCCTAGTCCCCGCGATTTGCCAGAACTGATGAAGTGACCGTCCGACCGAAGTCATTACCCACCTCTCATTGAGGCGGGCGTCCCTAGTCCCCGCAATTTGACAGAACTGATGAAGTGACCGTCCGACCGAAGTCATTACCCACTTCCCGTTTCGAGTGCGTTTTAGCTCTTAAACTACGCTACTGAAGTAGCGGTGGGTCTGACACCACACGTTTCACTCTAATAGTCCCAACGGGGTTCGAACCCGTGCTACAACCTTGAAAGGGTTGTGACCTAACCGCTAGTCGATAGGACCATTAAACTTGAAAGGCTGGACTAGACAACGCCGAAGCGGGGCCGCATTTAATCCCAGTCGTATGGAACCTTTCTAACTTAAAATACCTTTGGCTCAGTTCATGCCGTGCGATTTACCCTGGACCGCATATCCAGGCACCAAAGGTTTTTTGGTAATTTCTATTGAGTTTTCAAGTTTCGTGTGACCTTGGAGAAGAACCTCTTTCAACCACCCTTTTATCATAGCGCCTTTTGCGCCAGAAGTAAAGGGGTGGAAACCGCCCAGAGAGGGCGGGAAACCGTCCCAGTGACTGAGGCGTCGGCAGCGCCGACCCGGTCACGCAAGGAGGTGGGTTTTTCACTTTTCAAGGTTCGGGGCGAGGCTTTCCTCAACCACCCTTTAACTATAGCGCCTTTTGCGCCAGAAGTAAAGGGGTGGAAACCGCCCAGAGAGGGCGGTAACCCGGTGGTTGTGTCCGGGTCCACACAAGAGAATCCCCGGACCGGTGACCCGCCAGCCGTAAAGCCGACGGAGCACCCAACCACCCTTTAACTATAACCCGTTTTGGGGCTCGAGTAAAGGGGGCAAACCGGCTTTTTCAGGCGGTTAACCGCCCTTTCGTCGCTCTTGCTCGTAAATATACTGCAGTCCGAGCATTGGAACAACAATTACACCAAATCCGCAGAGTCCGAGCCAAATGGGACTGTCGGCAAGTGTGCGTACGAGGTGAAGCATTAGGCTCCCTGAAAGTATTCAAGAGTTGGCCACTTATCCTCGATCCATGTTATGGTTTTCACGATATCTGCGCGAGCTTTCATCTTTGTGGGTGCGATTCCGTTGTGCATGTGCGTGGAGTATGGACCGGATCCATCCTCCCAGATAAGACACCAGTGCCACTCTTGTTTTCCTTCGCACCACCACACCTCTGCCGAGCAGTTTCGACTGTCAAGGCGAACGGTGGTCAAATGTCTGTTTCCAGAACCGGTAATCACAGATCGTCAATCCGATACTTCGACTGAAGTAGCAGGTCGAGCTCCGTCTTCAACCTTTCGGAAGACGATTTGCTTGTGAACGGCATAAATTTCGAGAGTGTCTCCTTCACCCCAGCCGAGGGCATCAAGGAGCTCGTCAGGAAACGGAAAAACGAGGTTACCTTCGTCATCTTCTTCAAGGGTGATCGTGAATGAGTCGGGATCTGTGTCAAACCCAGGCATTGTTCTCTGAAATGATGATTGTTTTCGTAGGGTTCACAATGAGAATGTCGTTTCGCATTGTGTGCATCCTTTCTCGATTTCTCGACGAAGTTGGAAGCTCTTGAAGTAGAAGTTTAGTTCCATCGGAATCAACCTCATACATTTGCAAGATCCCTGGGGGGAACGAACGCGGCGGAATCACTTGGGACCTCGGTAATCGTTAGCCATTTGGACTCCAAATCCTCGCCGTTTTCGTGAAGGGAACGAACTGCTCGTCCGATGGTGCAGAACACTTTTCCCCTCTCCCCCCAGGCGCACCCGGTCCAGAATTTTCCGGACACGTTTTCAACCAGGAACATTTCGAGTTAAGTCGCACTGAGCTCAGTATAGGGGCCGAGCTGGCGGGTAAACTCAGTGACCTGCGAAAGCTTGGAGTAGATACAAATCGCTCAGAATTGATTCTGCCATCGCCTGCATGTGACTACCGATTCCAACGAGTCGGGGGTCTTGACTGTTTTCTTCGCAGAATTTGTAAAAAATACCAACGGCGCTATTAAGAGCCATGAGGTAATCAAGATTAAGCTCCACCAGAGACTGCGCATCGAAAAACTCCATCGAGATTCCTGGACCTGTAAACAGACTGAAATCCGGATCAAACCCGCATGCGCGAAGGGTTTCAACAAGGCCGTCCATCAGTTCTCCGAGATCGTTATAGATTCTCTCGAAAAGAAGGTGGGCCTCATAGAAGTTCGGACCCCGTACATTCCAATGCGAAAGACGGGCAACGATTGTGGCGTCGTTCAGGTATTTTACCGATTTGTTGGAGTAGACCGTAAATTCTTCGTTCATGATAGGGTTCCTCACTTGTTTATGATCGGTGGCTATGTTCAGGGTCATGATCAGGTTTTACCCTTTTCCGACACTCTTTGACATGCTCTGCCAACTCTTTCAGGTCACAAATTAAAGAACCACTTTCTTCGTTGCATCCAATCACGAGGCCGCAAAGCGGGCAGCGAAACTTGGATTTTATGTAATTATCTTCGAGTTTCATTTTATTTCCTGTACACTTGTCGAGAATGGGCGTAAAGCTCCACCGAAACTGAATCCCCGTGCTGATGAACGGCCAGGTATTCTCGGTTCGGGTCATAATTTGCCAGTGTTTCCGTCAACTTCTCAGCGAATACGTCCTCGGTGTCCTTTTGAGGCAGAGAACGAAGAAACTTGAAAACTTCTTCCCAAGTCAAAAAGTTGCAGGCTTCCGAGTCATAGAAGTGGCATCCTCTTTGACCGATATGTTTTTGAAAACTACGCGAGAGGTGATTCATCTTGATACCGCATTGGAACAAGAGCACCTCTTACCCTTCTCTTCAAAACTGGCCGAGAATCGCTGATCATTTTCGCAGTGCGATACGACGCATCCTTGCCATTCAACTCCGAAGAGCCTTCACATGGGTGCGTTTCATCGTATTTTGACGACGTATCGCTCATAGGAACCTCAATAGGAAATCTGCCAGTTGCCGTCTTTCTTTTCGGAGATTGTGAAAGAGAACTGCTTCGCCTTCTCGCCCGGTGCGGCGTCGTAGAAGATACCGCTGAAGGATTTGCCGTCGTCCGCCATCAGATAGTTGTTGGCTTCGTTCGGGGGATTACCTTCGCTGTCGGTAACGTCGGTTACGCCATCCAAGTACACGCTTGCGATAACTTTCTTCAAGAAAGTTTCCATCTTGGCGCTTAAATCGCCCTCAGCAAACTCAAACTCGTTGAATTCTACGGGCTCGGGCTCAATCTGAAACTCAAGTTTGTCTGCTTGAACCTGCAGAACCGAATCCGGATCAGGCCACTGGGAAGGATCCACACTCAGCAAAGCATCAACAACCTCGCAGTATTCGTCGTAGGTTGCTTCAGGGCCAAGATCGATACGGTCGATCAACTCGAGCATCGAGATACGGCCATCTGCGAAATCGTGCCGCAGAGTCTGCAGGTAAGAACGTGGGAATTCCGAGAAGTTTCCCCCTGTTGTCTCCCACAGGAGATCAGTTACACGTTTCGCGCTTTCGGAGAACGACTGGTCCGCCCCGAACTTCGGATTTCGATCGAACGCCATGGGAAGAGGCAATACTTTCCCTTATTTTACCCTATGCCGCCGAAAGTAAACTACATTTCCGGATCTTGCAATCGCGGGTTCCTTCTTCCGCCGCTGAAATCAATCGACTTGAGCCGGATGCCGAGATCGTAATAATGATCGAAGATATCAACCATTCGTCGAGCTTTGATCACATCGGTGACACCGTCTCTACGGACAACGATGTAACAATCGTTGGTTAGATTTTTAGGGTCGATGTCACTCAGAAGGACATCTTGTGCGATAACTCGAATCTTTTCCAAGGGATTAACGGCTGATTTCTTCCCAGTCCATACTGGCGTAAACAAGCTGGCTGGCGTTTGCTCCGGCAACCGCAACCGATAGCGTGTACGGAGTTCCCGTCAAACCGTCGCGCTCAAGCTGGAAGGCAAACAGAGCCTCTTTCAGAATGTCGATTGAAGGTGAGCCCTGGTTTGAGGCGGATGTGTAACCCTGGGCAAGAACTCTGCCATCCGTGATTCCCGTACCTGTTAGATTATATTCCACGGAAGAACTATCTCCGGCACTCACCCAAGTCCCGCCTGCAACTGTTCCGCTTGCAACTACGCGCCAGCTGTAAACCTCGTTATTTCCGCTCCCTAGAATCGAGATCGCAGTGAGAATTGCGATTGCGTCCAGTCGAGAAGTTTTCAGTTGAAGAGACACAACCGGGTAGAAAGTTCCTGCCACGGTTAAAGCTTTTGGCGCTGTAATCGACGTTCCGACACTCTGCTGAGATCCTCGCAGTTCGTAACCACCTTCTGAGATTACCGTCGTGCAAATTTGCTTCAGAGTGCTTGCTGACGCTGTCACCCCTAAGTTAGCAATCTCGTAACGCATCGGCAAAGAAGCCGAGGTAATATAGGTGGAAGCAATCAGGTTAGCGTGTTGGAATTGGTGGCACAGGATGAATGTTCCGTCAATCACGAAACCGAGGCGAACTGTTCCGACACCCAGCCATTCCATGTCGAGGAATAGAATCTGCGCCTTTGTTGGGTCCAGGGTCAACCCTGAAGGACCTGTTCCGTTCAACGGGTCAACGTTCCAGCCAGTGTCGCTCGGTCCGTATACACCTCCGGCTTGACTGATTTTCGTTTCGACTAAGGAACCGGTGACGGAACTTCTTTCGACGAAACAAAGGCTGTTCGTCGTACCGCCTAGCTCAAGGTAGTAACCATTGGCAGAACCGTAGTAACCAACTCGTTGGCGGAGATTGGTCTTGGGTGCGTTGAACACAAATGTGTCCATCACTAGCAGAGACTTACCGGGTTGATATGAGAAAACTTTCGTGGTTTCTCGGATCACTTCGGCACCCGCCGCCGTGGTTACGCTCATATCGACCAAACCTTGGGCGGCGTTGAAAGATGTAGAACCGCCGGTTACAGTCGCGGTGCTCCAAAGATTGTTGTCTGCGTAACGATGGCTGGAGTCAAACAGCGTGTATGGGGCGGAAGTGCGCAGGCGTCCGAAAGCGTCCGTCGACATGTACGGAAATGCCGTAACAGTTGAAGTCGTCGTAACGTTCCCTGAAACAACCCAAGGAGAAGTTCCTTGGTTGGCGGTAACTGTGCCGCTGATTGGCAGAGGGTTACCAGCGTCGTTTTTAACTTCGACTTCACCAGTAATGGAAACCGCGCCGTTGATGTTCTGGGACGCAGGCCAGTTTGTGACTGCAACGTTTGATGCTGGTCCGCTACCTCCCCCGGAGTACAGATCGTACATCACAATCTGCAGCTCGTCAGCGGAATTGCAGAACGAAGTGTTTTGACGAAGAGTTAGAGTGGTGGCAACTCCATCGTCTGTCAGAATGATCGTCGCTTCGTACTCCTCAGGGTCGAAGAAAGGAATATTTCTTGTTAGGTTCGTGATGTGAGCGAATTGCTCAATTGTATAGACGCCAGGAATCTCGATGGTGCCTTCGCCTTCGTTTCCGGGAGTGAAGGTCCAACTCTGAAGAACGTACATGGGGAAGGCTTCATCAATGGTTGATTTTACCCTCGAAGTGCTTCTTTACCACGAATAAATCAGCACTAGGCCGGGGCCACCGTTACCGCCCCCACCGCCCCCAGTCCCGGTAGTACCACCCGCACCACCTCCGCCCCCACCGGAGCCGGGGCCACCATCTCCTCCCTTTCCGCCAGGGTTATTTCCAGTCCCCGTGCCTCCTCCGCTTCCGCCTGTCGAAAGTAAAGGTTTTTTAAGTTGAACACCGGGAGATCCTTCGCGGGGTGGGGAGACATTTCCTGCACCTCCGGAAAGGGTTTGAAAAAGGTTTAGAACACCGGATTGAGATGCTGGAGCCGCAATACTCCCCCCATTGCCAGTTCCTCCGCCGCCACCCGCACCACCGGAAAGAAGTAGTCCGGTTAGTGGGTATGAAATGGATGCTCCTGCACCGTTATTAACTGCACCACCAGCACCGCCACCTTGTCCGGCGTAAGCAACGAAAGTACCTAATCCGGCTAGTAGAGCACCAGCGACTGTTGCAACAGCACCTGCGTTACCAGCGTTACCAACAACCGTAGCCGAAGCCGCAGTTGTACCTGCAGCACCTGCGTTGGCAAAACAAACGGTGTAAATAGCTGCTGTGGATTGAGCAATTGAAACGTAAGAAGGTATGCCAGAAGTTCCAAGGAGACCGACAGTGGTTGAAGAAGCAGCGCCGTTACCGCCAATACCTGCTGAGACGTACAGGATGTCTGGCAATAAAGGAGCCGGGATTTCTACTGTGGTAATGCCACCGCTACCACCGCCGCCACCGCCACCGCGAGCGTTGGTAGTTGCGCTGGGAAAGCCGCTACCACCACCCGCACCACCGCCGATGCAGACGATGCGAACCATGGCAATACCTGCCGGTTTCTCCCAGGGGACCCACTGTGTGTTGGCGTTTGCAAAACCTGGGAATACGCTGACAAAACCGTTTTGCGGCTTTGGAACGTCAAATACGTCAAGCATCAGTAGTCACCTCCAATCGCCAATCCCTGCCAGTTGGAGTTGGTGTTTTGAGCAACGGATTGCGCCACGAGTAGGAACCTGTTAGCTGGAATTGCAAAGTTAAACGGAATCTCGATTTGGTAGGGCGCAGTTGTTACTGCCGAGACAGTTTGCGCTGCAGCCTGAACTATCGCAAGCAAGTCGGTGTTGGCTGTTGTTGTGGCACCAGTATTGACAGTGGATGAGTACACTTGCAGTGTAGTGGCAACAGAGCTAATAACACTTGTAGTTGAAACGAATGAAAAGCGGAATTTTTGTATGTAAGAGCCGTTTACGCCAGATGTAAATGCTACGAAACAGTTGGTCCCTACTGTACCAGGGGCCGTGGTATTCAGGTTTACGGCTGTAGTCAAGATGTCGGCATGACTGACGTTTGGGGTTAACGTCCAGATTGGTGAAGTGTTTGCTGCCATTTTAGTAAGTGTATGTGAAAATTAGGGCATTGCTGCGCCATATTGAACTGCAAGCACTTGGCCGTAGTTACTCTTGAGCACAGTTTCGGGTGCGATCATTGTCGCAGTGACGGTCCCTGTGTCACCGGTTGTGACAACGGTTCCGGTAACATTCGGGAGAGTCAGAGTTCGATCAGCGGATAGGGTTGCGGTTGTTAGCGATACATCGAAAGAACCTGTTCCTCCTGCTCTACCTTGGATAATGATCCCATCTTGCGTTGCCGCTTGACGGAAAGTTTGGCCTGTCGTGTTTGTGAAGGTGTTGGCACCGGTGAATGCGTTGTTGTTCGCTGCGACAACGTCACCACTCCCCCCTGCTCCAACTTCAACTATACTTTGAGCCCCCGAAACGTCTTTCTTCAGAAAGAGTTTTCCGTCGTAGGTGTTAATCGCAAGCTCACCTAGGGCCAGCTGCGAAGTAGTGGGAGCTGACCCTTGAACGGCTGAGCGCCGTAATTTAATTGTCTGTGCCATGTGGCTATCCCTTAATTGCTATATAGCAGGATGGATGAAGAAGTAAATTCAGTATGTGCCGCCGTCAATCGTGTTGGTCCAAGTCGGAACGTTTGAGGAGTTAACCGACAAGATTTGACCGACGCTATTGGTGGCATCCCATGAGCCAGCGGCTGTAACACCAACTGCGCTCGTACCGTTCCCGTAAACAACTCCGTTAGTCGTTAGGGTCGTTGTACCGGTGCCACCGTTTCCAACCGCAACAGTTCCACTAACGTTTGCCGCCGTTCCCGTAATGTTCGAGTCGGTGAATGCAACCGTCTTGGTTGCCGTCCCGTTATAGAACTTGATCGCTCCGGAGTTGTTCCAGAAGTCCCCGTTCGCAGGAGCTGATGGGTCTGCAACACCAGTTCCAAGGTTAACGCTCGCGGTAGAAGCTGAAGCATTCACCAGGGTGATCTTGCCAGTCATCGTGCCGCCACTTCTTGCCAGCGCAGCGTTGGCTAGATCGTAGGAGGTCTTGACTGAGTTCGGTGAAGCAGCAGTTGTTGTCGAAGTTGAGGCAACTGAATCGGTAATCTGCAGAATACCTGCGACCGAAGTTGTGCCACCCCGTACATCTGCCGAAACAGTTCCCGTTACGCGACCGTAGGCATCAATCGTTTGGGACTGAACAAAGTTGATTCCAGCAGTTCCCGACGTGTTAGTTTGAGAAACTGTTGCAAGGTCAACTTGGTCCGAACCGTTGATGACAGTGCGGCCTGCGGCAACGTTGACGTCAAGGGTGTTGCCTGTTTTGGTAAGACCGTTTCCAGCTGTAATTTGACCCGCACCCGAGAACTGAGTGAACGAGATTGAGTCTCCGGTAAAGGTTGTGTAACCCGCTCCCGAAATTCCCATCCGAATCGGAGAGTTCTGAGTTTGAACGAATCCGTTTCCGCCGTTAGTTGTACCCGACGTTACAAAGATGAAGTCACCAGGCGCGATTTCCCCGGTTGGTGCGTTGTCGAAATCAGTAGCACGTGTCCAGACACCGTTTGCGCCGGTACCGATCGTAGTAATCGTGTAAACGCCGTTGTACGCAGCAGTTGTGTGATCTTTGACAAGGATTCTCAGTCCTGTTGCGGCGAATGTTCCAGAACCGTCTAGGCTGTTCGGCGTTCCAGTTAGTGTTGCCCCAACACCAGGGTTACCATTAACACCGATGCTCAGACCAGTTCCGTTAGTGAGAACGGCGTTCACACCGCCATAAGTGGCCGAAACTTTAACTTGATTACTTGCCGGAACAGCCGTGACGTAATAAGTCGTGTTGGCGGTAAGACCGGTTCCTGTTACAGTGTTACCGGTGCGAAGCTGCGAGTTAACCAGAAGACCGTGATCGGCACTGAAGGTGATTGTATCTGTGCCCGTGATCGTGGTGATTGTGAGCGCAGTACCACCCGACACATAGGTGTAAGAAACTGCCGTGGTAGTGGCGTAATCTGCGGCAGCATGAACGTTTAGGCTTTGGGCAATGGCGTCAGCGTACTGCTTTGTGACAGCATCGTTGGCAGCAATAGGTGCGCCAACCAGGGTGATTCTGGCACCGTTGACATCAACTACACCAGTGCCGTTGGGAACAAGGTTGACGTTCGTGTTAGTTCCACCTGCGGTGAATGTTAGAGCGCCAGTGCCGGTGATTGAACCGGTGGTTGTTCCAGTACCGCCCCGGTTGACGGCAATCGTTCCCGCGTTCCACGTACCTGAAGTAATCGTACCAACGGTAGCGAGACTGGAAAGTGCTGTTACACCCGTGTCAACCAGTGTACCGGAAGTGGGAAGCGTAACGTTGGTGTTACCTGTAACAGTCAGTGTCGTTGTGAAAGCGCCGGAAGTTGTTAGGTTCCCGCCCAGCGTAATCGTTCTTGCGCCGTTGTTGACGCCGGTTCCGCCGTAAGTCGGGCTGACAACTGAGCCGTTCCAGGTGCCGGAGGTAATGGTTCCAACGGTTGCCAGACTGGAAAGGGATGTAACAGCGGTGTTAACTAGCGTACCCGTGGTAGGCAGAGTTACGTTGGTCGCACCAGTTGTCGTAAGAGTTAAGGCGTTTGCGCCAGAAGTAGAGAAGTTTCCAGCGATGTCAATGTTGCCACCCAGACTTAGAGTTCTGTTGGCATTCTCGACATCAATTGTCAGAGCGCGAGCGGCGGTCAGGGCGACAGAAGAAGTTGCACCGATTGAAACGTCGAACGCGGCGCTGGTGTCGCGAAGCGCCAGAGCTCCAAGACCGGTAATAGTTTGCAAACCGGCGATCGTGGTTGCTGTGCCGCCAAGCGATACGGCTGTTGAACCCAGAGTTACTGAGCTGTTGACAAGTTTGCTGTTGGGGATTGAGTTGTTTGCGATCGACAGCGAAACAGTAACGTTGCTGCCTGAAGGTTGAGTCGCAGTGGAAGACAGAATCGTTCCGTCACCCGTGATCGAGAAAGTATTACCTGTCGCAAAAGTGAAGCTTCCTGAGTTGCCGGTGACTGTGAAGGTGGAAGCAACGGCGCTAACCGCAGTGCGCACATAAGCTGTCGAAGCAGCATTTGTGCTGTTATCCGACTGCAGTTGAGTGGGAACAGTAATTGTTGCCCCGGTGAAGTTTTTGGTGCCTGTGATTGTTGCGTTCGCACTCAGTGAAATGAAAGCACCAGCACCACCGATGGCAATGATCGAGGTCGCGTTACCCTCTGAGTTTCCTGAACCGTAGTACAGGATTGCATCATTTTCGTTAAACGCTAATTCAGCGTTAGCGAGGGTCGAGGGGGCACCTGAAGAGCCTGCTCGCCGTTTGATTCTGATAGTGTTGGCCATTAATAGGTTCCCCCATTGGTTATGTCAAGAAGAGTGGTGTCGGTTTTCCAGAATGTGGTTGCAGGGTCGTACACAAGTGTACTTTGATTCGTTAAGCCGGTAGTGTCGACATCCGGTAAGTTGTTGATGGGAACGCCACCGCCACCCGCCGCGATGTAATCTTGAACCCACTGGATCGTAACAAAAGCTAACGGGTCAGCCGGAATTGCGTAACCAGCGAGGATTGGTCCTTCAAAAGTTCCACCCTGCGTTGTAACCATTTCCTGGGGGTACGGTACAACGGAAATCCACTGACCCCCGTTAACGTCAACATACCACATATTCAGGTTGCTGGTTTCGGCGTCGTACCAAAAATCCCCGGGAGAGGGGTTCGGTGGCGGCGAAGAACTGATGGTTGTTCTTGTGCATCCGGAGGGATTTGAAGACACTTCGGTCAGCATGATCCAAGCGTCCGGGGCACCGGAATTATCTCGAAGGTACAAAACGTTTTGAATCGTGTTGTACCAAAGAGCACCGTTCACAGGATTGGCTGGTTCAGTAGCACTGATAAGAACTGGGGGAGGAGCCCTTCCCGGTTCGGGAGTAATTGCAATCCACACACCACCTTGTGGGCCTAGAGTCCAAATCTTAAGCAGGTCGCTTACGGTGTCGAACCAAAGGTAGCCAACCAAAGGATTAGCCGGTGGAGTGGCACTTACGAAAACAGGACTTTCCTCCTCAGGGGTCCCTTGAGAAATGAGGATCCAGCTCGATGTGCCAAACGGGGCCTCTTTCCAGACTTTTAACTCGTTTGTATTATCGTTGAACCATAGTGCACCTTGTTGCGGATCGGGCGGAGGTGAAACGCTAACCGTAACTAAGTCGCAACAAGACGTTGAAGAGGAGGCAGCATTTTCCCAGGTGTTGCCTCCGGGGGTGCTGACGCGAACCTTCAATACCCCTTCAAGGAGGTCAAACCACAGGAAACCTGGCTCCGCATTCTGAGGTGCAGAAGAACTGATCAGAACCGGCGGCTCTGGCGTAGGGATTGATGACGTGATGTCAATCCAACGGGGTGCTATTTCCCCATTCAAAAATCCCCAAATCTTCAGAGTTTCGTCAAGTGTGTCGTACCACAATGCCCCCTGTAAAGGGTTCTTGGGTGCGGCGGCACTAAAATATACGGGTGCTGAGGAAGATGTCGGAACGTTGACAGCAAGCCACTGAGTCCCCGTCCACTTCCAGGATCTTCCGTTAAACGTATATACTTGGCCGAGAGTGGGATTTGATGGAAAATTGTATGCCATTAACCGGTGGGCTCAGCACTCTTTTCAAGGTTTTACCCCACCCAAAATGTTCGCATACAAGAAAAGGGAGGTTTCCCTCCCTAAAAGTTCAAACGATGCCCGAAGGTTTGTTAGAAGCGTATTGCTTTTCAATGCGGTCTTTTGCTTTGATCTTAGCAAACAACCAAACCAAGAATGCGGGTTTCATAGCTGGCACTCCTTTACTCCACGGTACTTGAGGCCACGGTATGTAAACCAGCGACTGGCGTCGCAGTGGACGCGATTCCACCAAACCTGAAAGTTGGATTGATGGGTTTTAGTGTCATACTTGACACCGCGATAAGTAGCGATTGACATTGGATTCACTCTATAAAGAAACAGAGTGCGTTCCTTCGGCGAAAAGCCTACTTCCGTTTGCTATTTGCAAATAACAAATGAACGTGAGTTGTTTTACCCTTAAAGTAGGATAATGAGAAGAGGAATCGCCAGGGCGGCAATTCCCAACAGAAAGCCTCCGATCTCAAGAATCAGAGGCATCAGACTGTACGGTTGCATTTTTGCGAAGGGTGATTTCCCGCTTCGCCACGTTGCCGCTCGCAGTTGCCATTACGATGGCAACCGAAACGAAGCCAACGAGGCCAATCACAGCGAGAGCGAGGTCGGTACCAGTGAAGATGGCCCAGGTTTCCATGTGTCGTTTTCTAACTGAGTTTATTATAGCCCGCCTTGCCGGCGGAGTAAAGGGCGGTTAACCGGTCTAGCAGGTACGGTAAACCGTCCAAACTGTGTTCAATACTGTGTGTTGAAGAAGAAAGTTTGAAATAGTCTTCCGTTATGCAGATTATTGCCAAAATAATCGACAGAAGCATGGAATAGACTACCCGGATACAGTACCAGCCTGTTGTAAATGTTTCCCACTCTATCAACAACTTCCCATTTTGTGTAATCTCTTGCATCTTCACCATGGTCCACTTTGTCAATTGAAAATCTTTCTCGAGATGCCTTATGCATATACAAGGCAGTACCTCCACTAACAGGGGCATCTGGAGTTAGATAACAAACACCCGCCCACATATTATGGTAATCTGAATGTATCCAAGTTCTGTCATTTGCCGTGCAGAGTTGAAATGCACCTGTATACCCATCACCGTTCGAGTCAAGTAACCAATCAGTCACCTCGCCACCAGCTTGTGACACTAGAGAACTGATAACACTTTTAACACTATCGTTTAAAAAAGATTTTGTCCGAAACCCTGGATAATTTCCTCTAACAGAAAATTCTTGCGATAACGCAAAACTTCTCACCTCATCAGGGTTGTTGTAAAAATCGTCCACAATAATCAGATTAACTTTCATTTCAACATTGCCCCCGTTTTTGAACAATACTTGGTGTCAGGGTTAATGTACTTAAACCCTTCCCAACCAGGCTCATTTTCTGCAACTCTTTTGCCATGAAAATACTCGCCTATGTGATTTACCATTATGCCCCCTTCGGACGTTTTTAACAACCCTGCCCCAATCTTATACTTGTCCAGTAAATACTTTGCAATTACATATTCCGAGGGGTTAAATCCTGTTTCTTCGAAGATGGGTTCTTTAGCGATCCATGCCGGATATACGGACATTAACATCCAGAAGTACGGAGTTGCTTTCTCATACCGGAAATTCTTGAAAAGTGAATCATCTTCTTTTGGCCCAACCTCCTCAGTCTCATGCGGATACCAATTATTTCTCTTCAGCTGAATTTGAGAAAGTGTGTTATCTTGTTGAAGAAGTTGAATCAAATCTAACACTTTCAACTGCGGGATCAGTTCCACATCGTCTTCTTGATGTAAAATATAATCATAATCTCTTTCTTTTACGATGTCAAAAAGCTGTTTCCAAGTTTTAGTGATTCCCAGATTTTCCTCATGGAGAATAATCTCATTGTACCCGTGGGAAAATACAAACTCTTTCAAAAACTCATCATTTCTCCCTGACGGATAGTCATCTATAAAAAGATGATGTACATCTACCCCACTGAAATCAAACTTTCTATTGGCTTCAAAAGTTTTTTGCAGAAACTCTAGTCTGTTGGTGGAAAAAATTACATGAAGTAGTTTCATTGACTTTTTTCTGCTAGTGGAAAAAGAAAGGGGTCCGAAGACCCCCACGATTTAATCGTGTTTGTTTCAACCGATCGAGGGAGCTGTTAGAGCGACTGGAGTCAGCTCGGCGGAAGCCAAATCAAGCGGGAAATTATGAGCATTGCGCTCGTGCATCACTTCCATTCCAAGGCCAGCGCGGTTTAGAATGTCAGCCCAAGTTGGAATAACACGGTTCTGGCTATCAACCAAGGATTGGTTGAAGTTGAAGCCGTTCAGGTTGAAGGCCATGGTCGAGACGCCTAGCGCCGTGAACCATATTCCGACCACAGGCCAAGCAGCAAGAAAGAAATGAAGAGAACGGCTATTATTGAAGGATGCATACTGGAAGATCAAACGACCGAAGTAGCCATGGGCTGCAACAATGTTATAGGTTTCTTCTTCTTGTCCGAACTTGTAACCGTAGTTCTGAGAAATATCCTCAGTCGTTTCACGAATCAGGCTGGAAGTCACCAGCGAACCGTGCATAGCACTGAACAAAGAACCACCAAAAACACCGGCAACACCCAGCATGTGGAAAGGGTGCATCAGAATGTTGTGCTCAGCTTGGAAAACGAGCATGTAGTTGAAGGTTCCGCTGATTCCGAGTGGCATACCATCGGAGAATGAACCTTGTCCGAAAGGATAAACCAGGAAAACGGCGGTTGCTGCTGCTACCGGAGCAGAGTAAGCAACAAAAATCCAAGGACGCATACCCAGGCGGTAGCTAAGCTCCCATTCACGGCCCATGTAGCAAAAAACGCCGAGAAGGAAGTGGAAGACAACCAGTTGGTATGGGCCTCCGTTGTACAACCATTCATCCAAGGAAGCAGCTTCCCAGATAGGGTAGAAGTGCAGGCCAATAGCGTTACTGGACGGCACAACAGCGCCAGAAATGATGTTGTTCCCATACAGGAGAGAACCAGCGACTGGTTCACGAATTCCGTCGATATCGACAGGAGGAGCGGCGACGAACGCGACAATAAAGCAAATAGTTGCGGCAAGCAACGTCGGGATCATCAGTGTACCAAACCAACCTACGTAGAGGCGGTTATTGGTTGAAGTGACCCATTGGCAGAAAGACTCCCAGGAATCAGCGAGGGGAGAACGACGAGTTAAAACAGAAGCGGTCATTAGTCATGATAAGTACGTTTGCATTTTAAGTACTCAGCGGAACTACCGCCTACATGACCATTATACCCTTTGTAAAGTTTTGTAAACTTTTATACCTCAACCACCCCTCGTCAGTTTGTTTGCCTCACGCTCCAGCTTGCGCTGCTCAGGCGTCATGGCAGCGTTGCTCTCTCGCTTGGCGGCGGCGAAGTACTTGTCGGATGCCTTCAATGCGGCTCTCTCAGCTTTGTCCAGTGCCATGCTTGCGTTGAGTCGGCGCCGCAGAGACTCAGGGCTCTTGTCACCTTTCGTTGCCGCATTGACGAGAGCAAGCTCACCCTTGGCGACTTTGACCGCCTTTTCCGTTTTTGCCCACTCTTTCTTCAAGTCCTTGGACGAGGCGCGAGGTTTGGCTCCTTTCATCTTCTGAACCACCGCCTTCGCGTTAGAGTCGGTGGCTGCTCTCGGCCTACTTGCGGGTTTCTCAGCAGGTCCACCCTCGGTGCCTTTCCGGCACTTTCCCCGAGTTCCGTAAGCTGAACCGTCAGGGCGCACGCAGCGAGTGAAATCGTAGAGGTCGCCCTCAGCGAAATCCGCTGCTTGAGTTTGAGCTGCGAGTTGAGCAAATTGCTCAAGCGCCTCCTCAGAAAAAGAACCGTACATGGTCAAACTGTTTCGATACCAATTTATACCCTGCCTTCAACGGAATGAATCCACTTTTTGAGCTCTAGTGTGTATTTTCGCAGGACTTCCGCCTGGGTGAGATGCCACGAATTGCCTGTTTGGAGGTAAAGGCGCATGTGCTCGTCGACAGCGTTCAAACACTGCTTAATCACAGGGTTCCACGGTTCACGAACCGGTGTGTTCCAGGTTCGCTTATTCTCACCAGTGCTCTTCATCGTTTGCGTCCAAACGTTTGGCTATTCTCTCAAGCTCCGACGCGATTCCTTCTACCAACTCGCTTTCGCGCACATCAAGCATATAGTGGTCAATATCACGAGTTCGGTCAAGTTCGCCTTGCCGATTGTTCGCCATCAGAATGATCGGCCCAAGCAACGCGGCTTGAGACGAAAGCATCAAATTCAGCAAAATAAAAGGGTATGGGTCCGGTTTCACAGGGGTCCCAACATTCACGCAAACCCACAGAACCATTGCTGCGGATTGGCCTAGAATGAAGTTCCAACTTCCGACCACATTGACAAATCTGTCTGCTAGTGTTTTCCGCTCGGGTGGTTTCGGTCGCATGACACGAATCCTCTCGATTGGCACAACTACCCCCTCAGAGTTTCATATGCTACTTTTACCCGTCAGTGGGCCATCAAAGCATAAACTTCTTCAGTTGTTAGCCCGCCATTTTCAAGCACGTCTTGCAAGATTCGGTCCGCTTCATCTTCCGCCTCGTCAGTGCCCTTGCGAAGCAGCTCCTTCCGGCGAATCATCTCTTTCAGGTTGTCGCTCATTGTAACCTACCAAGTTCTTGAATGTACTCTTCCCCGAGACGGGTTCTTTTGTTCTTCGCCGCCTGGCTATATCCCTGAATTTCCTTGTACCTGCTAAGGTATCGATTTACCATGCTCACGTAAGGATCGCTTGCGAGTTCTGGATTTTTCCAGTCTACAAGACTTCCGATTTTGGAAAGATCTTGCATGACGCGAGAAGGCTGTCGAGAGACTGGAACGCTCAAGCCGTAATCAACAAGTTGAACATTGTTGCCGCTCACGATGAACTGCAGAGCGTGAAGATCGCCGTGGGCGTAACCCAGCTTGTGCAGATCGCGAATCGCCGCCGACGCCTTTTTTGCCTGTGAAGCATTCATGACAGGCTCATTCTCTCCGCGAGAGTAACCCTCCCAGAGAGGTTTGCCTTTGGCTGCCGCCATCTCGATATGCTCGGCCGAATGGGAATATATCTTGGGTCCGTGACCCAGTTCACCCATCTTCTTCGCCAGCTCAACCTCAAACTCCCCGAACTCCCCCTTCTTCCCATCTTTGCCAACCAGCAGTTGTTTCACAACTCGTTTGCCGTCCGGACTGATTGAAACCTTTCCGTAGTTGCCTTCAGCGAGAGGTTTCCACTTGTCGTACCCTACTTTAGTCGAGGAATTTTCGAATGTTCGACGATTTCTGTCATATGCCTTCGACATTCTTGCCAGTAGTTCCGCCGTCTTTCCCACTTCTTTCGAAGACGAAAAAGCGACCCGACAACTGCGCTGAGACGCAATACATGTCGAGCCGCAGGATTTACCTCGGACACACCTTCTTTTACGTCGATTCCTTCCCACCAAGATTTAGCGTCTGACTGGTTTTACCCGGTCAGCTTTCCTGGTAGACGGACACAAACACCGTGCCCTGCTTTACCAGGGGCAACAGTTTGTGCAGGAGATCCTCATTATACATTCGAACGCAACCGTATGTTGGAACCAGACGTTGCTTCGGGAGCCAAGCCCCAGGCCAGCCATTGGCTGAACCGCCTCCGTGGATCATAATTCCCGCCCGACCGAACTTGGCCTCCTGGCGCTCCAACTCAACAAGATCGAATGAAACCCAGCCGTACGCCATCAGAGTGCGATCGTAAGGTGGATTCGCACCTTCTTTGGCGTAGTCGTTGTACACGGTTCCGATCTGGTAGAGACCCGGCGGTGTATCCGTGTTGGTATATTTATACTCGTAGTCGCTGCCTTGGCCGCGAGCCAGGCAATTCACGTCCCACAGCTTTCTGCCACCGTAGGCGTAGGCAGTCGCTTTTTCTGTAATGTCGTTAACAATGATGTGCGTGTCGCCTTCTTTGAAGCCGAAATCTTGAGGTTTTCTGTTTGGGCCGATCATAATCAAAAGAGGGGCCAAAGCCCCCCTGCGAAAGTTACTTCAGAAAAGGAATTTTTCCGATCATTTTAGTTAGTGGTTGAAGCGCCTTTAGCAGAGCTTCAATTCTGTTCAAAGTCAGAAGCAGAAGATCGAGTTTTTTCTCCAGGGAGTCAACCCTTTTCGTAATTGGCTCAAGGCCTTGTTCGAGTTCGCCTCGAATGAACGATCCGGGGTCGCCAGCGGCTCCGAAGATTTGATCGATTTTCATGATTCCTCTGACACTTGGATTTCAAGGTGAGACGGAGTTTCCTCCGCCGTGATTATACCCCGGACTTCCTTCCGTAAACTACTTCGGCTGCGGAATACACTTCGGTTTCTTCAGCTTCTGCTGTTGAGCCTGGAGCTGTGGATCCGGTTGCGAAGCCTGCACCACCTTGGGTTGTGGGGGCTGTGGGGGTTGCGGTGGTGGCTTCGGTTGCGGTGGTGGCTTCGGCGGGCAAGGCTCTGCTGCGGGCTGCCCCGGCTCCGCGTAGAGCATCGCTGAAACGGCTTCAAGCGCCTCTTGAGAGAATCCAGAAATGTTCATCCGAGCATTCTCATCCCTTGGACTTCCTTACTACTTCCGCCTTGCGGGTTTCCCGGACCCTTCGGATACGACGCAGGGGAGAGCATTTCGCTATCAATATTTTCTTTGAGTTTTCCTTGGTCGCCGGGCTGTTTTCCGCGTCGGGAATCAATATCTGAGTTCAAGTTGGTGTTGCGTTTGAACCACGGATCCGTTTCGTAGTTCTGCTTGTTTACAGGGCCACCCTTCCCGGTCTTGAACTGTTTCTCCCAGTCCGGGTCAGCAAACTCAAGCATCGACGTCACTTCTGAGAGTGATTCCGGAGAGAAGCCAGGGATATCCATCAGTCGTTACCATATTTGTCTTTGATGAATTGCTCTTGAGTTTTGATTCTTTCGTCGTACATTTTCAGAACTCTGCCGATCATTTCTTCACCCGAACGGCTTCCAAACTGCTTCTTGTAGTCTTCGGCTTCTTTCTTAAGGTCGGCGAGACCGTCGATAGCCATGTTACGAGGGGAGGTTCCAATCAACTGACCACCTGGCCGCCTCACATCTTCTTCAGCTCGCCTCTTCGGCATTTCTTTCACAAGGCTTCGAACTGTATCGGTGCTTCCTCCGCCTAGTTTCTTACGTGTGTCGCCAACCAAAGCAATAAAGTCGGTGTCTTTCGGGACGCCACGGCGAATCATCTCCTCGATACGTTTCTTGTCCGACTTGAATTTTGAGTCAGACATGACTTCAGCAGCAATCTTCTCGCTCTTGGTCATTTTTGGTTTGCCTACTGTGTGACTCTTCCCTGAGCTGTCCAGGATCTTCTCGCCTTCCGGAAGTAGGTCGGCTAGCTGGTTAATGGCACTCTTCTCCTCTGCGCTGACTTCAGTCCCTTTGCGACACTTTCCTCCTGTGCCGTAACGGGAGCCGTTAGGACGCTCACATGTTGTGAAGTCGTAGGTGCCATCGAGCATCGCGGAAACTTCTTGAGCCACGTCTTCAGAGTAGCCCATTGATACCAGGCGCTCGGCATGATTGGAGGACTTACCTTTCGACTTCCCTGCCATTGAGAGGGCGATTGCAATTGCTTGGTCTTGCGATTTCACCACCTTGCCCTCCTTTCCGCCTTTACCTCGGCCACTGTGCAACGGTTTCGGGTCGTGATGTTTCCACCGGTGCATCACCTGCCCCACCTCATCTTTGTGGGCTGACATAGGATGACCTTTGGGCAATTCTTCTGACATGGCTATTGATCTAGATCACCTATTTTACCCTCAATTTGCTGCACATAGTCTCGCAACTGAGTTACCTGGTGTGCTAATTTCGCCATGATTGAAAGCGCCTCGGTCAGAAACTCCTCAATTTCCTCTCGAGAGAGTTCGTGTAGCCTTCGTCTGATCGAAAGCACACGAAACTCCGTCTCAAGGGGAAACGGCTTAACCTCAAAGTTCTTCTCGGAGTCCATGTGCAATCGCCTGGAGTTCAAAGAATTTTTCTGCGGCGTACTCTTTCTCCTCGTCACTCATGGGCTCACCCTCGACGTACTTTAGCAGCATCACCATCTCAGCGTCCGTCAAAGCGCGGATCTCGTGAATGAGGTTTGGGCTTAACAACGTTGCTTTGTGCTCTTCAAAGTTGTAGACGAACTCGGGAGTGCTCCAGTCCTCGGGCGAGCTATCGTAAGACACGTGGTAATTGTTCTCGGACATCTCGCAGTTGAGAACTCTGCTCTCGTCAAGGCCCAAAATCTCGGCAATTTCCTTGTAGGTCTTGCCCTCTTTCACGAGGTCGGACACTTTGTTCCGATAATTGGCAATCCAGCGCGGTGTCCGTACCATGCGAGAGTAATCTCGAAGGGCGTGTTGAATGTAACCCCTCGCAGTGTTCCATGCGTAAGTGCTATACTTAACATCCATATCGGAGCGGTAACGGGTTGCGGCAACGCACAACGCGAATTTTGCCACCGACTCAAGATCTTCCCGCGTAAGTGAACCCGTGTGACCCCCCGTTAAACACTTTGCGCCGTAGGCGAGTCTGCCTGCGATCCAAGTGTGTTCCGACACAAGTTTCTGCTGCTCGGGCGTCAGTCTTGGGTATTTTTTGTTGCGACGACGTGTCATCTTAGGCTTCGCAGGAAGTGCATTCAGCATAGTTTGTTGTCCCAGTTTCTTGAGGAATTTCGGCTTTTTCGGTGTGAGCCATGAAGTCAGTATAGCCGCCAATGTGCTTCTTGTATAGCCAAAGCTGGGGAACTGTCTGCCATTCAGGGTTCCAATATCCTCTATCTTGAGCCTCTTGTTTTGAGATTTCCTCGAAAATAATGTTTCTCTTCTGAAGTTCGTCTTTCAGTTTGACGCACCACGGGCAACCTTCTTTTGTAACCACCAGCGCTGGCACCACCTTTTTATTCGTTAGCAAAGAACTTGACTTTAGGTAGTACAGGGATTTCAGTCCCATTTTCCAGGCAGAAAGGTGAAGGCGAGTGATATATGCGGCGTCAGATTCCGGGTCTACAAACAGATTCAAACTTTGCCCTTGGCAGATAAACGGTTGACGATCAGCTGCTTGCTTCACCAGTTCAAACTGGTCAATTTCTCGAGCTGTTTTGAAGATTTCTTTCTCCTCGTCACTCAGAACGGTAAGGTCCTGAACACTCCCCTTTGCTGTCAGAATCTGCTCCCAAATCCCTTCGCTGACTCCGCGTTCACAAAGAAGCTTTTCTAGAACAGGGTTCTTTCGAACGTAAGTTCCTTTGGCTTGTTTCGCAACAAAATAGTTTGAATCGATTGGCTCAATACCTTGGCTAAACGCTCCACTAATAACACTATTGGTCCGAGTAGGAGCAACAGCAATAAGATGAGTATGGCGTCTACCGGACCCCACGCACCATTCGGGCTCCCCAAACTTCTGTGCCAGTTCTCGTGAGGCAACTTCAGCTCGCTCTCGAATCCACTTATGCGTTTCGATGTTGAGTTCACGAGCGCCAGGCGAGCTGAAAGGTAATCCACGTTTCTGGTACAGTGTGTGAAGGCCCATTGTGCCAAGACCTAGTGCCCGGCTTTTCTCAGCGAAGCGAACGGAGCGACCGAGTCCAACTTTGTCTTTTGCCTTGCGAATGAATTCCGAAACGACTGCATCGAGGAGATGAATCGCGAGTTCGGGGACCGTACGTCCAGTAGTAGGAGATTTCCAATCACTAAACTCGTCGTACCGACTAAGATTGAGGCTGCTGAGGACGCAGACGAACGAATGATACTCATCGGTGTGAAGGAAGATTTCTGAGCAAAGATTTGAGGTTTTCACGGAGAGGCCACGCTCAGTGTAGCACTCCGGGTTTTGCCGATTAGCGTTGTCAATGAAAACCAAGTAGGGAGAACCAGAGATCAGTCTTGTTTTCAGAACTTCTCCGAAGAGTTCTTGTTTCTCATTGTCACCGGCGATCATCGATTCAACCCACTCATCCGTGATTGTTAAGGCCACGTTTGAGTCGATAAACTTTCGAGGATCTCCCTTCGTGTGATCCTTAGATCGAAGCAGTTCGGGAACGTCGGGGTGATCAATCGGGAGGTAGATTGCGAATGATCCTCGACGAACTCCGCCCTGCGATACAACTCGAGCGCAGAGGTCGTACTGCTGACACCAAGGAACCACACCCGTTGACCTTCCTCCCCCGCTGATGGGGGCACCCGCAGGACGAACATCGCCCATGTAGACACCGACACCACCCCCGTTCTTGGATAGTTGGGCAACCTCTTTCAAATGGCTGTAAATTGAGGAGACTGAGTCACTCAGGTGTACTGAATAGCACGAGATGGGTAACGCCCTCGTTGTACCGAAGTTTGCAGCGACCGGTGAGGCCAACCCTAGCCATCCATTCCACAAACAAGTAAACAAATCCTCCTCCAGGGAGGGGTCCACGTTTATGCTTGCTGCTGCTTTAGCTACCCTCTCAAACATTCGCCTAGGGGTTTCCCCTGGCAACAGGTACCCAGAAGACAAGGTGTGCGTCCCTTCCTCAGAGAGCCAATCCGGGGCAATTAAATCAATCATTGAGTTTTTCGCGGTGTTTGTGTTTCACACAAGAGTGAGATCCAAGGTTCGTAAATTCACTCCACTAAAGTCTTGAGTGGGCTTGGAAACATAGTTGCTTCCATCTTTGGCTTGGGCGAAGAAGTCGGTACTTGTTGCTCCCGCCATAATAGGGTGGAACCACGATTTAATGCGGTCTGCCGCATCGTTGTCGACGTGAAATAAAGGAACGGAAGCCCCGAGTTCCGTCAACCTCTCGTTAGCTCTCCAACGAAGGTATTGTTTTGCGTCGTGCAGGGTGATCGTGCCTAGAGTGCGACCTTTGAATATTTGGTCTAGGAAGGCTTCTTCATTTCTCAACACGGCTTTAAATCCCTGCGAGATCATTCCGGCTTCGTCAGGTGTAAGCGGATCCTCCTTAACTAGCTGCCGGAAGAGTTCGATTCCCGTGTTGGAGTGCTGCTGCTCGTCAAGAGCCGACCAAGAAATAATTTGAGCGATTCCCTTGAAACGCCCAGTAAGGTTAAGGGATAGCAGAACAGCAAAAGAACTGAATAGAGAAACACCCTCCCCAGCACCGCTGAACACAGCAAGAGACTCTTTAACTCCTCGACTTTCGAGGAAGTAGCCGATCTTTTGTTGGGCGATTGGGTCACCCAGGAATGCTTCAAATTCATCTAGTCCCAGTGTGTCGGAGAGAAGGTTGTAAGCCTCGGCGTGAACAATCTCAGAGAGGGAGAAAGCACGGGCAACCGCAACGATTTCGTGTTTCGGGAACCAGTTCGGAATGTTCGCCCAGTAGTCACTCACATGGGTTTCAAGTTGAGTGAAACCTCTCAGAATTCCGCCAATGATTTCTTTCTCGTCTTGTGACGCATTTTGCCAATCACGAATGTCGCTCTCGAGGGAAACCTCCTGAGGGCGCCATTGAGACGATTGAGCCTTGTGGTAGGCTTCGAAAAACTCAGGGAATTCAAATTTCCCGTTCACTTTGTAGGGTTGCCGGTACTCGCGGATACTTGTCATTCTTACGTTTCAGGCGTTTTTCTTCTCGCTCGGCGAGATACTGTTTTCGGACGGGTTCGTGTTTGGTCTCGTCCCACCAATCTGGTTTCTCGCTGTAGCGCCACTCGGCGTAGCCTTTGTAGCCGTTGATGTAGTTGCGGTACGCAGTTACAGGGTCACCCGGAATCTTGAACTCATCGGGCATAGCTTGAACGAACTCGGTGTGGTCCCGGGAGTAATCTTTGTTGTGATTGGTGTACACCAGAGTTCTGATTTGGTTTAGTCCGTGTAGAGTTCCGTGGTATTTGTCATAACGCTGCCAATACTCGTCGGCCATGCCAAAAGCATGTTCAAGCAACCAATGAACGTTCGCGGGACTTTCGTAGAGCCATTTTGCACAAGGATGATGAGCAAATCCTTTGGTGCCATAATTGGTCCCGTCTGGTTTCTGGATGTAAACGTTATGCGTGTTAAATGCCCACGGAGTCAGCAGTTGCAAACTTTCCGTTGGCATTTTACACACTAGCTTATCAGGAAGGTCTCTGGCAGCACGGCAAGGATCGTTGTTTACAGCGAAAATGTTCACAAGGGTTTGGAACAGGTGAGTTTAGTATAGGCTCGAAAACCGGGCGGTAAACCTTAGCTTTCCATTTGTGCGTAGCGATACAGTCGCTCGGTTTCTTTCTGCCGCATCTCCAGGAATGCGTTCTGCATGCGCTCAAGTTCCTTTTGTTGTTTCTTCTGTTGTCTCTCCGCCATCGTGCCGATTATCATGAACAGGCTGAGATTGCCAAGGAGGGTTCCCACTGCCGAAGCCACGGTAAGACTGATAATCAGAGACATAACGACCAAGAGAGAAATTGTTAACCATGCGAATATCCGAGTTCGGGAAGCACCAACATTCACCACCCTCGTTCAAAAAGACCATCCACAGAAGATCGTGCTCCTGTGAATAGTCGATAACAGCGTGAGCCCACCCTCTTCCTCTCGGAGTTTCCAGGGGCAACGGTGGGTTCAACTGCGTAAGGCTCATGAACCTTGGCCCCGATACCGGCGTTTTCTTCCTCGGTTCGGAGTTGCAGCAAGATTCGTATTGCGAGAACGGCCCTGCGCCGTTTTCTTTTCAACCCGAACAACCACTTTCTGACCGGTCGGGGACTTCATTTTTGCCATCTTGTTCTTGTATGTAGTTTAGTAAACAGGTTTCAAATTCGGCTTGAAACTCTTGCCTGAGCTCTTCTGTCTCGGAAAAGTAGGCCAACCAGAGTCCGCACTCGGAGCCTTCTGGAGCGGAAAGATCGAACCCTTCTTCAGTTTCTTCAACTGTGAGATCTTTGAGCGATTCGGGGGTTGGCCACCACATTTGTGTCACCAAATTCCGGGAATGATTTGGCCGGTTAGGGCATAGGCACCAAGAGCAGCGATGACACCAAGCATTGCGAGGCGTCCATTCAGTTTTTCTGCGCGTTCGTTGTGAGGAACGCCGTAAGGATGGTCAACCATGGTAATTGGAGGTTCTTTTGCGAAGATGTTTTGCTGTCCCAGCTCGTTGGAAGTGACTGTCATTAGTTTAGCGCGTAGGACACCACCAGTATAGGGGGCTCGTTACAAAAGTAAACGTCAAGCCTCATCTTTGTTCTTCTGCTCTTTCTTTTCGAGTTTTCGCAGGCGACGGTGTTCCAGCCACTTATGAAAGAATGCCAGCTCACCGAATGAGAAAAGCTCGGGATTCTTGAGAGCTTCTTTAGCCAGTTTCTTTTTACTTGTCATCTGTTGATCTCCTGCATTGAAATTTCAATTGGTTGAAAGTAGTCAATCAAGACTTGCATTCCTTCTCGCGAATTCATGTCCCCGCAGGTGTATACGTCGATGGCGCAACACCCTCTCTCCGGGAAAGTGTGAATGCTGATGTGACTTTCTGCGAGAGCGTAAACGATTGTTACGCCTTGAGGGAAAAACTGGTGAGAAAACCGGTTGAGAACGGTTGCGCCGCAAACTTCCACAGCTTTCTCAAAAGCCCGTTTGATTCCCTCAGAATCGTCAAGCAAGTTAAAAGCTATCCCGTAAAGGGATACAAGTACGTGATGTCCCAACCCTCATAAGCCTCCTACGAATCCGGAACTAGGATTTCTTTTGTTTTTTCACGAAGTTCGACAACAGTTGCTGAACCGATGTGGTGTCCCACGTACTTTCCCTGTTTCGTTAAATACACGTAAACAGGAAGGTCGATCGTGTAGTCGTTGTTAAGCGCATAGCGCTCAAGGCACTGGTACAAGCGGAGTTTCGTAAAGTCGTTGTCGTGGTTGATTACGTCATTCAGGTTAACTTCCTGATAAGCAACTTCCGAAAAACCTTCGTACACTGCTCGATCATGTTTGCTCATGTGTTTGCAAACGTCGCAGTCCTCGTCGTAGACCTTCGTGACAATGAAAGTTTTACCCGTGGTTGAATTAGTCATTTTTACTAACTAGTGAAGAAACGAACCACAAAAACGCAAACACACTCAGAAATGTGCTGTTCGTAATATACGCTGCAGACAAAGTAATCACACCACAAAGAGTATACAGTTGTTTGTTAGTCACTGATCCTCCTCCGGTGGTGGCAATCTTAGCAGAAAAGGCAATAAACGCACAAATGCTACTTTTAGGCACAGTTCAATCGCTGCACCAAGGGCAATTAGTAGAGCGAAGGTGAGTAGAAAGTTAAGCATCGGCACCCTCCAGCTCGACGGCGCGGGCGCGGAGTGCCTCCTCGGCACGTTCTGCAAAATACTTGCCAACCCCGTCATGCGCGTGACCCCAATCGCGAGCTTCCATGGAGCTTTGAAATGGTCCTTGAAAGTAATAAAAGTTTGGAAGACTGCAGTCTTTTTGCCGTTGCACCCATGCTCCATCCCTGAATAGAAGAACATCTGGCGTATCTTCTTCCCACGGAGTTCCCCAAGAGACGAGGATTGCGTACCAGCCGTCAAGCACTGCATCGCCATTGTCTCTGTCCTGCCAATCAGTCATTGCCACCCTCCAGCTCGGCGGCGATGGCGAGGAGTTCACTCATAGCCTTTTGGTATCCCCACTGAGCCGCTGTCCAGTAAGACAGTGTGCTTCCTTTAATCTTTTCCCATTGATCAATTTTAAAAAAAGGAACATCAATCTGTTTGTTTTGATCAATGGCAGCAGCTCGCAGGGCGGCGGCAATCATCCCTTCGTCGTTAGGGGCCTCCTGTTCGGCAGACCAATAGGCAGAGAAAGCTGCATCCAACACCGCCTGCGCTTGTGGCGTACGGCGAATACCTTCAACTTTGCAAATGAAATCTGTAGCACCCTCAATTAACTCTTCTCGGAGTAAGGGGTCAGCCAAAATAGCTTTGATGTCAACTCTGTTTTGCGTTAGAGGTTCAGTCATTGGCAATTTGTTTCGATAAATTGTTTAGCCACGGGAACGTCAATTTTCAACATTTCCGAGGTTCGATTTGGGCGCCAAGCCTCATCCACAGCTTGGTTGATTGCAATTCGTTCAGAAACTCCTTGTTGTCGAAGCGAGCAGTACGTCTGCCCAAACACAAAGGGATCAATCGACCCGTGCTGAGCTAGTAAAAACGGGACGACAACCAGAAACTTTATCACTGAATCAAAGCCTCCAGTTCCGGGTGCTTTTCGCGCACAATTCGAGTGAAACGTGAGATATGCGAGTTGATCGCTTGCTTCGACATTCCGAACTTCTGGGCAACCTCCCCCTGACGAAGTCCTTTCTCTCCAAGAAGGCCGTAACGGGCACAAACAATTTGCGCTCGTTTGCTGTCGAGAGAACCGCAACCGGACAGAACAATGTCACGAATTCGGGCGGAAGCAATCTCGTCGCGAACTTCAAACTGATTGGGATCCTCAAGATTCTTCGCCCAATCCGACTGTTCAAGCGACAGGGGATACTTCGGATTTCGGTTTTCTTTGCGCGCTAGACCTTGAACAGCTCCACGAACTTGAGGGTAAATCCAGGTCATCGGCTTGCAACCTTTGTCAGCATCAAAGGTTTCGATTGCTTTAACAATTCCCAGCAAACCCTCTTGCACAAGATCCTCTCGGCTGTGCTTCGGGGCCATCCAGGCGTATTTGTTCACCAGTTTATGAACTAGCGGAGTGTATTGCTTAATCACTTGAGTGACAGCGCGGGCGTCGCCCTTGACAGCGTCGTAGAAGGTTTGGTCGTTACTCATGGTTCTCATCAACTGTAATTAGTATACCGCTTTTCGGCCAGTTTGCAAAGGGGGTAAACCGCCCAGACATGGGGCGGTTATCCGCCTCAGAGATCAAATTTCGTAAGAGCAGCTTCTGTCATGGCTTGCCGTTCCGCCCAGCCGACACCCCCGTCCTTCCCTTGGGAGGGATTTACGCATCGCTCAGCCTTTTCGGTAGGTAATCGCCTGCATACGAGAGCGTTGAGATCTTCGTCTTTTCCAGGTTTTCCTGTGGACCAGTAGAGTTGTCCTTGAACCCAGTGGGCTCCACAGACGGGGCAGTTTCGGTTAGACATTGTAAGTCGGCCTCTGTATAGTAAAGGAGTTTCACGCCGGATTGATATAACATTTCATTCGCCAGCTTGAAACTTGCCCTCCACCTTTCAGGGGCATTCGCTGGGTTTGGACACACAACTCTTTTCACTCCCGCTTGAATAAGCGACGCAGCGCATTGGCTGCAGGGAGGGAAAGTAACGTAGGCGGTGCAGGACTGTGTTTTAGCACCGTTTTTAGCAGCGTTCATGATAGCGTTCGCTTCGGCATGAACTGTAACTGCCAATTTGTAATCGCGATCTTCGTACAGTTCCAGAGAGTCTGACAAAGTGCTCGGAAAACCATTGTATCCCGAAGCGATCATGCGACGATCGGTAACTAGAACGCAACCAACTTTGGTGCCTGGATCTTTGCTCCAGAGGCGCACCTCTTCGGCGATTCGGAGGAATCTACGATCCCACTTTAATAGATGTGGGTTCACCAAGGAACTCGATGTAGTCTGAGAGGGCGGATGCAAACTCATTGAATACGTGTTTTTTCGATGTAAAGTCCAGACCAAAATGGTCGGAAGAATCTACAAACCCGCTCCAGCAGGTTTCAAGCTCAGCAAGGCCAAACTCCACCTGGATGAAGGAGGTGGAAGTGCCGAGCTGGAGATTACCGATTGCGGCAATCATCATATCTTTGAAAGTGCACTTGGAAGCTTTCATCGGTCGTCACCAGAGCCAGCGATCACTCCACGCTCAGCACGAGAAGCAAGTTTGTCCAGGTTCATTTGCATGATTTCCTCCATAGTGTAGTCAAGTTCGTAAGCAAGAACCGCTACATACCAGCAAACATCTGAGAGCTCGAGGGCGATCTTTTCCCGAGCGGGGTCAGTAAGAATTCCGTCCCCATCCCGGATAATCTTTTTCGCCTTTTCTGCAACCTCGCCCGCTTCACCGACCAGTCCGAGAGTCGGATAAATGAAATTTTGCCCTTGATTCGGGTAAATTGCCGTTGCAAGGGCGCTGCTTTGATAGTCGTTCGGGGTCATTTTCTTTTGTTAATCCAGTTAGGTCCAGGTTTTGTTTTGCTGCGTTTTGTTTCACCGGTCTCAGGGTTTACCCACCACCGGGTTCCTGAGGCGTTCCCTTCTTTACCGAACCAGTATCTTTCCTCAGTCGGTACACTGAGTTGGTACTCTCTCAGTTTGTCTCGGGTTTCTTGGGAGACTTCTCGCCCTAATGACGCAAGACCGATTGAGGGTCTTCCGGTGCTCCAGCCCGTGGGACATTCGCGTGTGTAACGTTCTTCCCCAGTTATCGGGTTGTAAAACCAGCGCATGTGTGTTGCCGGGGCAAGTTCACCCGTTTTTCCGTACATGGGGTTGTTTTCACCTCTTGTTTGAAGAGACTTTTTTAATTTAGTTTCTTCAGTGTGCCCCACGCACTCAAACTTTTTAGAGGTTTGATACGAACGGTTTGCGTACTGCGGATCAGTTGCAACCTGAAACACTCTTTGCCACTGTATTTCAGCAACGATTGCTGCCTGAGATGTTTTGTAGTACCCAAGAATAATCCGGGTATCAGGGTTAAAGGAGGAGTCCGTGAAAGACCCCAAGTACCCATCATGAAGATTGGAAGTGGATCTCTTTCCGATGTAGTCCCTTCCCGTTTTAAGACTCTCGTACGAGAGGTAGACAATGTGCCACATGGTGAGCAATTGAGCGATTTATTATAGGGAGTGGTAACCCCGGTAAACCTAGAAGCCGACATCCACCTCGCGAGCGCACCCTTGTTCAACAAGGTCGTCCCAGTCCATCAAAGCAGCGCCCAACGTAAATTTGACGCTGGTTGGGGTTTTACCCGCAAAAGCTGCCACTTCAGTCAGGAGTTGATTGTAAAAGGCAATTTCCGATACGAACTCGTTCACCAAAAGCGTTGGAATGAAAACCATCGCTGACATTTCATGCCCTTCCACAATGAAATACATCGTGATCGATTCGTCCAACCGACTGAACGTAAGAGTGTGAACGATATCGTCTGTGTTCTTGCGAGTTTCAACCAGCAACTTGTTCCAGCTGGCTTCCTCTTTTCTTTGAAGAGTCTCAACGTTCTTTGCAACCCACTCTGGGCTGTACTCGTAACCGTAATCGTTCACAGCGTCGGCTACAACGGTGACACCGGTTAAATACACACCTAGAAGGTCGCTTTTGCCTTTCTTGACAACCAGATTTTTCAGGAATGTCTGCGGATCAGTGTACTTTTGAGCCATTGTTGTACTTCTTTTGGGAGGTTTGCGGTTGATCCTGGTAGACAATGTGCCCACCGTTTTCAACGGTCTTGGTGGGATCATGAGGTAGAACTTCGCGGGTATTATTGCCCACACGGTTCATTCGCATCTTTCCTTCTTGTCCGAACTCCGGGTGCGTACGAAGAAGATCTCGCGCATTTCGTTTCGACTCGATCGAGAAATCTCCGTAGTAGCGTTGAATGGCATCGTCCTCAGAGAAAGCCGGAATGTCCTGATCTTTTCTCGATTTGATTTTGCGCTCAAGGGATTTCTTCAGGTCGAACTCTCCAGCAGCGTTCTGATACTTTTGCGTTGGCGTTCCAGCACTGTTGAGAGGCGTTGGTGTATCGGGGGTGTTGCTGCTGAAGAATTCGCTGCTCATGTCAAAGGAAGACGCAAGGAAGGTACGAAAACGTTTTCACCGACGCGACGAATTCCAATCACATATTTTGCGGTGAAATACTCCCCAGGCTGAGGAATCACGTAGCTGAATTTGATGATCTGCCACAGAGGGCAGAGGAAGAAAGAATGCTCGAGACTTTCCGTGCCTTTGGCATACAGCTTGGCTAGCAGCCGAGGGGTATACTGCTCACAGAGACACTCAATCTCTTGAACAGTGCCAATCTTGTCGTAAAGGTTTGCGGGGTCGTCACAGCAGGTGAAGCCTTCTGATTCGAGCTGGGCTTTCAACCTTGCTTGTTTTTGACACTCATAAGAAAATGCGTCCACCGTGGTAGTCTCGAGAGAGTTAGTTACATTCATAGTTATACCCTCAGGAGATCGTTTCCAGGCGAACCAGCTTCTCACGAGCAACAGAGCGGAACTTTTCAGCGCGATCGGGTGAGTAGTGCTTGTTTTCCAGCCACTTGTCATAACAACGCTCTTCCGGATTGCTCAGACGAATTCGATCGAATTCCTCGATTTCCTCGATAAGTTCTTTGCCCTCCATCTGCAGTTCTTCGCTCGCGTGACGCATGTTTTCCCAGTTCTCGATCACGTAGTTCGCAGACCCACCGATCTTGAAGCCGTCTCGCATCACCAGTTTTTCCATCATGTCCTTGATAACTTCAGCGGTGGTTGAACTTCCCCCTGAGTTACGGCCGAACTGTTCGAAATACGTGACGGCTTTCTTGATCGATTCCCAACGAATCTCACGGAAACCTTGATAGTAGTGCGTCGATGGCCTACCTGCGAGTTCCCAGTGTTTCTTCATCCTGGTCATCATGTGAAGGCCCGACGGGTCAACTCCAAGGAAGTAGAAGTGGTCGAGGCATTCTTGTAGCATGTCCGGCGTGAGCTCAGGGATTTCCGTGTTTCCTGTCCGGAGCATCCACGCAAATGCCATCCCATTGACGAGCGCCTGTGTAACATCCGCTTTGAAGCGGATCCTCTGCCGAGTCGTCCAGTACCGGACCTCGACTTGGAGCCGGTTAATTGAAGGGTCACGAGTGTCGTTGATGACTTCCCAGAATCGGTCAGTTGCCAACCGCAAGCACCAAAGATAAAGCGCCTCTTGACTGACCCCGAGTTTGTCCGCAAGGTACGGGATATGTGCCCGTGGGCGGAGATCCGGTGAGCCCTCCGAAACGGTTCCCTCCAGAGTCTCTCGATTCTTTGCCACTTCGTACTCGCGGTAGGTCGAAATGATTTTGATTCGGTCGATAATGCCTGGATCAAGATCGTAGGCGAACTTGCTATTCCAGTCGTTTGAGTTAACCAGGATAACAGTCTTCGGCCAAATCTGCTCAGCGGCCTGAAACTTCTCTTCAACTTGGAACAAGCCATTGGTAATCAGGATTTTGGTTTCTTCGGCTGCGAGGAACTTTTTGAGCGACGTGAGACTTGTGTCGTCTTTGTAGGCAACGTCGCTGAGAGCTGCTGCTTTGAGACCGAATCGGTCCTCAGTTGATTTGAAGGTGTGGGTGACGAAACCACATCGCTGAAGAGCTGCTGTGAGCCCATTGAACAGGGTTGACTTACCAAGACCTGCGTCTTTCCCGACGATAACACCCGCCATACGAGCGGTGTGGTCCACTGGCTCTGTCCTCCCGGGAGGAAGGTGATTGGCTCTGCCGACACCAACTCTTCCGAGGATAAGTCGGAGCATTTCTTGCTCGGCTTCGGGGAAGATTGTGAAAACATCAGAAAAAGTGACCTTGTTAAGCGCAGGGTCAAACCAATCCCGGTCAGGAACCCAGATCCGAGGGTTAAGAACAGGTTGGCCACCCCAACGGCCAACTGGGTCAAAGGTGTGTCCATAGTCAAGTGTTTGGTGAATGTTCTTCGCTTGATTCACCCGCTTCATCTTCAGCAGGCGTTCAGTGAAGGAAGATAGATCGCTGTCACCCGCTTTCGGGCGAAACAAAGGTTCCCAGAACGTTCTTACTTCTGGTTCACAAGTGTCCGGGTGAAAGGCAGCTTCGATCAGCTCGAAGTGAGCATCGGTGCAGATGTCCTGCAGTGGTTCAAAGGAGTTTGGATACTTGATTCCCTTTATTTGCTCCGGTGGTTGCGGTCTTAGAATGCGGTGGTTAACGTGGTCGCCAGTTTCGGTGAGTTCCACTCGGAAACCCCGAGCCTCAAGAAGTGCGATCCCAGCGTTGTACAGCTCCGATACTTTCACGGGAGCTTTCTTGTCTTCCTCCTCTTTCTTTGCCGATGAGCCAAATGAGCGTGCTTTCTTCCTTTCTTTTCCTTTCCCTAGAATGTCAATTTCTTGTTTCGTGGTGCCAGCAGCTCCAGAAAAAGGGTCGGCCATGTTTTAGTTTGGATAGTTGTTTCCGTTCGAGTATAGCAAAAAGCCCCAGCCGGTAAGGCCAGGGCAAAATGTCAAGGAGTTCAGAAGTCCAGATCGAACGAATCAGGGTCTTCGGCGAACGCAGCAACCTTTAGGATGCACTTCGCAGTCGGGAATCCATTATACTCGCCATGTTCAATCACGCGGAGAGTAGCAGGAGAATCCGGGGCGATCAAAGGATCGGCAGCGAGAGTTTTCTTCAGAGCGTTGTTCGGGCGAACAATGCACCAGTCAACAACTTCGGTTTCGACGTCCATCCATTCTCCATCAACTTCCGTGCGAACGGGAGCAGTGAAGGGCTCAGTTACCTGGGCCTGCAGGAAGTAATCGGTGCCGTACAGGCCGCCTTCCTTTTTGCGGTAAGTGGTGATCTTGTAGTCACCGATCGGCAGATTTGCCACCTTCACGAAGGGGCCAACCATCCGCTCGCCGGAGCCTTCACCACGCTTGGAAAGATCAGAGGCAAGCTGAACTTTCTCGGCGATTGCTTCCGGGTTTTCATCCAGGAGCAGGTCAAGAAGATCCGCGCTGATTTTGTCTTCGTAGTCAGCGGAACGAACCGGAATCGGCAGAGTGTACAGAGTGCCGTCAAACGTTGTGGAAACGCTGAGGACAGGCTCGGTGAACTTGCCAATCTGTTCTTCCTTGAAGGCAAATTTGGTGCCTTTCGGGGCGGAAGGGGTAGTGATTTTACCGGGTTGAACGTCCAGGGAGATATCCTGGTCGCCCCAGCGAATCACAAGACCTTTTTCCTCAGTAGAGAAAACGGTCGGGGAGTAGAGGCGCTTGAAAACACCATTCGCGTCCGCACGGACGGTGAAAGTGCTTCCGGACTCGTCCAGATCTTCACCGGTCAGAGCCTTGAAGACCGCATTGAGAGCAACTCGCAGGCTCTCTGGAAGAGCGGAGTTCGGAATGTCGGTGTATGCCCGAGTGTAGGTTTTGCTTTCGAGTCGAGCGCGATTACGCTCGTCGAGATTGGGGCTGATTTTGAAAGTTTGAGTAGCCATTTTGTGTCTCGGTAAGAATGCGGTAGTCTGGCCTTGTTGCCAGCGCATTCAACCTTACTATAGCGGCGACTCGAACAGGTAAACTCCGCTCACTGAAAGGGGATAATTGGGAGTTTCAGGAGATTCCCCTGGGGTCGGTCAGTGGTTGTATCCATAACTTCAATGACTGGTAAGGCACTCGGTGTAATACACCAGGCGTACTCTTCCCACTTCTCCAGTGTTGTAAGAGTTTTAGCTTTCTCAAGAAAAACGAATCCACTCACGGGGTTCATCAAGTTCCCTCCGAATCCGTATGTTCGACTCGCTGTAACGCTGACGTCTACACCTCCGTCGGTTTGATTATAATCAACCGTGTTGACAATCCAGTCTTCGATATCCTCTGGACCTTCTGCATCCAAGGCAGGGATATAGATAATGTCGTAGGGCTTGATACCAACAAGCGCAGGAACAAGAAAGGTGTTGAAGCTTAGCTTCGCTGCTGCTTCCAGCTGCTGAATAATTTGCTTTCTTGGTCCAACTTTGTCAAGGGCCACGCTGATTCCGGGGTTTGTTGCTGCCAGAGCGGTTCCGCTAACCGCACCAACACCAGAAGCCTTTTCCTGCTGTTTATTCACAGGGGGTTTCCTACCTGCTTTCCCCTTGTCCCCTTTAGGAGTGCTCCTTTTCGCAGGAGTTGGCATTTGAGTCTGCTGAGGAGGTGCCCACTGGAATGAACGCTCCATTGTGTTAATCAGACTGGGACCGAGCAAATAACCATAACGTTTTGTAGGGTCGGGGAACTCGTTATAACCTCTACTTTGACCATCGAGAACGGGAGCTTTTCCTTCCTCATGTTGGTAAGGGGTGAATATCACCAATTTTGAAGCCGTTTCGGTCTTACCTGTGACGGAAGTGTTTCCGCTGGTTGTAGCAGCTTCCGAGACAATGTTAGTCGAAAAGACGTAGTTTCCGTTTTCTTTGACGATGTTGTTGATCGAAGACACAAAGGTTTGGTCTCGGCCATACTGGTTTTGGATTCTATTGTCCTGTAGGTCTTTTCGAGCCGTGTCTGTGTAACGGACGATCTTTAATTTGTCTACGGCGAAGAGTCTTTCCGTGGTTTGAACCGCACCCAGCATCGTCATTGAGTTGTCCTCATTGTTTGCCACGCTTCGGGTGTTTGCGTTGATCAAACCGCTGAGCTCGGAGAGGAGGAACACTTTCAGCGCCATCGTGTTACCGTAACTGTAACCGTTGCCACCCCACATCCAAATGAAGGAGACTTTCTTCTTTCCCGCGTAACCGAAGGTTGTTACGATCTGTTCGTCAGCGTTTTCTCGAAGTAGTTTCTCATAGATCTTGTATGCCCCCGCTGTAGGCACCCACATCATCGAACCGCTCGGGTTGTCCGATTGCTGCGGCAATGTGCACTCGACCTTGTAAACCAGGGGGTCGCCTTTCGGGTAGTTTTCGTCACCGGCGTAAGAAGTTAGATTCACTTTCCCCCAGTACACTTCTACGCGAGGGATGATTAAGTTTCCTGCCATAGTTTACACGTACATCGAAGAAGAGCGAGCTTGATTGATTGCGTTTGAAAGTTCCATCGCCACCAAGGCGGCAAGTTGCTCGGAGTTTTGGCCCGGCTGTTGATAAATCGTGATCGGTGCGTTCACGGACACCGCACCTCCCATTCCTTCGGAGGAATTCGAAGTTATCGAGGAAACTTTGACGTTGCCCAGTGTCGCCTTGCGCTCCCAATCCATCGCAGCTCTTTGTGATGAGAAGAACGCTGGCATTCCTGCGCCAAGGGCGTAAGCCACGTGAACGTGATTATAGTGCCCTTCCGTTGCGTAAGGCGGAACCTTTCTACCATTCTTGATACTGAAGCCTAGTGGTGTGTAAATGAGCTCTCGCAGGTTCGCGCCGTAGGTTTGGGCCATGTGTGTGGCGAAGGACAACATTTGCGGAGTTGGAGAATACCCGTTCGAGTAATCTCTGGCCCGGTTAATTCCGTGGAAACCTCTGGACCCTGGTCGGTAACCGCTGGTGAGGCTTAATCCTTTCCCTCGTGCAACAGAATTGAAAGCGTCCACGCTTCCGGCTTGGCTTCCTCCAAGACTGCCAACAGAGCAACCTTCCCCCCAATTCTTCGTGGAGAAGTGAGACAGAGGCCACCCTTCGTTGCGCGGTCCGTTGTTATCACTCTTCGAGTCAGCCGGGACATCTGTATAGCTGTAACGACCGTTGTAAATTCTTCTGGTTCCGGGGGCTGGGGGCGGAAGGAGTTCCTTCCAATTACGTGTAGGCAGACCAACAGGGCGACCGGGGGCATTTGTAACGCTAACTCCCTTGATTCGAGCTGCCCCAGCGTTTAAAGCCGCCGCAATTTCGTCAGAAGCTTGAAGTATTTTCACACGGGAAGCCGACGACATAGACTCCCAATTCTGAGAAATAGTGCGTAAAGCCGAAAGTTGTTCTGACTTTGCTTTGCTAAGGTTCGACGCCGCTTTTTTCTCCTCCCCAGTTGAAGCTGCCTTTGCAACATTGTATGCGGCCTGGGCTTTGTTCACGGCCTCAGTCTTGTTGTTTAGCGTAGATAGTTCCGAGCCTAGGGCGGACCATTCCCTTGCTTGCTGGGGAAGTATCTTTCCAAGTTTGAGCTGCTCCACGGCGTAGTTTTTAACTCCTGCCCCTCCCCCCAAAGCCCTGTTGAGTGCTTCAACTCCCCCTAATTTGGGACCAAACTCTCCATACTTTTCTTGAGATGCTTTCCCTGCAGCGTCTAGCTGTTTTAGTCCAGCCTGGAGTTGCATTTGTGCTGCCTGACGCTGATCTGCGGAAGGTTGCATCAAGAAATTTCCAACTTTGTCCCCTATAATCCCTCCAGCAATGCCCCCTACAGCAGCCCCAACCCCGGGAACGGGAATTAGAGCTTGGCCCAAAATCCCCCCTAAAACAGAACCGATTGTTGCCGCTGCGGCACCCCCGATTGCTTTTCCTGCGTCTTGTCCGGAAGCCATTCTAACTCCGGCGTCAAGAGCTCCGAACGCTAACGCTCCGCCAGGGACAAATCTGCCCACTTTTCCCGCAGCTCCACCGATTCCCCCCAGGGCATTCGCCAAACCTCTGCCGGCCTTGAGGCCCGGACGTCCACCAAGACTGTACGCCAGCCCTAAAAGCCCTCCCCCAAATCCGGCTGCTCCGCGAATTCCGCGAGCTGCTCTTGCCCCTCCCGGAGTGATGAAAGCCCCTAAGCCTGCAGCCGCTCCACCAGTACCCGCACCACCTTTCTTCGTTAAACCCATGAAAACTGCTTTTAACATGCCCCCCATGGATAGAAGGGCAACCGGCACTAAGCCGGAAATAAGCGCACTAATGAAGGCTGGGGCAGATAACAGGAGGAAGATCTTTGCAAGCCCATCTCCGAGCGGCGTCACCCCCTTCATGACATTCCCCTCGTTAAAGAGGAGTCTCATTATGATGTCGTTCAAGCCGTCGACTACCATTTTCATCCATTTGGAGCCATCGACAGAATCAAAACCTTTTTTGAAGTCCGCAAACATTTTATCGATTGCGCTCCCCGTTTCTTTCCCCACGGTGGTGGGATCAAACAGATTAGCAAATGCTTTGAAAATTTCCCCTACCATGCGCCCGAACGCCTCGGGAACCGTCCGAGTTTTACCACGAAGGTCGGAGGCGAGGTTATCCAAAGTCAAGGAAAGTTTAGCAAACACGGTGTCCAACACTTTCATGGCACCGTTAACAGGCCCCATAAAGATTGAGCCCATCGCATTTAGCACACCGCTTACCGACTGGAGAACCGGGGCCAAAGAAACGGCGATTCTTTCTAGAGGTGTGTTGGCATTCGCCAGAATGTCGTCAAGTTTATCGATAAAGGCTTGCTCTTCAAGAAGGGCCTTTTCCTTTTGAGCCGCGTTCCAGCTCTCTCTAGGCCCCATCCTCTCAATTTGTTTCTTTCTCATGTCCGCCAGCCTCATTTCATAGGCTGACCCTTTTACTATTTTACCATTTATTTTGCCGAAATCCTCCATCGTCCTTTTCCCTTGCCCGGCAACTTCCATTGCCATGGAAAGAATTCCGACGCTAGGGTTTGTAAGAGTGTCTTGAACTGCCTGGAGACCTCCGGCAACTGACATTCTCATCTCTTCCAACATCATCGTTGGAGCAGCTACTTCAAGTGCTTTCTTAATGATTTGAACACGTTTTCCGATGTCGCTGGTCGCTTGGATGCCCCCGTCGATCGTTTTTAGCGCTTCAACAAGAACAGGGTTTCCTTCAAAGATAGCAAGTTGTCGGTTAATTGTGCCCGAAGTAATTGCCTGTGTGAATCCCATCGCCCCCATTCTTGCGTATTGGGGGGAAGGCATCAGCATGGCCATTTGCTCGTACAGCTTGGCTAATTCTGTACCTACTCCTTTTTTGCCCCCGAACGTTTTCTCGAGCTCTGCCTCAGATTGTGTCCCAAGATTGGTGATACCTCTGCTCTTTAACATGAGTGGGAGCAGGTTATCGGTCAGCTGACGGTTCAGAGTAGAAACCGTGGCAGTGCTAACGGGAGACTCTCGAACGATGTTCCCGATAACTTCCTCGTTGATTCTCGAGATTCTTTTTGTTTGTCTGTAGTCTCTTGTTTGTTCTTTCTCTGTTTTTCCTACGAATACTCCTTGTTTTTTCAGAGACCCGTAAAGGGAACCTCGAGCTTGCATGTCCTCGAGCTCGTCTTGCACCGCAGCTCTAAACTGTTTTGCGAAGAACCCGGCACCCTTCTGCAAAACACCGAGAGTTGAAGCTGCTCCTGCCCCCAAGGCATTAGAAACCCCTTGCCCCACTTGTATCAAAGCGTTCGCCTTAAGAATATCCCCTAAAACTTTTGCCTCACTTTGTGCAGCACGAATGCCATCCTTCATCCCTGCTCCAAAGTTATCCCCCACTTGTGAAGCATCACCTAGAGTCTTTCCGAGTAAACGAGCATCTTCACTAGCTGCTTTGATTCCATCGCGGAATTTGTTTAACCCTCGTGCCGCTTTCCGATCAAAAATATCCCCGATTGAGTCAAGATCTTTTGCGAAACTTCTAAGGTCTTTATTGAGCTCACGGAAACTTCGCCCCATCCCCCGGTTGATGGTCTTCTCAAACGCTGCGAATGTCCGATTCAGCTTCTTAAGCTGAGGGGTAATCTGATCATCAAACTTACCGATCAGCGTAAATGTCCTGTTGTCGGCCATTCTTCGAAGTTATTCTTTCTTACTTTTACCCGGCTATCTTCTTGCAGGGTTTGCTCTGGGGGCAGGTTTTGCCTTGGCCTGAGCTTGCGCCTCCAACGCCACCACATTCGCCCGTGCGTTCGCTGCGCTAATCCTGGCAAGAGAACTATTTGTGGCTTGTTGTGAAAACGGTGCCTGGTCAATACCGGAATCTACCTGAAACGCCGGAACCTCCACGAAAGAGACGTCAACGTAAGCACGAGTTGAGTCACCCGTGAGGTCGCGCATCTTTTCCTTAACCTGAACACTCTTAAGCAGGAAATATGCCTGTTGGCCGTAACCCTTCTGGTTCGCCCACACTTGGTACACAGGGACGTTAACGAAACCGCCGGACAGCGAAGACTTGTACTTTAAGAGGTCCTCTAACGCTGAAACCTTGGCCTCGACCGTCTTGTTTCGAGAGAAACCCTCGACGAGCGCATTGTTCAGGGTAAATTCACGCAACCCTTTGGTCCCAGAAATTGCTGGCGGGCTGTTTGTGCCGAAGATGTCGACGCGATTGACTGCGTTAGAAGTCGTCCAGGAGATTTCCTCCGGGGCGCAAATGAAGGTCCAACTTGTGGGTCCCAGGTTAACATTCGGGTTGAAAGCGGCTGGGTTAAAACTCAAGGAGTTTACCGCGTTCGGGTCAATATTTGTCAGAGTGACCTTCGTTACCGGATCGTATATCAACGAATCGGTTTTGAAGGAATTCGGGAAACTATCAGAATAGGCCATGAATTACAAACCTCCCCCAACGAACATTGCAGTCCTCTTGACTACGTTGGCAGCCGAGTTTACCTCTCTGCTCGAATTTGTTCGGCTGGTGGTGGCGAGAGTTACCGGAACCGCAGGGTTGAAAATTGAAGAGTAGTTCTCAAAAGTCTGCGGACCCGAGTTTGCTGCGCGAATCGCAATCACCACGTCGGGGCCATTTGAACCCAGCGTGTAAGAACCGCCGCCATTGTAGTTTGCTTCCGGCTCATCCCCAGCACCGGGGAAAAACCTCGTGGCATTGCTAGAGCTTAAGCCCGAACCAGGCGTGATTCCCCCGCCAATCAAGTTCGTAAGACCGTTGAGGCCTTGATTTACCAGGCCAGTCCCGATCTCGGCCAGAACTTGACCAAGTGGCCCAGCACCTTTCAAACTGTTTTGAATCGACTGGTTGATCCCTTGCGCGAGCGCACCTGTAACAAAAGGTGTGATCGTCGAGGCAAGAACGTTTGCTCCGGTGTTTAAATTAAGACCGGAAACACCAGCGACTTGCGCCCCAAGAAGAGAGTTGATACCAACGTTCACGAGGTTGCCGGCAGCATTCCCCACCAAAGCTGAACCCGCTTGTGCGAGGCTCTGGTTCGCAACGCCTGCCAGGAGTTGATTCGCGCTGGATATAACTCCGGAGCTCACACTGGTTGTGACTAAGTTTGAAACAAGCTGCGGCGTAATGCCGACCATGTTCAGCGGACCGCCAGGATTAGCCATTATTTCCACCCCCGAGTTCGCACTCTACGTGTGTAGTCCTTCTTCGTTTCGTCGTCTTCGTCTTTGTGCTCATTCGGAACCGGTGGCAGACGGTCAAGCGAGTCCGCCTTCATGCGGTATGTGCAAAGCCAGCCGCTCTCAGTGGGCGCAATTTCAAAGTTGAATTTGTGATCGCCGTGCATAAACGTGCCGGCAAATGTTCCGTCACTTTTCTGGAGGAATTTGTTCTCTTCTTTCGGAAAGTCGCCGGAATTGCTACGGATCTTTTCTACAGGTGAGCCAAACACGGACTCAATTACCCTCTGCAGCACCTGCTCACACTTTTCACCGCACCCTAGGCTATCTTCGATGAAGTCCTGAGTCTCGCACCCAGTAGTTGCGTCTTCGTCGTAGATTCGCAGAAGTTCTTCTGTGTTGACTGAAACGATGTCGTCAACAAATGGCCAATCAGACGGGTCCACTTTGCCAAGAATCTCGACGGCCTCGTCCCACTCTTCGGGTTCCAGGCCATCGGCAAAGTCAAACTTGTTGATCAGCGGCGCGAGAGAAACGGAACCGTCAGAATAATCGTGCCGAAGATAATTAGAGTAGTTATCAGAAATTCTTTCAGGCAAGCCCTCTGCCGCCTCCCACAAGAGACGCGCCATCGACAGGTACTTCGCCTGGTAGGCGGCATCAGACATCCTTATTCAGCTTAGCTGTTAACTTTTACCCTGATTAAAGCCTCACAGGGGGCTCAAGGCAGATCTTCGCAAACTGACGAATCGTTGATTCAAAGTGGTCAACGCGATCGTTCGGTTTCGGATCGTTCAAACACTCCACAAGTCGACTATACCACGGTGCCGTTTCCTCAACAGAATAATGAGGGTTCGGTTCGCAAAGATCAAAGAGACATTTAGGGCTGCCTGGAGGCAAATTGTCACCCAGATCACCGTGTTTGACTTTCCAGTCAGCGAGATTGCGAGGATGATCGAGTTCGTAACCCATGCGATGAAGAGTATGCTCAATAACGCCTTGGTTGCCGACAAGTCTCTCCTGTATTTTCTCCTTTGGGAACGGTACTCGAGTGTTTGCGAAGTAGACTCCATGTTCTTCATCGACAAGTTGGCTCCAGTCACGATCTAAGGTCGAGAGGAAGATTTGCCGCTGAGTAACAACGCTGTCAGCGCCGCTATCCCGACTGAGGCGATAGATAGCGCCCGCAATGTCGTCCGCTTCGAAACCTTCCTGAGCGAAAATCGGGAAGTACTCATTACAATACGCCCATCCGATGTTGAAAACACGCCAGAAGTTGTCGGTTTTCTCGCCCCTGGTTCCCTTGTAATGTGTAGGAATCTCAGAAAGGTTTTTACCTTGCGCCTCAGCATACTGTTCCCAAGCGGATTTCACGGTTGTTGATTCCCGCATGAACCGGTCTCGCCAATAGTTCCCTGTATCAGAGAATCTGCTATCGGCCACAACCACGATGCGGTACGAGTGGCGAGGGAGCATATCCGGGCCACGATTTATTTTGAGCGCCCAGGCACCTTTGAGGAGTTTGTCTTCAACCTCGGGCTTGAACGAGTTTTCAATCTTTTCCTCAAACCAGCGAAGAATGTCGTGAAGGTAGACGTGAAAATCTACCACCACGACGGGAGCTGGATCGTTCCGAAATTGAAAGTTGGTTTCTAGTTTCGGTCTGTCAATCATCGAGGCATGGGTAAGTCGCACCAGTGCGTAGGCTGGTCTGCGTGATCTTGACCGGCAACGGGTTCCCACCCATCGCGGGCAGTGAATTCCCAGATGTCCGGCCAACCGTAATCGCCGTTGTCCTGGAGGAAACAAACAACGTAATCGCCATCTTTCTTCGGCCAGTCTTCCAGAATGTGCCAATAGGCGTGAACGAGCTGTTTAGTCAACGTTGCCATTTCAGAGTTTGCCCCGCAGGATAGCTTTCAAGGTTTCGATCTCAGCTTTGAGCTCTTGGTTTTCAATCTCTAGGGGAGAAGGCTCCCGATTGAAGTAGGCTCTGGAGACGGTGGGGAATTGCGTTGAGAAGATGGGGCGAATTGCGCGGGCGAGTTCAACGTGCTCCCACTGAGCAACACCTTCGTCGTCACGTACCCCAACGTAATGCATCCAGCTGCGAACATTACCTGTGACGTACATACGAGTGTAACCACCCTGCGGAAGTACGAAGCGGGCGACTTCTTTCGCGATGTCACTTTTAAGGAGATCATTGTAGGCGAGGTCTGCAACTGTGTAAGCGGACTGCATTGTGTTCATCATCTCGTCAGTCAGCTTTGCGTCATCCGCAAAGATGCTGTTCTGCCGATTCCTGTGATCCTGAACTCGCGCCTCTTCAGGGATGTAGTATAGGGAGCCGAATTCGCCAAGCAGATCTTTCAACTCTTCGTTCGAGCTGTAACGTAGCGAAAATTGCTGAAAGCAGAAAGACCGGTGACGAAGCATTTGCGTTGCGATTGCCAGCGGAGTGATCAACTCCACGCACATATAAGCCTGCTCAAACACCGAAACGTGGCCTTGCTTGATGCAATACTTCAGAAGACCTTCGAACTTTTCGTTCTCTTGATTCTTCGGGTTGCTGACACGAGCGATGTAGGCGATGTGCTCTTCAGCGTCGGGAGTTACCCAAACAAGGCGGGCGCGAGACGACCCTTCAATGAACCAGGGATTGCTGTTTTTCATTCTTCTGAGACCTTCAGTACTGCGCCGTCAAGTAGATACCCGTTGACTTGAAGGAAATTCTGAAAGAGCTCCACCATTTGAGGTAGAGTCGCGTCTGAAGAGATGGTCATCGAAATTTCAGTTTCGACTACATCGGAGGGGGGCTCGTATGTTAGACGATAACGCCCAAATTCGTACATTGTTCCAGTGAGTTGGTCGGGAATAGTATAGGGGGAGAGTGCCACGTGTAAATCAGAAGTCGAGGTCAATATCCTCAGCGTTGAGTTCTTCCTTGCTCACCGATCCCGCCATCATCTCAATCACTTTGATGGTTGAGAGGCAGTCTGCGAAAGCGTCGTGAGCTGGCATTCCGGAAAGGGCGGGAAGGCGCTGCCATTTGAAACCTTCTTTCTTCGCGTTCCACTCGCCAACCCACTCGGAATACTGGTCCATCGCGCAGGATGCACCGGCAATCTTCGGTAGTTTTTGGTCGTACTTCTTGAAGAGAGACCACAGAAGTTTCACGTCGAAGTCACTGTTCCAGCAAACAACGTGCTTGCCCTCAAGAACGAAGGCGACCATCTTGGCAATTTGAGAGAAGATGGGCTGGTTTTGAACTTGTTCGTTGGTGATACCGTGAATCGCAATCACCTCGTCGTTCATCGGCTTGTTGGGTTTCACAAGCATCGAGAAGAGCGGGCGACCCTTAACGTCGGTAATCGCCAACTGGCAAATTTCGGTGTCGGGGTCTTTGCTTGGCAGGCCGGTGGTTTCCGTGTCAATTATGACCGTGGAAGCATCGGCGAGGCGTTCTTTGGCCCATTCGGTTGCGCTCTCCCGAAAACGGGCAAGTTCCTCAGTAGTCGGTTTCATCGTTAATTTCGTTGTAGTAGTCTTGGCCGATTCGCTCTCTCCACTCAATAATCTTGCTGAAAGCTTCAACCAGATCGGAGGCGAAACCGCTTACGTGCTCGATTCCGTCTGGCCCGTCGTAGAGTTCAAATCGAAAGAACTCTTTTCCGGTGTTGGTGAAGTGGTTGACAATCTCAATTTGCATTGTAACTTAGTGGCTTAATCCCGTAGTCGGTAGATCCGAACAGGTTTCGGTCGATGGATTTCCCCCCGAGGCGAGTGTAACAGTAGATTTCCCCGAAGAATTTGACACGCTCGTTTTGCTCTGGCACGCGACCAATCTTCTTGAACTGACGGCGAAGAAACCACAGGTGGCTAACCAGAATCGACTCTCCGATTGGTAGGGGAGTAACGATCAAGCTGACAAGGAGAATGGTGTCAAGGTCTTGACGTTTTTCGTGACGGCGAAACTCTTTGACCCGTCCCGAGCATTCAACCTGCGTGCCTTCCAGCAGTCTTAGGTCGTCGCGTTGACGAATGACGGTGTTCACATCGACGGGTACCACTCACTCCTTCACTATAGCGGGAGCCGTGGTGGGTAAAGTTATCGAGGGAAACTGCGGGATATTCCGCGAAATATGTCATGACACTTGGAAAAACTACTTTCGATCTGAACAAAAGTCAGTACAACGAAAAGATTGGCCGAATCATTGGTAACCATCGCGCAGGCAGTCGTCTGTGTGGTGAGCCTGCCGAGTTCATTCTTCGCAGCTGCCGATTGACCGAGCAGTGGGGGAAACTGGGTCAGGATTCTGAGACTGCCGTTTATCTTCGCAACGTCGAGATTGCCGGTGGGCGAAAAGTGAAGATGCTCTCACTCGAAAGGGCTGGAACTCGCCAACCGATTTCAAAGAGCAAGCTGGTGGAGGCGTTGTATCCGACCAAGAAGATCGCAACTGCGGCAACTGCGGAGGAAAAGCATTACAATGCCGTGAAGTCTGCGATGCGTGGCGCCGTCAAAGATCAGTTGAAGAGATTTCGAGATCAGGTTGAGTTGCCCTGCGTCTGCTGTCTAACGGGCAAACAAATTCGTCGAGGAATGCGCACAGACGTCGATCATACTGGGCTGTCCTTCAGCGAGATTGCCGATATTTTCATGACTGAAAATAAACTGAGGTACACGGACATTGCGTTGGTTGGCCCGCCGACTGCGAAGAAGTTTCGACTCGAGACGCTCTGGGAGTCCTGGAAAAAGTTCCATAATGAAAAAGCGAGGTACGCAATCGTCCTCGCCAGTGCTAACCGAAGTAAGGGTTGCGGTGAATATGAGACTCCGGAGAGTCTGTACGGGTCGTTCAAAAAATCCGACTCAGAGGAGTTGTCTCTCGACTTCTAGGGTGAGTCAGGCCATTCCAGGTATTAACTTTAAGACAAAATTCAGGAAGAGTAAGGGGAGTTACCCAGAATTTCTGAAGGCCAAGACAGTTTGACTTCTTCAGGGGTTTGAGCTTCGCTTAATTCAGTGGTTTGAGTTATATCTCGAAGAATTTGTTTTTTGGTCGCTACCTCTGTCGTTGGTAAATTAACCTCCTGTAGTTTGAACATTTCAATGTCAAGCTGCTCAAGAAGTGGCTTTCTCGCCATTCTTAGAAATCCTTTGTGAATCTCTTTCGCTTTGTCAAGGTTGACCGATACGTTCTGCGCTGAGCCGTTGGGCTCGGTAAAGTCATATTCCCAAGCGTCTCGAAAGGTTGCATCGGACGGAAATGCTTCAGCGTTAACGAACGCGAAAGGAACACCTTCAGGAACAGGAGCAGGACGCTCTTCTTCCGTAAAGGTGCCCTCTACGGCAGACACTATTGCCAAAGAGTTTGAATTGTAAGGGTATAGTGCGAATCTTTTTTCTGGGGTCATGGTTTAAGTGAAGATAGCAAAGTAAAGATGATAAGGGTTGATTGGAGAACCATTATCGGACCGATAAGTTTGCAGATCCGCAAAATTGACAGTGGATAACTGGCTCACATTGATCACAGCGATTATCCCACTTGAGCTGCCTGTAACTATTGTTGTGTTTGCGTTTGACAAGGGGTTTGTGAAGTAAACTTGAGTACGCCCTGAGCCAAAATCAGTCGTGTATGATATGTTTAAGCCACCTGCTACTAGAGGGGGATTATAGATTGTGACGTCCTCGAAAATAAGGTTTCCGTATGCTTCTAAGTAACTCGGACCAGTTGCCCCCTGGGGACCCTGAGCTCCTTGTGGACCTGCAATTCCTTGGAATCCTTGCTCTCCTTGACCTCCTTGAGGACCTGCAATTCCTTGCTCTCCTTGAGGTCCTTGTGGACCCGCAATTCCTTGACCCCCTTGAGCTCCTTGTGGACCTGCAATTCCTTGCGCCCCTTGAGCTCCTTGTGGACCCGCAGGGCCGGGAGATGGATCCGAGGTAATGCTCGTGATTCTGCCGTCAGATGTTACGGTGAGGTTCGGATTAATGTAGTTTCCAGCTGTTACCCCTGTATCATCCAGGAGTTGAACTTTGTCGAGTGCCATTGAAATTTCACACCTTCTTGTTGGTATTTTACCCCTAAGGTTAAGTCTTGATTTCTAAGTCTTGAGATAAATCTCAGGGTCGTGGAGGGGGTGTTTGAGTTGAGTTCGGGGGTTGTTCTCCAGGGGGGAAATCATCACATCCCCTAAACCGTAGTACTGGTTATCCCAGTAAAACCCGTTGAACTTTGTCGAGTGCCATAGGACTTTATAAGATGGGGGTAGGGACAATCTCGACCGTTTTGAACTGCAACTGGAAAGCCACAGAGCTGGCCCCCGTGTTTACCACTCTAAAGAAAGTTAGGTACCCCCCGCAATAAACCGTTGGCAAGGGTGCGAAGTCGATTGTCTCTTCTGCCGTGGTCGTTACAACTTCGGCATAGAAACCGGTTCCGCTTAAAGGAGGAATTCCACCAGGGGATGTTCTCGTATCAGCGGTTCTTGCTGTTGAGTCCCCGTAAACGCGAATCCACATAGGCAAGTCCGAAGAAATTGCCACCAAGAGGAATAAACCGCCCAACGCAAGTTCGAAGTCTTGCACCCCTCCCGGAGGAAGTACGCTTGTTGTGAAGTCCGTGAGCGTATATTCTGACCCTACCCCGGGAGGCCCAACAGGTCCCGTAGGTCCTTCCGGCCCCGGAGAACCAGTTGGTCCGGGTTCACCAGGAGTCCCATCATTTCCAGGAGTGCCAGTTGGCCCCGGCGAACCTGTAGGCCCCGGTGAACCAGGAGTCCCAGGAGTACCCGGAGTGCCAGTTGGCCCCGGCGAACCTGTAGGCCCAGGTGAACCAGGAGTCCCGGGAGTTCCCGGCGTTCCAGAAGGTCCTGGCGGTCCCGGTGGTCCTACAGGCCCAACCGGTCCAGGTCCGCTTGAAAGCAACTCCCAAGTGTCAAATTGCTCGTTATACTGATATTGATCTACACCTACGATGGGGGGATCAGGGTAGATCTGTCCGTTGTAAGCAGGCGACGGGAAAATTAGAGTTGGCATACAACAAACTTAAACCCTTTATAGGAGGTTTTACCCCTGCGGTCAAACCAGCGTGATGCCCCATTTTGAAGCAAGCCATGACTGCACAGAATCGCGGTCGGTGGGGCTTAGAACGGAGGGAAAGACAATGTACTCCCCAATCAAGCCAGGCCAGCCGCGATTGAGGCTGGAGTTTCCGCGATCATTGCCGATTTCAAAGCCACCGGTTGTGTTGAATGCGGTGCCAGATGAGTTGTTGATACGCATGATCGCAGGGTTGTCGATCGAAGGCGAGGTAAACAATCCCCCTGAGAACCTGTTGCTGGTGCCACCATTGACAAATAGCTGATTGAAACCTGTGCCCGACTCATCAAGAGATGAAGAGAATGCCAGCATGTACCAGGCGTTGTTGTATGAGGTAAAAAGACCGGCATAGTTACCTGCAGTGCCACCAAAACTAGCATCAACAACAACGTACACTTCGCCGATTGTTGTAGAAGTGCTGCTGCTGTTGTACATGAAGTTGGCATGAGATGGACTTGCGCCCCAATCTAAACACTTATTGCCATTGATACCTGTTACATATTGAGGGGTTGTGCCGCCAACTGATAATGTCCAGCCATTGCTGCCCTTGTCTGTAACCGAAGTGATCGCAGTTCCCGAAGTGGTAACAGTCGATTCATCGGCAAAGTCGTACCAGAGAACGGGGGACAATGCTGGAATTGGGTCCGTGGGAGCAACCGGCCAAATCCCTGCTCTTTGCGCAATACTTTGCTCGTTTTGAAACCACAGCCCCGATGCGGCGCTGCCTGTCGGCGTGCGCTGGACGCCCATCAATCCGCCGTTGAAACCAAGCATCAGCTGATCTCCTCGTAGCTGATAACAAGTTCCAGAGCACTATCGGAGCTGGCTTGCGCGCGAAGGCTTTGCCCTTCCTCCAGGTAAATGTATGCCTCTCGCGTCACCAACACCTGCGTGGCGTCAACTGGAACAGCAATCGTGCTGGCGACATTGAAACCGTTGGCTCCGTCGTAAAGCTCCAGGCTGATGTCGGCTGTCGCGGCTCCATCAATGTTAGCACAATAGACAGAGTTAACCTTCAACAATTTGCCACTACTGGCGGCATTGCTGAGTGCTGCAGCCATGGTCGTAGTGACTGCGTAACCGGTTGATTTCCCGAAAACGGATGTTAAAGTTGTTGAACTTTTGATGTTGGGAGCTGCCATGGCTGGAAATTAGAGAGAAGTTAAACTCAGGACCAGTAAAGATAGTCGGTGAATTCTTGCTGAGGTGCGGCGGAGGGTGAAGCTGACGCGTACTCGTAGAAGTAATTGTTTAACGGCCAGATTTGTCCCGTAGTTGGAAGGGTCGGCCAGTTGCAAGTGGGTGCGTTTGGCAGATTCAAGTTTAGTGTGTTCGTCGCAACGAAAGTTTTAACCGACACCTGACTTGTTTGATTAACCAGGGGCGTCAGAGACGTGAACCCCGGCAGCAGGTTGAGTAAACCTTGAGCGGGCCAAGTGCGAACGGATACTTGGCTCGTCTGGTTAAGTATGGGCGTGAAAGACGTGAAGCCCGGAAGTAGATCAAGTAACCCTTGGGCAGACCAATACCTTGGCAACAATTCCCCTTGGCTGCCATCACTCACCTCTGTAAACGAAGTGGAGCTAACAAGTCCGTAGATAAAGTCGTCACCAATCGGAAAAGTTGCCATCTTACGTCATCAATTAGTCGACACTGGGTAAAGGTAATCAACAAACTCAGTGCTTTCGGAGACTGTAGGAGCCCCGTTTGCAAGGTTAGCGTATGACCCGAAGAACAACCCTTGCGGCCAAACTTGACCCTGGTTTGGTAAAGTTGGGCAATCCTCCGAGGGAAATAAGTCGAGGCTGATTCGGTTGTTACTAATCACTAACAATTTTGGCGATAAAACCGGCTGGCTACCATCAGTTTCCTCTGTGAAGGAGGCAGAGTTGACAAGATCGTAAATAAAATCGTCGCCAATCGGAAAGGTGGCCATCGTCAGACCACGCGAGCCAGGAATGTCGGACTCGCACCGGTTGTGACCGTAGGATTATTCGCACAGTACAGAATTTCCCACTCTTCAACGCCGGGGTCAACGACAAACCGGTCTTCAAAGTTCAGAGTGTTATTCGCGTAGTGCATGTAGACACCGAAATCCGTCGCCAGGGGGGAAGAAGAGAACGGGGTCCAAGGTAGATCGGAGCAGATCGGAACGTAATTTTGAGAGTAAGCGGGGTTCGCGCCGGGTGATCCTACCGGGATGACGATTTTGGAGCCCGCTGGGGCAAAGTTACCGGTTCCAGCATTGTCTACTTTACCGCAGCCGTAGTAAGTGTAGGATGGAGTCCTGAGACCGTTGAAAGTACCATTGCCAAATGGGACGCTTGAGTAGCCCGTTAAGGCCTGCCCGTACGGGTAGGCACGACGAATGTTCGACTGGAGGCAGAAACTTGTGGCACCTGCGTTCTGCCCTACACCGCAGACAGTTGCGTAAAGGCCCGGAATCATGCCTAGATCCAGATCCAACCAAGGGTAAAGAGTCTCCGCAGGGTTGTGAAAAGTGAAGGGGTAACTTATGTTGAAACCTTGCTGAAATACGAACCAACTCTGATTGCTGTTAACCGTGGATGTGTAGCGATAAATGTTAAAGGTAGTGGTGTTACTGTACTGGTCAATACCCGGCGTACCGATGGTTGTGGCACCCCAGTCCTGATAAGCCTGAATATCCGGGGGCTGAAGATAGTAGTCCAGGAATTGTGTCCCTGTGAAGGTGTTCGTAGCGGTATCCCAACCCGTTCCGATTGAAACTCCGATTCGCTGATTTTCAATAGTGAACAAGTAGTAGGTGGTTCCAAACGTTTTCGTGGGATCGTAAACGCACTCAAACACACCGTATGCGCGGGCTCCGGACGTAAAAGAGTCGTACCAACCCGTCATCAAACCCGCGTCAATGAGGGCTTGCTCCAGTTGATCAATGACGTCGGTCTGGCTGAAGCCAACTGTCAGCGAGTAAATTTGTTTTGTTACGGCCATAATCTGAACAGAACAAGGGTCTAAGAGTGGGTCTGATATACGGTTTTACCCTCTCGGGTCAATCAAATACTTTTGTCTGGCTCAAGAAGCGGGCGACCGTCTTCGTCGTGCCCGTAGGTGTACATAACTTCGTCTTGGCGCTCGGCAACTACCAACCAACTGACAGTTTCAACGCATGCGGGATCTTTCGCTTGAATGGTTAAGACTCCGTCAACGACCGAACCCTTGCAAAGTTCCCAGCCATCGACGCTTGTGACCCAAACTTGCGGATTTCTGCAGAGTTCCTCCCAAGTGCCAGGAATCAAGCCGTATTCCTCGTCGAGAGTGATTGCGGCAGTTCCAGCCACCAGCTGAACCGTCCCCCTGTAAATCAGGTCGGCTCGCGGTGCCTCAACCGATGTGTGAACGAGGTACTTATTCTCGTCCAGGGGGTGATTGATTCGGAAATTCTTTGCGCCGTTTACATTGAGGCTACCCGCCGCAACGTTAAGATCACAACCTCCGGACGGTGCCGCACTATTAACTGCCGCGTAATATCGTCCGGTGGCTGGGTCTCTACCTAAACTCAAAGCGGGGAAAATATTGCCGAAATCGTTATAGAGGTAAAAACCAATGTTTCGATCCGTTGCCGCAGTCTCAAGAAACAAACCCCACGCGCCATCCAAGCCGCCGTTTACACGAACGTCCCCCCTGTCTCCCCAAATTGTGAAACCGTCCCCGTTTGTGACAGTAAAAGCCCCTTGGGCGGCGCGGAAGTTTGTTAAAACATCCGTAAGAAAAGATCCTGTACCCGCGTCTCGCCCGACGACAAGATAAGAGGAATTAGCACCTGAGTTGTTATTCAGGTTGAAGTTGATATTTCTGTTTGCTGCTGAGGTGTTAGTGTTGTACAATCCCACCATGCCGTCGCTGCCGCCAGCACTCAAAATGTCGCCGTCTCCGGCACCCACGCCAGGAAGATCGATCGACCCCAAGGTTGAAGCAGCTGTGAGCCTACCATCCGCGCCAACCGTGAATGACGGATTCGTGTACGTTCCGGCAGTGACACCTGTGGCGGCTGGGGAACCGTTCGTGGCGCTGGTGATTCTACCGTCCGAACTGATTGTGATGTCGGAGGTAGTGTAACTTCCAGCTACTACGCCGGTGTCATCTAAGAGTTCAACTTTACTAATTGCCATTGTGATTCTTTAGCGATAACAGCCCGTGAAGTTGAGGCGAACCAACTTCTCCAGTTCAACTGAGGCAATTTTACCCCATTTACGAAGCCGGGTAGACGTAGTACCATGTAACAGCGACTCTTTTGAATCCGGATGTTACAACTTGGCCTCGGTGAGGAAAACACCAACTCGAAGGGAAGATCAGTGCATGGCCCGGTTTCGGCTTGTAAACTTCGTCGATGAATTCGGTTCCTCCACCTTCAAAGTCGGAGGTGAGGTAAAGAACAACAGAAATCGTTCGAAAAAAAGTGTTCTGCGCCCGGTCCCAATTCTGATCGTAATGGAATTTGTATTCCTGGCCAGGCCCGTACTCAAGAATTTGAATGCCTTCGCGGTGGGATCGAGTTCCTGCAGCGCCAGGGGCGAGAGTATAGCTGACGAGCGAAGGGTGGATTCCCCCGAGGCGGTCTCGGTATTCAAGCAGAGCAGTATTTATAGCTTTCCCGACTAAGTCGGTGATCGCAGTTTCTTCCACCAAAGTGAATCCTTCACTCGAGCGAAGAGAAGTGTCCACTCGAAAACTTTCACCTGAGAAAACAGTGTTCTTTAAGCGTAAATTCTCTTTACGGTCACAAAATTGATTGACAACGCGCAACTCTTCTTTGCTCAGGGTTGGAACAACCTGAATAAGTGGGTTTTTCATAAGAGGTGTTTTGATCGTATGTTAGGTCAGGAAAGGCCGAGGATTGTCTTGAGGTCGTCGGGAGTAAGGCCCAGTTTTTCCAGCTTCTCGTGTGGGCTCAAAGTGGTTTCGACGAGAGGTTTGATCTCCGCGTCAACGAGAACCCACCCGTCATCCCAAGTTAATTCTTTTCCAGGGGGAACTTCGGGTGGAACTTTCTTTGTGTAGCCCCTTGGAGCTTCGGACGGATCAAAGTTTTCGAGACGTTGCGTTGGATCGGAGGTGCGGTAATAAACCCCCCTTTTGTCTTTCACAACTTTCCAAGAATCTTCCTGAAAAACGGGAATGCGGCCCGAAGAAAAGCTGGGCGGTTCTTCTTCAGTTGCGTAAGCGGGAATCAGCCATACGCCTGGAGGGTCCAGGGGGGAGGAATCTGCGATTCCCTCCTCCAAGAAGTGTTTGTAGACTGGGTGATAGTGATAGATTTTCATGGTTATTATCAGAACTTGATGCAGGGGAGAAGTGCAACGTTGCGAGGACGAGTTTCAGTTCCACCGGTAGCATTTATTGCTTGTGAAGTGTTATACGTCTGCACCGAGTTAGCGCCGCCACCAGCTCGTCCAGTGGATCCGAAGTCGAAACCGTAGGCATATGTGGTATCGTGAGTGTGACTCTCAAAGTCATCCAGCTGAGAACTACCAAAAACTCGGCCTGGGTCAACTCCACGACCGGCGTCCCAACCTCGAATGAATTCGCCTCTCAAGTCCGGAAGATTGAATGTTGTGCTCCCGTCCCCATTACCGTAAGTGGTTCCGATAACAGCGAACAAATTACTATAGGTGGTTCGTGAGACAGCCGCTCCGTTACACACAACGTAGCCAATAGGTGCTGTAGAGGCTGACGACCAAATAACGGTTCCGGTAACTGAACCTCCACCACCGCTGCCACTACCGCTTATGCACATAATGTACGCAAGGGCGTAGTAAGGCGGAAGGTTTTTGTTGGTTCCAGATTCCCCTGAATCGCCTGTAGTTACAGTACGCTGTAGATTTGCTGCTCTTGAACCTACGCCAATAGTTATTTCAGCGCCACTTCCTTGGTCGTCAACAACAAACCTCGCAAAAGACGTTCCAGCCGGGGTAACCGGGTGGTCGTGATTTACGACTACTGCATCTTTAGACCCTCCGATGTCTGTCGGACTGTAATTACTGCCAGCACCGACAATGAATCTGTCCCGCAAGTCCGGTGTTCCGTTTGTACCGTCGCACAGTTGCCAACCGCCCGGAATGTTTGAGATCGCCCCGGACCACATGGAAATCAGACCGGTGGGAACGCCCGCAATAGCAACGGTGTTTCCAACAAATCCGACGAAATAATCTCCGGTTGGCGGAGCAGTCGAGAAGGTTACTTGGCTCAGCGCAGAGTTCCACGAAAATGCTGCCGTGGATTGAACAGCGCCACCGATAAACAAAACTAAATCGTCTGCGGTTACGTTGGTGGGCAGCGTTGTTCCGCCCAGGTACGTCAGAGTGAAAGTAACTGTTGAGCCGTTGAAACCACCACTAATGTTATCAAGACGTTCAAGACCACCCGCGCCAGTTGGCCCTGTGGGACCGGTTGGTCCGGCGGCTACTTGACTCGCAACCCAACCCACAAAGTAATCTCCTGCAGGTGGCGCACTTGTGAACGTAACCTGGCTCAGACCAGCGTTCCATGTGAAAGCCGTCCCTGCAAGTTGAATTGCACCGCCAATAAACAGAACTAAATCTTGCTGCAGAACTGTGACAGGAAGGTTTACTCCAGCAGATGTCAGAGTGAAAGTAGTTTGAGTTCCGTTAAACGAGATACTGTCAATATATTTTGCGTTAAGTGCGCCTGATCCCCCGCCGGACCCTGGAGGTCCAACTGGGCCAGGTGTACCAGGAGTACCAGGCGTTCCCGATGGACCGGAGGGACCAGGCGGCCCGGAAGCTCCTGTGCCTCCTGTTGGCCCCGGTGCTCCCGGAGGGCCTGGCGGTCCTGCCGGGGGAACAAGTTGCCAGCTTCGCACACCCGCCGCCGTACTAACTAACCCGTAGCCATCAACTGGCGGAACTCCAAGGTTGGGCTCTGTGTCGGCCAAACCAAGAATTTCGTAACGAGTAGCGTTCGCTAAAGTTGGGGGAACGGGAATTACCCTTCCATCGAAAAATCCTGCCATGGCTTAGATCAGCGTTTCAAGGACACTTAAAGTAAATTTGATGTTTGTGGTTGTTCCGACGATCGAGAGAGTGTCCCCGGTCTGAAGAACAAGTTTGCCAGCGGTTCCGCCCGACGCAATCAAAACTTCCTGGGAGGGAATCGCATAGTTGAAAACTATGGGATGCACAGTTGAGTTCCGAACAAGCCTCATCGAGAAGTTTTGAGCGGCGGGGTCTGTGTTAACAGCTTGCGCTGTCAGAACAATCGCGTTGTAACCAGTGGGCGCGGTGTAAACGTTCACTGCCGAAGTAGGAACATCGACGGGAATCGTCTTAAAGACTGTTAATGGAAGTGCCATGTTATCAGGAGAGGGCGAGGATGTAAGGAATCACGATGGCCAGGATCGACTTTCTAAACGCTTGGCCAGAGATTGTTCCAGTGTTTTGGTTAATTACTAGGTCTTCGCCAACGCGGAAGTCACCAAGTTGGTCCGTGCTAGTAATGGCAACGCGACCGCCGTTGATTTGAATGACTTCGTTAGCTTGGATGGCAGTTCCACCTGTAAAGGGAATAGCAGTGTTGATGTCGGTTCCGCTACCCACGTATTCCATACAGTGGGAGTTCGCAATGATCCGGCTAACACGCCAGAAGTTTACGGTGTCGCCAACTGAAGGTGTGTACGGGAGGTTTTCTTGAATCGCGATCGAAACCGTATCCGTAATGCTGTCGTAAGGTTCTGTGACTCCGGCAACGGTGTAATACACAGGGTTTTTCACTGCCGTTGCAGTTGCTCCGACACCGCCTCCCCCGGTAATCGTGACGACAATCGTGTCTGAAGCTGTGTAGTTCTGACCAGAAGAAGCAACCTCGATATCAATCAGTTGGTTGTTCTTAATTACCGCGATACCTTGGGCCTGAATTGCATTCGGACCCGTTCCAATCGACACAGTGACAGTCGGGGTGCTTGTAAAACCACTGCCCGGATTCGTAATCTCGAAACCAGACACATTATAGTAAAGCTCACCAACCGTAATCACCTGCCCCACGTAAGGAATCTGATTCGTTGTCAGGTTTTCTAGGCTGAACACACTGTTGTTAACTGTCGCGGCACTCGCCAGCTCACCGGATTGCTCCAGTGGTCCCGTGCCATCTGCGTACATTGCGTAGTTTCCAAAGTCAGAGTTACTGTTGGTAACGCTAACTGTTCCACCGGTTTCTGCCAACACGGACTTATCCGCGCAGATCGTGAACATACTCACGACTTGGCAGTAACCTTTGTTGTAAACTTTGACGCCTAAGCCATCAGGATTGTACTGAGTGAAGCTGTCGAGAACCATGCTTCGCAGGCCGCCCGCTTTGCTACCGTCAACGTTGAGGCCAATGCTGTTGGTAACGAAGTTTGTGCAGTTCTGAACGTAAGGGCTCTGTGTGATATACAACGGCGAGCCAGGTGTGTTGATATCAGGCGCACCGGGCTTGAAGGACATAATCCCGTACCCTTGGATTTGTTCCAGCGGGTTCAAGGGGTTCGGGATCTTGTTTACTTCCCCTAAGAAGGAAAAGTTCTGAACATAACAACCGTTAAGAACGTGGAACAGATCGTTGTTCGGGTTCAGAAGGGTGATGGTCGTGTCGCGTAGGTCTGCTCCAACAATCGAGACGTCCGTGTAAGGGAACACCAGAGGGTTTTGCTCTTCGTAGTTACCCGCAGAAACCCGAATTTGAGTACCTACCTCAGCCAGTGCCAAGGCGCTCTTGATTGTTCTCTTCGCTGTTTGCGGACTCGTTCCGTCATTCCCGTCATTCCCGTTCACGTCAACCCACAGGGTATTTGAGATCGGTGTGATTCCCCTCCACCGAACACCGTCAAATACTTTCAATCCAGGGGCATTCGGGTTGTAGGTGTCTAGCCACTGCTCTCCAACCGAATTTCCACCCGTGCCGCTGCTTTCGATAACACCGGCAGGCGGAACCGGGAACACGGTGTAACTTCCCGGCGTAACCAGACTGACTGAGGTAACCGAAGTTCCAGACACAGTCTGAACTTGAAGAACCGCAGGAATGCCAGTGCCACCCGAAAGGGTTAGAATATTTCCTACGAAGTAGTTCGTCCCACCAAAACTTACAGCGGCGGAGGTAACTCCTCCAGTCAAATTGAATGTTGCCCCAGAGCCTGAGCCCCCGGAGACAATTACAGGAGAAACAGGGAAGACTGAGTAGTTGCCTGCGTTCAGAAGGGTGACGGAAGTGATTTCACCTGCGGAAACCCCTGTAACCTCAAGCGTAGCGGCAGTACCCGATCCCCCAATAACGGTAAGAACATCGTTAACGGCGTAAGTTGTTCCTCCGTCCTCAACAGAAACTGCTGTAACAGCTCCCACCAGAAGAAATTGCGCCCCAGAGCCGGAAATACCCGAGTTCGGAGCTTCCGGGCCAACTGAAGTGGGACCTACTTTGAACAGGTTGTTCGCAGAATCCGAGAAGAACAGCCCCGGCTCAAACTCGTTGATGTTGACGGCGGGCTGACCTTCCAGCAGAAAGGCAGCGTCTGGCCTCTGTCGGAAAGCTTTTGAACGTAGTAATTGAATTGGGATCGAATTGGCCATTACTTATGCTGACTAAGTTTCGAAAGGGAAGTTGTTTAGAAATATAGTAAGTTTTACCCTGTCAGTCCTGGCTCAGAGTGCCTGTCGCGCTATTCACATCGAAACCATTCCCAAGAATTAGAAGTCCTTGGGCTGTCTTCACATAGTACGGAATCGTGTTGGTTCCTGTGCCAATTTGCAGATTGTTTCCTTCTACCACTCCAATGCCGTTGCCGATGTCCAGATGCCCAGAGTAACTGGCAAGGTTGGACGTCTCAGCTGAGGGGTAAACCGTAGGAGAACCAGTTACTTGGAGTTTTCCATCAGAGGTGACAGACAATCCGCTTGTCGTCATAACTTTCATATCCCAGTAAGGACCCTTCACGATGTACTCCTCGGGTACGTTAGGGACTGTCGGCGAAGGGTTGGGAATAGGATCTGAGAAAGGAGGGGGAGTTGGTAAAGACATTTGGGTCTCAAAACGGCCTATGCAAGGTTTTACCCTTTAATCACTCACTGAGAAAGTTGTTGGTTCGCGGGATTGACCAGGGGGTTGACATCTTCGTAGAACCTTCCCGTCAAAGCCTGACGTTGCGGGCCAAACAGAACGATTTCCCCTCGGTTGCTTACTCCAGTGATCGTAACTTTACCGCCCCACAGAACAGTCGACTGATAGTCGGCGGAAAGTTTTCTGGACAACTCGTTATTCTGGAACTTGGGTAGGCCACGGGAGTAGTTTAAGTATCCGGTGAAGGCCCAAGTATGAGTGTTGGCAATAATCGTTGAAGGACTGTTGAACTCGAGTGGCCAGCGCTCGGTAACCAGAGCGTACCCTTGGGCGGGGGTCAACGGAATGGACGTAATTGCCAGAGTTCTGTCGCCCCAGTACATTGGACCAAGATACGGAAGAATCTCCTCGTTCGAGTAACCCATGATCTCGAAGAAACGAAGAACGGCTTGCTTCGTGTTGCTCCAGATCGGGTCGTAAATTTCTGGGCTCGGTGTTTTGTTTGTTTCGCAAACAATCACAGATGTGCCTGACGGCCAATTCTGATTCTCCGCAGAAGGGTTCGGGTAGTAACTGTTGGTTCGATTTAGGCGAATCGCTTTCAAGGTTGACCCGGAAACGTCAATCACCTGCATGTACTCAAAATTGCCCCCTCCAACAAGTTGGATGATCGAAACTTCTTCCTCAGGGTTCGGAATAACCGAGGCATTTGCCACTGAAAACTGAACAACCGCAGGCCGATATCTTGTTGTGGCCCCGGCTGATAGAGAAGTCTGAATAACAGTTAGGCCGCCGCTAGTTTGAGTTGTAGATCCATTAGGAATGTCGCTTAGACAGATTCCTAGGCTCGGAGAACCATCATCTCCGTCAAAATAAGATTGAACACTGTAGGAAGGATAGGGGTAGGTTGACCCTCGGAAATAAGTGTCCGTCTCCGAGTACACATCTCCCTCGATGTACACATCTGGAGCATAACTTCCTTGGTAAGTGGTGGAGATTCGTTCCTGTCGCTCAGTAACGCTCGTATCCACAAACGGTGAGCAAGATTCGGTGGGGGCAAGTTTCAACGGACCTGCGCTTGGTCGGAAGTTGTTCGCACTCCCGTAGTAAAGATTGTCCCAAATGTTATTTTCCGCCGTGTACCAGTTTCTCTCTTGGTAAGTCACAATCGTACCGGTGGAGTTATCAAACTCCTGCTTCCAGGGTCTGGCGTAGTCCGAAACGGTGGCGGTGAAGTAGTAGTTTACGTTCTCGTTGCTGTCCCCAATTACGTAGTTGAATTGCGGCGACTCCGCCAAAGCTGCGGTAAATACGTGGTCCACGGTGAAGATTCTTCCCCATCCCCCCAACACGCCTGGGTCGAATTGAACGTTGGGGCGGAGAGTTCCAGGGTTGATCGCTTGGTTGGTTTGGTTGAGGCGAAGAACTGAACCTACCTGGGGAGGAATAACGGTTGGATATGTGTTCGACACTTTGAAGCTATAGGCCCGGTCAAACTCCGGACGGGGATCAACAAATCGACGAATATAGGGAACTTCCAGCTCAGTTACAGCCGCCGCCAAAGGAATGCTGCTGTCGGATGCTCTCAACCTCAGGGTTGAAGTGAGGCCGCACGATCCGGGGGTCGAAATTACTGTTGGTCCGCCGTCTGTTGCAAAGAAACCTCGATAAGTTTGCCCGTTGGTCGAGTTTCTTACCCAAACAGCACTTCCGGGGTTGAGTGAGTACGGCAGAAGATAGCAAGGAGAAAACTCCGAACTGAGCTCAATCAATTGAATGCCCGGATCCAGCACCGGGTCAATGGTGACCGAGACTACTTTCGCCCCAAGGGAGAGAATTTGTTTGTTCTGGTCCGACACAACTTGAGACTCTGTGAGCGCAAGAGGCCGTTGAATGCCTTCGAACAGGAAACCGGTTTGGTTGGCATCTGCACCACCGACAGTGTTGATTCCGAAGAACCCTTCGGATTTGATCGCAACTGACCCGAAGTTGCTCGTGCTGTTTGTAAGGGAGACGAATCCTCCGTTCAAAGCCCACGTGCCCACTGCGCAACCAATCGTGTAAATCGACTGAAGTTGGCCGTATGCACCATCTCGAATTCTAAACCCGAAGTGACGGAAGTCCACCTCTGTGTTAACAATGCCAATACTTTCGTTGCTTTCCGTAACTTGATTTTGGTAGTAGTAACGAATGTTCTTAATCTGAGTTCTGTTGAGAAGGTCGAGTTGAGCCTCTACTGAAACTGCATCGATTGTTGAAGGACGCTCGTTCAGCGGAAGTGAAAGGTACGTTGCTCTTGCGAGAGACCACCACTTTTGTTCCGAAATGTTTGTGATCGGGTTGAGCAGAGTCGTGTAAATTTAGTACGCCGCCGGATCGTTCTGCAATGAAACGCAAGTGCATTCGTTTGCGATGAGAGACCTGAATCCTTGAATCTGGTTACCAATTACCTCGCCCCAGCACATGCCGTAATCGGAACGAACGTTTACGCTGTTCGCGTAAGCTGAGGAGTTGCTGG